AGTGTATAAAGCATCATCGCGGTAAAAATCTGCAGTAAACGAAGCATTAACTGTGCCGGGAACGTTACCTTCAAACAAAGTGTCCAAAGAAGGTGTAGGAACAGTGTTACCTGTTGACTGTGCGGTTACAGAAATGACAAAAGGAGTCATATCGTAAGCAGTAGCTATTTCAGCAGCGGTGATGTTTGGTTGAGTTTGTGACGCGTTCCAAGCAGTGTTGTAACCCGAAATAGCAGAACCAAAAGACGTGACAGGAATAAACCCAATCCACGTATTATTGTTCGGAATAATTCTTGCCATAGTGGTAGGCCTCCTAAGCCAATCGTACGATTAAATACCGGTATATCCGATACTACTACAAAGTTTAAGAAAAACTGTTCCTCGAACAAACAAATCCGACAGAATCAAAACACTGCCAAAAAGGTGGATTCACAGTATCGACACGAGTAACAGACCCTAAATTTTGCCATTGAATAGCAGTAATCTTAAAAACCTCAGTGCTACCAAACGTAGAATGAAGCAAATTATTAGGACCGCCATCAACAGCAACACGAGTCTTATTAGCAATCCAATCACACTGCTTACGAGACCCACCAAAATGCCTCAGATTAAAGTTCACAGTCCAATCCAAATTACCATCAAGGTCATTAATCATCACATTAGCGCCAGTAGAAACCAGCACCGTATAAGGAGCAAAAACACTCTGATTAGGTTGACCCTTAACCCAGCCACCATCAGCAGGAGCAACACCATCACCAACAAGCTCGCCAGTAGCCACCAACTGAACAATAATAGCGTCAGTTAACGCGCCATGATCAATCATCTCAAAGCCCCTCTAGCGACCTGTGTGCTCTTATGAGCCAACTCCTTAGCAATACTACTAGCATGCTCTGAAACAGCCGCAGAATCCACCCTAACCCCCACATTAGGCTTAAACGTGATAGCAGTACCCGTAGACGTATTATGAACCACAGCAGACACATTAGCCAAAGGCTTAGACTTCACAATCTCCTGAGCACTATTATGCAAAGCCTGAGGAACCTTCTGAGCATCAACCTGCATTTGACGCAACTTATCTGTTACATTCTTAAACGTCATACATACCACTCCGAAGGAATATTAGTTTCCGGAGTCCAACCTTCCCAACGCTGAACACCAGTAACAGAAATGTTACGCACAGCCTCAAACTGACCAGAAGCCTGAACATCCATAACACGAAAAGCACGACCAACCATCAACACATCAGGATGAGCAACCACAACAACCACATCATTCACCTGAGGAGTAGTAGGCTGCCCGTCATCATCAAGCAAAGGAATAGACACCGCACCACTAGAAAAATACTGAGGCTCTTCACCCAACTGATACTGCACAGGCCCAGCAATCGTAGTAACCCTACCCTTGCCAGTGTAAATAGTAGAAAGCACAGTAGCAGTAGCATCACCAGTTGTAGTATTAAGAGAAGGTTTACCTGGACGATCAATACGCAAAGTAGCAGTCATATTCATTTCGGCATAACGCTGAGCATAACGATGCACAAGACTAGTATTAATTTTGTACATTACGGAAGTACTCTTTTTAACTTGCCAGGCCGCTCGGCCGCAGCACTCTTCGCACGTCCTTCGCTAGCTCTTACAGCCTCTCCAGTAACACGATGAATACCATAATCAGAACCATGCTTAATTTTTTCTGGCAAACTTGTAGTTTTTCTAGACAAAGCCAAAAATCGCGAAGCTTCTTTACCGGACAAATGCTGCAGAAGCATACCCTGTTTCATTTCATTATCAAAAACACTAGCGTTACCAGCTTTAAGCGCCCTATTCATTGCAGAAGGCAAGCCCTTAGCAACACGACCAAGCTCAACTAATTCCATAATTAGCCCCAAACAATCGGTTCATTTTGAACATCAGACTTCCACCAATCAGTCGAACGACCAGGATGAAAATCACCATAATTCTGACGGCCAGCAAGATAATTATCATTAAAGCCAATACCAAACACAAGAGGCTTAATCTCAGGATCCCACTCAATACTCAAAATATTAGCCGCAGTAACAGGGTCAAAGAACCCATACAAAGCCTTATACTGGTCACGCAAAGAAACAGCAAGATTATTGTAACGCTCCTGCAACTCGCTCAACTGAACAGAAACACCATCAGCCGAAACACTAACCTCACGAGCAAAACGACCAGAAATAACCTCAGCCGCAACCGCAGCAACATAAAGCGGAGCATTGTAATCAGTATTCCACTGATCTAAAAGAAACTGAACCTCCTCATCCGTCAACAACGGAAAAGAAGAATCAGTATCCCCTACATAAAACCGAACACTGTCCTTATCAGAAGAACCCGGATTACCACTATACGTCCACGACATAGGACAATCCTAACTGATAAACAAAAACTTAATGAAATACTTACTTTTCAATATCCTTGTAGTAACCCTTTTTATGAGCCCGCATAGTGCCTACCGTAGCGCCACCAACACCACCAGCCAAACCTAAAGTGCCACCAACCGCAGCAAGCCCTGCAGCAGTCTTAGGATTCTTAATTTTTCCAGAACGCAGAGCGCGACCAACACCATAAGCCGCCCCAATACCAGCAGCACCACCTACAACATCGCCGGTAATTTCATTACCAGCAGCGCGAAGCTTCTTACCCTTCTTACCCGCAACAGCACCATGCATACCAGGAAGAACCGTACCCAAAGCCAAACGGGTAGAGTTAATTTTATCGTCACTCTTACGCACATGCAAAGCCGTCTGACGAGCATTCTTGTCACGACTAGCCTGCCTAATACACGTAGCACACGACCCATTATCGCAATAACGCTGACCAGCAGAAATACTACCCACATGAGTAGGAGCCAACTCAACAGACTTAGCAAACTCATTAAGATCACGATAAGCCTTAGCAATCGCAAACGACTTTTCTACAGACATACGAGCCTCCCGACACGTTTTACATTTACAATTACAGCCCTTTGCTGCAATGCCATGCTTACAACCACAACCACATGATGCGCACATTACAAATCCACTTCCTCAATCCAACGGGCTTTAATCCAAGTCTCAACACGAGTCCAATTAGCGGCGCCAGGAACAACATCCCCAACAGCATAACTAGTACTACCAATAATCATAGGCCTTGTAGCCTTATAAGTCTTAGTCTTATCAATATCCGCGATAATTACTTTGCGAGTAGCAAGACGCTGTGCCATTCTATTAGCCACACAAACATCTTGTGACGACACAGGAGAAGAAAGTAAAGTTAACGTAACACCAGGGGCATTGACATCCCAACCTGTAGTATTAGTTTCAAAAGATTCATTTGGAACCAAATTATATGCACTTACAGTGCTTGAGGTTTCTAACTTTACCCCATCAATATACAGATTAGAATTTGCCACAACTTGACCAACATCAAAACCAATGCTCCAATGTACATTAGTGCCAACTTGAACTACTGGTTTAGATATTCTTGTCCAAGTGTTTGCAGGAACAACAAAATCGCTTGCTCCATCATATGAAGTACCATCATTGTCTCTAAAAGGAAGTTTAACTGTTGTTGCTACAGGTGAATAAACATAAGCGCTAAAAACATATGTTCCAGCAACAAGTGTGTTTGTAATATCCGCAAAAACGTATGAAGTAGCAGGCGTAAAAGTCGAACCAACTGAAAGCTTTAAACTATTACTACCATACAAAGAATATGTTGACGAAGTTTGCAAAGTAGCCGACACATTATCGGGAGATTTTAATAATTCCCAACCAGAAGCATCAGTTTCAAAAGAAGAATTTGGTACCAAGTTAGGCTTAAACACATTAGCAGTTGAAGATTGTTCTAGCATAATTCCATCAACAACAAATTTTGATCCAGCCACAGCCTGTGAATTCACAGGATAAGTGTTATAACAAATATGAAGTCTTACAAACGCGGCTGATGCATGAGTAGTAAAAGTATGAACTACTCTTTTCCACCCATCACTAGCATAATAAGTAGTATTAGTCGTATTATGCTGAGTGACAATATTGGAACCACCAGAATCTACGTCATGAACAATAGTAGCAAGATCAATACTACTGTTACCCGACCCTGGCTTAACATAATATGAAAAAGTGTAAGTTGTACTAGGACTAACAGCAATAAGGTTAGGGGTTCTAATGCCCGAATTATTTGAAGCAACTTGCGTAACTTCTAAAGCATTCGTACCAAAAACAAAATTAGGAACAATAGAATTAGCTTTACGAATAGAAGTCTGAAACTTGCCAACAGAAGTTTTAGTAATTGGCATTAAACTTCCTCAACCCACCGGGCCATAATCCATGAGTCTAAACGAAGCCAACTAGATGCCTCAGGAACAATGTCCCCTGCAGCATAAGTATGCGCACCAACAACCAAAGGCTTAACCGCTTTGTAAACAATAGCCTTAGTAGTATCAGCATTAATCGCATTACGAGTAGCAACCCGCTGAACCTCTTTATCAGCCACCGCAACATCCTCCTGAGACACCGAAGTAGCACGAGAAGTAGTAGAAGTTGCTTTCTTAATCGACGTCTGCACTTTGCCGTTAGTAGCCTTAGTCACAGTCATACTAACCCCTAACTAGGATCAATAGTAAACGTATTAGAGTACGTTCCTGTAGTAGAACTAATTATTGCAGCAACACGAAAATCATACAAAGTATTAGCAGTTAAACCAGTAATAGTTGCAGTAACAGCCGTAGAAGCAGTATGAGTAAAAGTAGTCCAAGACGAAGCAGAAGACAACTTGTACTGAATACTGTAATCTGTCAAACCAGAAGGGCTATTGCTAGGCGCATACCAATTCAAAACAACCTGACCAGAACCAGCAGTACCAGTCAAAGCATAAGGAATATTATCCTTAGCATAATCCCGAAGAACCTGAGGATTTAGATAAGTAGGTATTGGAGTGTACTTAACAGAGTTATTAGCAGAACTATCCGTCATGTAAGAAGTATCCAACAAGCCCGTAGGCCCAAAAGCACCATCAGGAGACTGCTGGCGTGCAGTAGCCAAGCGAACGGCGGATGGCCCCGGAACAGGGACCACCCACCGCTTCGCAAGAAGAGACTGCAACGTCTTCATACTCAACACTTCAGCATCAGTAAGAATATATCCCTTAGCACGATTCACACCACCAATAGTGAGAGCCTTAGCTAAGCGAAGAACAGTTGCAGGACGATACATGATTATGCAACCACGCCCGTGAAGAAAGCACCAAGGTCAGTAGCAACCGTCTTCATATCGTAAGTCATTTCTGCCTCGATACGATCAGAAGCAATATGCTCCATACGGAAACGCTTAATCTTAATACCTTCAGAGTTACCACCGAGGTAGCCGTTCCAAGTGAACGTGTAACCAGCAGATGGAGTCATCAAGCTAGGTGCTGAAGGAGCGTAGCACAACAGAGCAGACTTAGAATCATTAATGAAACTGTATGAAGCAGCAGCATCCTGAGTCTTAGCATCTGGAATCTGTGGACCAGTAGCCTGTGAAGCGTACGACGTGTACAACTCGTTAACACCAAACATAGTAGCAATCAAGTCTTCAGTCACGATACCGCGCTGAGTGTACTTGATACGGTCAATGATGTCTGGATGTTGCTTGAGAGCAGTCATAACATCCGCACCAATAACCATGATGTTAGGCGCAAAACCAGTGTTCTTACGGAAAGCAATAACCGCACGAGCAACGTCACCAATAGGGTCAGAACCAGCATCAGACCACTTAGCAGCCGGAGCAGTGAAACCATTAGTGTTAGCAGAAGCACCAACAACAAGGTCATTGTCCCAAACGCCAGTAGTGAAGTACTTAGCAGCCCAGTCAACGTCACGCTTCAAAAGAAGCTGATTAGTGATGAACTCGGTGCTATCGCGGTCAAGCACAAAGTTACTATCAGCATTAGCGCGTAGCTGGTCATCAATGTCCTTGTGAACAGCGTAGACATGAGCAAAGTACTGGTCGGTGGTTGTATTCCAACCAACGCCAGGTGACTCTGTAGAAGGAGCACGACGAGCAACGTCAGTACGACGCCAATCGCTCTTGCTGTACTTCCAATAAAGGTCAGATTGCTTCTTGACAGGAACCTTAGGGAAAACCTTGTCAGCAATGTATGCATCTGCAGACTGCATGTAGGCAATCGACACATTGGTCAACGGCACATTAACATGCAGATCGGACTGGGATGGACTTGGCATGAGTTAGTCTCCTATTTCTATCGTGCGGCCAGAAGCACGGGGATAAGCTCGCCTGCGGTAGACGAAGAAGCAAGTGCGGTACCAGCAATAACCTGATTACGAATAACGTTAACCTTGGTAGCTGAAGAAGCACGACCAGCTTCAGCAGCACCTGCAGCGTTAATGTAAGAGATTGTAGTAGCACCAACAGCAGTTACAACAAAAGTACCGTTGTTAGCAGCAGTTGTAGCATACGAAATGTTAACGATGTCGCCAACCTGTACGCCATGTGACGTTACGTCAGTAGTGGTACCAGTTCCTGCAGCACCAAGAGTCATAGTGACAGTTGGTGAAGAGAAGGTGCTAGAAGTTGAACCCTGTGAGTAACTTAGAGCGTTAGTGTAACCACCAAGGAACCTAGTAGCAGCACCTAATGAATCTGAAGTTACTTTTGCGCCTGCAGTAATACCTGTATCGCCTGAAACTACAAACGAAACACCAATGAAGCCAACCTGAGCAGCAGCGCCCACAACCTGTGGCTTATTCTGCAAAACACCAATTGAGTAATCTGATGCAGAAGTACAAAGACCAGCAGTCTTAGAACCAGTCACTTTAACAAAGCGGTACTGATTACCAGCAGTGCTAATGTTACGAGTTACAGTGATACCTGCAGTAGACTGTGTAACACCAGGGGTAGCGTTAGCAACAGTAAAAGTAGTTGCCGAAGCAATACCTGTAATAGTGAAAGTACCATTATTTCCTGCAGCAGTAGCACCAGTAACAACAATCGTGTCACCAAAAGAAAAACCATGAGGTGTTGGAGTGGTGAAAGTGTTCACTGACGATGCGTAAGAAACAGTAGCAGTCAAAGACTTGCTAGATGGGAATCCACCAAGACCAACGTTAGATACACCGGTGTAACCAGCAATCGAAGCGTCAGCAGCGAGGGAAATGGATTTAAGGGACTCTTCGTAAGCCATGACTTATCGTCCTTCTGCTAGGTAAGCGTCATATGCGCTTGGATTAGATTCAAACATTGCAGTAAAAGCCTGCTCGTAAGACACATCAGCCTTACCAACAAACTCGCTAGCAAGTCCATTTACAGTATCAAGTACCGAAGCATTGTCTGTATCTCCAACATACCCGATTTCGTTGTACAACGCATCACCGATAGCAGAGAAAAGTTCATCGACAAGTTCTAGCTCTTCATCAGTCAAAGCCTCAGCGATTGACTTCAAAATAGGGCCAAATACCTCAGGAGCAACCGGAAGATTGTACTCCGCTGCCTTAGAGATGAAAGCATCTTCGATACGGGCATCCTCAATTGCTGCAGCATATTCAAATGCTTCAGCAGCCTGAGCCTTCGCGATTTCAACTTCATCCATCGCCTTAGCGATAATTTCTTCGCGATCACGCTCGGTGACCGCCTTACTTAGTTCCTCAAGAACCGAGTCACCTAGACTCATATGATCACTCATTTCTGCCTTAGACAAGGCGTATCCACCAGCGGCACCGGTGGCACCAACAACGGCAAGACTTTTGCCTGGATTTTCTTTCACCCAACCAGACGTCTTCTTCGCACCACGAACAAGCGACTGACCAGCTTCAGAACTTGTAGCACCACGGTATGCAGTGCCAGATTTCTCCGCAGCATTAATCATGTGCGGGAGAGCCTTTTGTCCCATCTTTGTTGCAGCAAACTTTTCTGCAAAACCTGAGAACATATTTTTTTCAACATCGTCATCAGAATCATCTTCAATTTCATCTTCGACGTAAACATACTCGTTGCCTTCAGCATCAAAAACAACATCACCATGCTCAAGAATTTCAGCAGGAACTTCCTCGCCAGTTTCATCAAACAAAGCAGCAGGAATCTCTTCAGCGCTATCGTCGTTTTTAGCGAAAGCAATAAGGCCATGCTGATTAGCAGGACGGTCCACGACAGACACCTCATCTATCTCAATGTCAAAAAGACGCTTTACATTTTGATTCATAGTACTCCAATCTTCTTACAAAAAATGATTGCTCGCATTAGACTTAACAACTTTTATGTCCACGGCTGATTACGAGCACTAACACCACGCTTGTAAGACCCAGCACTAACAACACTGGCGCCCAACGCTGCAGCAGTCAAACCCAAACCACGCTTGGTCAAACCAGGCTTCAACTTAATTCCCAAACCATCCTTAGCGCGGCTAGCAGAATCAAGACCGCTAACTGTGTAATTTCGTGCAGCCTCACGACCCAATACAACGCCAGTACCTGCAGCAGCGCCAGAATAAAGACCTAAGCGACGCTGACGATCAGCCTCAGGATCAAAACGGCGATAGGCCTTGCCAACACCCGACTCTTTAAATGAACTAGCGCGTTTGCTTGGTTTGTCCAACGCCCTGCGGGACTCACTGCGTAAATCAATACCGGTTTTTTTAGCATCTCTGATGCGCTTTGCTTCCTGCTCAGCTCTAAGGCCAGACAAAGGCCCAGTATCTTTACCAGCTTGATTTCTAACAGCTGAAACACGAGAAGAAACGTTTTTTCCATAAGCGTTAGCCATGATTCTGTCAGAGGTATGGCTAGACATCATTGTTGCTGTGTTTACTGAACTAGGCAATCCTTTAGAAACTTCCACCAAAGACTTTTGAATGCCCGAACGGTGAGCAGCATTTACATACTCTTGACCACGAATAGCACCATCAACAGCACCCAAAGCGCCACCAGCAACCGCGCCGCCAACAGCCCATTTATTCTTACCAGCAAGCGCCTTAGCCCTCTTGCCATGCTCAGCCAAAGTTTTTTTCTGCATCAAGCCATTAGCCCGCATCATCTTTTCATACTCGCGATTAGAACTACGAGAACCACGAACCATCTCGCGCTTAGGCTTAGTGGCCTTATCTTCCTTAACGCCAGTTAAACTACGCTCAAAACCGCCATCACCTAGCATGTGGCCCAAATAGCCTGCAGAACCAGCCCCAATAGCACCACTAGCAATAGTGTTAGAAGCAACAATGCCATTCTTTTTATCATTCAAGTTTTTACCATGACCATTACGGCTCACAGAACCCTGCGACTTATTTACAGCAGACTGACCAGTATTCATTGCACTTCCTTTAGGTTTCTTCAACAAGTGGTGCGCAGCACCCGCACCAATAGCCATATTTACGCCCTGCAAACCAAGACCAGCAATTGCTGCGTTCTTAGCACCAATCTTACGCGCAATAGCGCCCATTTCTTCAGGCGTAGCCTGAAAACCTTTAGCCTTAAGATTACGATACTTTTTAGCCGACTCCGCAACAGCAGCGCCCTCAGCAATAGTAGACCCAACAAGACCAGCGCCCAGCTCGTGCGCATGATTTTTATGATTAGAAGAATCAGCAGCCATTACACCATCGTACCTTGACCAAGAGGCGAATACACTGTTGCGCGACCACCCTCATAAATATTCAAACCACGAGCCAAACGACGCAACTGACGTTTAGTCATACCAGACTGATTACCCAAATTACTACCAACAGCCATAACATTTGCCGAAGCAATCATTTGCAAAGGAGACACAGGATTACGACGAATAGGCACAGCATTATTTTGCCAATCCCTAATGTTCTCAGGAAGATACGGAAACTCCCTAACATTTGACCCTTTAGAAATGTTACTTTCAACAAAAGCTCTACTGATAGACATTTTTAGACTTCTTTACGCTTACCGCGACCATGAATAGAAAAGCCAGTAACTTCGCCCTTCTTAACTTTCTGCCAAGCATCCTCATCATGAATCTTGTAGCCAACCCACCAACCAATAGGAGTATCGTCAGGCAAACCCATCTTTTCAACCTTTTCAGGTGTCATAACAAAAGACTCAATCATGTCACCGGCATGAAACGGCTGGTCGCCATCACGCTTATGCTGATGACCTGCTTTACGAGAATTAAGAACATACTGGTATGCAGCCTTCTCAATCTCTTCAGGAGTAATCCAATCGCCCTGACGATCAACAACCGGGCGACCATCAACCTCAACAATAGAAGCCCAACCAAAAACTTGACGCTTATCCTCATCAGACTTAGCAAACTCACCAGCCCACGTAATGTCAAAATCATCATCAGACTTACTCATAGCGTCAGTATTATCAACCTGCTCGCCCTTATGAGAATGCTTAGGTGGAACCTTAACGCGAGGCACCTGCGGAGTACGCTCCTGTGGAACAAGACGGCCACGCTTATTACTAGAAGAAGTATTTAGCTCTGAAGGCTCTGGACCCATCTTAGAAATACCCTCAGGAGTGTACAAATACTCCCAAATGGCCTCAGGATAAACAGCATCGCCAAACAAAGTTTTGCACAAATCAACAAAGCCAGGATCAACCTTATGAAGCGACTTAACAATCTCTAACGAATCCATTGATTCTCCAAATTCTTATTACGTTTATCTTATCTTACAGCTAAAGTCTACCAAGGTGGCATAACTTTAATTTCATACAATTCTATTGGCGGGTTAGTACCCTTATCGCGAATAGCCGAATTAACTTCATCAATAATCTCATCGCTATCACTAAGTGATAAAAACTCCTGCAAATTACTTACGTCCTTATCAGAAGGCACAATTTTTACTCTTTCAGCAAACTCTTCAGGATTTTCGTTAGCAATATAATGCGCTTCCCAAAGGTCACTATAACTACCTACAATAAGTTGATATTTCTCTTCTGGGTTGTACCCAGCCAAAATAGCATCATATTCGCCGTTTTCATTAATCAAAGCTTCCGGTTGCCACATTAAAAATGAATTACTTAGACTAAAACGCTGCTTACTATTATTAGCCGCTTCAAGCGCCTGCTCAGGTGTTTCAAAAGACCACTCACCAGTATCTTCGCTATTACCACCAGTACCTGTAACTTTAATAATTTTTTCAGGCTCTCTGCGATCAGCATGATTAATAATATTTCCAACAACTGGTGACAAAGCCCTACCGGGAGACGTGCGTTGTTCTCTAGGTATTAACAAACTGCTGCCATGAGTATTTTTAAACACTTTTAAAGCAGTTCTATCATCCTCAAGATTTCCTGAAACTATTTCTGTAGGACCTTTAGGGTGAGTTTCTTTTTTATACGAACGCTCGCTAAATGCTTTTTCATTTAACCATGGCCACAAATCAGGCATAGGAGACATACCGTAAGGAACAATCACAGCCCAACTGTCACCAAACTTAATAGGGTCATGTGTTTCATCCCTATAAAACATTTTAAAATTAGTTTTAAAACTTTGCTTAAATTTAGTTTCAGCAAAAACTGGCTCTTGGCGCAAAGCAGAAACCTTCTGACGAACATCAGCTTGATTCTGACGCGACTCTTTAAAATCAAAATTACCCTGCTTAGCTTTTTGCCCAATCTCACGCTGGCGAGCCATCTTATTGCGCTTATCCAACTTAGCCTTAAGAGACGTAACATTCTTATCAGTAAACTGACCATTAACAGCACGAGGATGTTCTACGTTAAAAACCTCACGCTCCTCATCTGACAAATTTTTACTAATATCTTCTTCCCACAAATCAGGATCATCATTAACCAAAGCGATTTCATAAACTTTAAAATCATCAGTATTAGGTACAAAATCGTCTTCAAAATCGTCAGAATAACTGTGCAACTTATGCTTGCCGGCATTAATCAAAGACATTAAACTGCGAGGCTCTGGGCCACCAGTAACAAGTCTAAATGTAGCTTTAGGTGCAACAGTACTCCACTTAAAATCATCAGTATGCGGATTACCGCTAGAATTAGTCAAAACATCAGCACGATTCTTGTGAACAGGCGTGTAACTACATTTTAGAAGAACAGTGCCTTCATTAACAATATTTTTTAAACCACGTATGTCAACATAGTCACTAAAGCCATCTTTGCCAAAAGCCTCAAGTTCACCATTACCATCATGATTCTTAACATCCCACGCAGTAAAAAGATTACTCTGCTTTTTAATTTGATTAAGTAAAGAAGCATTAACAGGAATATACACGTCACCATTAACAAAAAACGTTGGAACCGTAGGGCAATCGCCACTAGGGTCGTTTAGTTTAAAATCAGGCTTGCGAAAAGAATGCCTAAAACTAGTTTTAAAAGTATCGCCAGTAGTTTGCACCTCCATTTTTTTAGGCTCCACTTTAGTACGAGGCGCAATCTTAGTTCGAGACTCACCAGCGGTCTTAGACCTAGCAAAATCAAAAGTACCACGCTTGACTTGCGAACCAACCTCACGAGCAGCCTTAAACTTTTTCATCTTATTCAACTTGGCACGCAAATCAAGAACTTCACTCTTATCAGTAAAACGACCATCAGAAGCCCTAGGGTGCAACTCTTCAAACTCAGACTTTTGCTTAGAAATTAACTCAGAAGAAATCAAAGACTCACGACTACCCATAACAGATGCATAAGTCATCAACTCGCGATCAGCATAATCAGCACGAATATGCGGATTAACAGTAGCCGCTTTCATAACAGACGCATAACGCCCCAGACGCTCAACAGGAACACCATGCACCTCAGCAGCACGTTCAATAGCGTTAGGCCAAGGCATTCCGTTATTTGTCCACGTATGCAATAAACGCTCAGTAGAAGCCACGGCTTTCTCATGAATAGCATCAGCCAACAATTTGCCATAACGTTCAGAAGCATCACCCATAACAGGTTTAGTTGCCTCAGACAAAGCCTTAGCAATAGGCTGTAAATCAACCTGTAAAAGCGCCTTACGCACAGTATGAGTATCAACTAGTGTCTGAGTAACTAAAGGCTTTAAAACACCCATAGCAAGCCCGTGATAACCCAAAACAGCCACACCAACACCATTGACAACATCCGAATCATCAACAGACTTTAAAATCTCTGCAGATAACTCCGGATTGGCCCACCAACGATTCACAATCCCCTACTTTCAATGCTAAGAGCTAGAAGCCCCGATAGCCGAGTTTACATCATCAACAGTAAACACAGACAAATCTTCAGTAGACAAATCAGGCTTACGACTCAAACGCACATTTCTTGCCTCTTCAAGTCTGGCATGCAAACGCTCCATAGCACGGCCATTACCACCTTCAGCAGATGCCACACGAACAGCCTCATTCAAAGCCTTAGCAGTCTGTGGACTATCAACCACATCCTTATGCCTAGCCATACGTTGCTCAAGAATCTGTACCTGCTCCTTATGAGAATAGTTAGGAAAATTAACAGTCTTAGAAAAACGAGACTTCATACCAGGATTAAGCGCCATAAACTTACCCATCTCACCCGGATAACCAGCAACAATAACCACAGTATCATCCTTATGTTCCTCCATAAGTTTCATCAACTGAGTAGCAGCTTCTTTACCAAAAGCATCATCCGCAAGAGTGTAAGCCTCATCAACAAACAAAACACCGCCACGAGCAGACTCAAACTCTTTACGAACACGATCAGAAATGTTATTGCCATACTTACCAACCAATTTACTACGGTCAGTCTCAACAACAGTATCCTTTGGCAACAAACCAGCCGCGTTATACAACTTTGCCAACTTTTTAGCCACAGTCGTTTTACCAGTACCAGGCTCACCAACAAACACCAAATGCTTAGCGTTATTAGACACAGGCAAGCCAGCTTCTTCGCGCTTCTGATTCATCAAACCAGTAGCAACAAGACTATCCACTTCATTAGCCACTTCATTCATACCAATCATTGAATGAAGGTCAGAACTAATACGCTCTACTTTTGCCGTATCGGCACCAGTGGTAGACCCGCCTCGCGCCTCACTGCCACCTCTTGGGCCAGCCAATGATTCTTCGCGATGAGCACCTGTCGGGACGAGTACCCCTGCTGGCTTTTCGCTAACTCCCCCGCTGGGGGCTCCGCTTTTGGGGCCTCAACACCACCTGCCTCAGCAGAAGATGCTTTCAACTCCTCTAACTTATCCATCAACTGAGACGTATAGATAGCACCCCAAGCAGCTTGTGTAGCTTGCGCACGCTGGTCAATAGTTTCAGGCAAGAACTGTTGGAATGTACCAAAATGAGAACTAGTGCTAGACCCCATCGCATCTTTCCATTCATCAGGAGTAATGCCTGCTTTAGACAAAGCCTTGTCAGCAGCCTTATCCGGATCAATAGCGGCCTCAGAACTAAACAACTCACCAATACGAGCATCCTTAGCTTTTTTAAGCACAGCAACGCGCTCAGCGACCAATTTACTCATTTGAGTGTTATCCAAACCATCAAGGTCTGACGCAATCTCGGCAACCGCAGGATTAGCATTAATCATCGCTTTAAGACCAGCCTTGTCATTAACAGACGCCAACTCAGCCATCTCCTGAGGCTTATCGCCTGAATAAAATAGACCAGCAGGACCATGAGCCGCAGGTGCGTAAGGAGACTTTAACGAAGCAGAATCGTTAATTTTATCTGCCACATAATGCACATTGTTTTGCAAATCCTCAAGCGACATACCAAAACTGGCTTCAGATTCGCCCTTCCAAGCAGAACCATACAAAGCAGCCAAAGCCTCTTTCACTGCTTTTTCATCAGACAAAACCGCGCCTACAACAGCAGGGTCTGATTTGTAAGCCTTAACTAAAGCATCGTGCTCTCCATTATTTGAAGCAGCCAAAAGATACTTAGCAGCCAAACGTTTATCACCAGTAGTTTCAAAAGCACCCTTTGCTACAGACCACTCTGTAGTGCCTGGGATACCTTGAATTGTTGGGTCATGACTGCGGAACATAGACGCCAACTCTTCAACATCTTTAGATGCTTCTTTATCCGCGACAGCAGTAAATGCTTCCAAATCACCCAAAAACTTAGCCTTAGGAACAGGCTTAGCTTTAGTCTCAGGTGTTGCACCAGCAGAAGGTGTTGCACTAACTTTTTCTTCCTTAGGCGCTGCACCAGCCTCAGTCTTTTCTTCCTTAGGCTCTTTGTAACCAACATTAGGCCGTAAATCACCGGCACCAGCATTAACATAACCCTGATCCTTAGCGCCCAACTTTTGACGCGCTCCCGCAGCACCAGACTGACCAAGCGACTGCAAGAATCCACGCTGACCATTCTTATCAGCAGTCAAAGGCTGATACTTAACAGAACGAATAAAATAAGGGAACTGCTGTTGCAAAGTTTGCAAAGCAGCGTCATAACCTTTTGAATTTAGATTAAGACGAGAAACACGGGCTGCACGCTTCTGCTCAGCCAACTCATCAAACACTTCATTAACACGACGATTGTAACGCTCATTCTTGTACTTAAAGCCCTCAGAATCCACCTGCTTAATGGCATCCTCATGAAGCATCTGCAAATCTTGCTCATTAAGCGTCGCACCAGCAGTACGAGCTTGGTCAACATAATGCTCAAACAAATCTTTGCGTTCTTTTGGCGTAGAGCCCATAGAGTTAGCCATACCGCGAAGACGTTCTTTTTCACGCTGATCAATATCTTGAGTGTACAAATTAGAGTTTTGAACCGCATCAAGAATACTGACATAGCGGTCAACCATCTGTCGAGCCTTATCAGAGTTAGCGCGAGCGCCACGGAAATTAGGGTCAAACTCTAAAGAAAACACACCACTGCTGGAAACAACAGTAGCCATACGCGCACCCGTACGAATAGACGCATAAACATCCTCCGCAGTCAAACCACCCTGCTGACGAGTACGCACATACTGGCCGCCACGCAAAGACTTAAGATTCTTCAAATCAAAAGGCAAATAATGGTCATCAGAAAAACCAACAGACTGACTAACAACATCGCCATCAGCATCAATAATGACACCCTGCGACGGCAACACATTACCCGCTGCGCGAGACAAATCAGCAACAAAAGGGTCCGACGGTAACGTATTCAACAAATGACGAGCCGCCACATCAGCACGAACATTTAGTGCCAACTCATCTGGCGTATACTCGCCACCACGAGTGCGCTTCAAATGATTCATTTCATAAACAGCCGACGTAGCAACAACGTCTTTTTCACCCTGACCTGAAACTTCATTTTCAAGATGATTCATAGCCAAAGTATTATTAGGGTTAGTAGCCACAGCATTAACAGCATTCATAGTGACACTATTAAACTGACTAACCAAATCTAAATCAGGTTCTTTCTCAGTACCGCGGTAACGATACGCAGCCTGCTGAGCATAAGGCCCCAAATACTTTTCAGCCTCAGGACCAGTCTGACCAACAAACTGCGCAAAACGCCCATACTTTTCCATACCAGGAGTTTCACGAAGAATGCCACCACCTGCATGCAACCGGTCAAAGAAAGTGCCCATCTTAGACTTGTCTTGAGAACGCATGTAACCGCGATCCATAGTCTGACCAAGTTTTGTGTAACGAGAAGAATCAATAGTGCCCAATTCAGCCAAAGCTGGACCGCCTGCATTACCCATCACATTATAAGCATTAACCTTATTATCAATAAGAATTTGGTCAGTAGGGTTATCCAAATTAGCCGCATCAACACTCATAGACTTGTAATCATCATTAATAGACCAAGCGCTATCAGACGGTAGACCACCCTTAGCCTCAGAGCCAGGAACAACAATGTCACGCAACTTGTCATTATGCTTATTTTGAACAGTAATACGAAGGTTAATCTTTCCCGCATCACGACCAAAACTTTCCATAATGCTATTAGCCTGCTGATTAGCTGCATCCCACTGATACTGATGCTGGTCAACAAGTTCTTGCGTATCCGGATGAATACCTTCAGCATAAACGTTTTTCTTACCATCATGCATAACGTGCGTTTGAGTAGACGCACTATGCTTAGACTTATGCTGCGCAGCGGCATAACCAACGTATGCGCCTGCTTTTACCTCAGCCGCAGGAGGTGCTTTGACACTAAAGCGGCCACCACTGCCACGAGGATGAAGACGCTCATCAAAAGTACGATCATCAGCTTTAGAAATATCTGAAGCAATAAAACGCTCGATGCCCGCAATCCATTCAGCATTCTTTTGAACTTCAGGGTCAGGATACTCACCATTAGCCATAGTCTCAACATATGCACGACCTAACGCACGCTTAGCAACACCAACACGCTCTGCCATAAACACAGACAGCATCTTTTCAACCGCAGGGCGAACCTGCTCAGCCTCATCAGCCAAAACCGAATAAACGATTTCATCAATAAGAATCGAACCGCCAATAGGGTCTTCCTCTACAGCCTTACGAACCGCATCAAGCAACGACACAACAAAACCCCTTAACCAATCGACCCATTAACAGAAACAACCTTACCACTACGCGTTCTCATCAAATGACCTGCTCTAATAGCAGGCTTACGCATCAAACCCTTAGGAACGCTAGGCACCAAAGCCAAAGATGCCTTTTCAACATCCCACAAAGACTTAGCAACAGCAACATGACGGCCCTTACCCCACTCACCAACAGCCTCGCGCTCATAAGCCTTAGCCTTAATCTTATTAGCCTTAGCATTCCAAGCCCTAGCAGCCCGAGCATTATCATGCGCTTCTTTAAGAGTAATAGCACCAGCAAGAGTACCTAGCGCCGCACCAGCCTTATTCTTATGACGCAAATCCCTGACAGAATAAGCAATAGCGCCAGTACCTAACGCTCCAGCAGCAGCGGCATCAAACGTGCGACTATTAGCGCCGTGTTTTAAATACTTATAGCCCTCTTCAGCCTTTGGACTAATACGATCACGATGAGTAGCCAAAAACTTGTCATCGCGCTTAATAATAGAAGACGAAGCCCTACGCTGCTTACCCTGCTTAACTTCTAAGTTTTGCATATGAGCATTATTAAAAGCACCCAAAGAACCAACACCAATAGAGCCAATACCCAATGCGTTAGAAGCTTTAGTCGCTTTAGGCTCATGTGAAATCAAAGTAGAAATATGCTTATTAGCCGCCAACTTAGGAGTTTTCTTAACAGCATAATTAGCAATCTCAGGTGCACGAGTACCCAAAGCAGCAAGACCCAAAGTGCCAGCAACACGAGAAAAGTTCTTAGCGCGACGCTTAGAATTAAGAATCTTGTCTTCATACTCCGGCGCATCACTCTTACTCAAAGTCTTTTCCCCACGCTTCAACTGGTCAGCCATAACAGCATTACGAGCAACAGGCTTAACCACATCATGGTGAATGTCCAAACGACGAGTATCCTCACCAGTGACAGCATGCTTAGCGCCAACCAAAGCCAAAGGAATACCTGTGACCTGCAAACCACGAGCACCAAACTTTGAACCAACAAACTTGGCATGATGAGAACCTAACTCACGGGCCTTAGTAGCATCCCACAAACCCTTCTTGCCAGACTCCCTCAAAGTACGCTCAGCGCGGTAATTGATGTTAGCGCCCACGCCAGTAAGACTGCCACCAACAGCAGCAGCCTCAACGCCATGTAATCTATTCTTTGACTCTTTCTTCATCACAACCCACTTAGCGCCAAAGTAATACGCCTAAAAGTTTCCTCAACATTAGGTTCAGCAGCCATCATAGAAACAGCAATGCCAGCACGAGCCAGCATCTCTAAAGCCTCATCAAACTTAACGCCATTCTCTTCCATAACATCAGACACAAACAAATTAACAAGTTTTGCAGCATCAGCATTATTCTCCTGCGCAATGTGCGCACAAGCACCCGCAATAGTCATTTGCGCCCTATGTTCAAGAACCAAATTCATTACTGCCCCTGCTGAGGATTTTGTTGTTGACTTTCTTGTTGACTAGCATTCTGTTGACTATCCTGTTGACCAGGCTGACCAGGCTGCGCTTGCTGTTGTTGCTGACCCATCAAAGTTTGAGCCAACTGTTGCTTAGCCTGAACATACGCAATGTTAGCTTGTGCGTATTGCGTAGCCTCCGTACGCATCTGCATTTGACGACGACGATCTTCATCCTCTTCATTAAGTTTAGGCAAACGAGCAGCATCTCGAATAAAGTTCTCCATAGTTGGGTCTGGGAACCATGTGACACCAGTGCTAGACATAGCGGACATAAACTGAGCCAACTGCGCAATATCTGGACTATCAACATCACCAGGCACAATCTTAGGCAACTCAGCAGGCTTCATACCATTAACAGAAAACAACCGAGGAATAGCATAACGGTTCAAAGTATCTGCAATAGAACCAGCAATAGAGTTAAGCGAAGTACGAAAAATACCAGTCTTATCAGTATGCAAACTGTAAGAGCCACCACCCTCATGACCAACCATAATAAAATCAGCCAAAACAGACATCAAAATTCGCTGCTCATAACGCTGAATAATTGCATCAGTATTGAAAGCACGAGCACCGCCACCGCCCATAAGTTCAAACGAATACAAAGGTTGCTTAGTGTCCTGATCATAAGCCATAGGAAACACAATGCCCTCTTGCTCATCACGACGCACAGACTTAACCATACGCTTAAACGCCTCAACAGTTTGAGCCTGCTGAGAGCCAGGCTTAGCCCGCAAAAACTCTGCCGGCACCTTAACAACAGGCAAACCAGCAAGGTCACGCTCAATACCAACAGCCTCATATTCTTCAAGGCGCTTCTTCATGTACCAAGGACGATAAGCCTGACGAAGCATAGACATACCCTCAGGATTACCTTTTTGATGACGATAACGAAACAGTAACGAACGCTCAATAGGCAAAACCTTAGTTTCATAACGAGGAGGAGCCAACTGAATCATCGCAGAAACATCACCAGTATCATCAAACGCCCAACGCAACAAAGTTTCCTGTGCGCGAATTGGCATCTTACGCCAGCCAATCAAACCATCAGTGTACTTAGAGCGCTTAGAAGAATCGCGCTCCCACGGACCAACACGACGCTTGTACACAATCTCATGCCAAGACCAGCCATAAATCACACAAGACAAAACCTCAGAAATAAAATCATCCCAAGTATGAGACATGTCATCCATACAAGTTTCAACAAGCTTTGCATTATCAGTATCTTCTTTAGACTTACTGGCAGGCTCAACACGCCATTCAACATTACGAATCAAACGATCTATAGTGAACCACAAAGACCCAACCAAAGGGTCATTCTCAGCCATTTCCTTAAAGACTTGAACAGCCTTACGCCCACGCAACTGCGGAAGAAACTGTTCATCAATATAGCCACCAGCACGCTTAAGACCAGTAGTACCCAGTTCCAGAAACGGCGAAGCATTCTTTAATTCTTCTAAAGCCTGAATATCAGCAGGCGTGGCATTTAAGCCATCAGTTTGTCTAGCCGCCAAACGTACATCATCTGACATTACGTCCCCTTAATTGTGCGCGTGTAGGTCGCTTGTAGCCAACTGTACCACGAGCATGTTCAGTTTGAGCCAAAGCACCAGCCGCGCCCAGCAAGCCAGTACCAATAGCAATCTTTCCGCCACGAGAAGCCAACTTACTGTAACGATTCATACGAGCATAATTTTGAGCATGAGCACGCGCCTCATCACGAGACTTTTTAGTTGCCAAATCATGCCTGCTAGCAGTCTGCGCATGCTTATTGCTTTCCCGAACCACATCATTAATAACACCATGCATAAAAGCACTATCTGCAGTAGCCGGAACATTAACCCTACGACCCTGACCATCAACAATCCACATCGCTTGGCCTTTATTGCGACCACGTAACTTAGCCAACTTAGCCTGCTCAACTGCTTGAAGATTCCTAGCAAGATTAGCGTCGCCCTGACTAATACGAATACCAGCACGAGACTGATTAGCCTTAGCTTTAGAAGCGCCAGCACTATTACTCAATACACTCGCAGCGCGAGTGGCACCATAACCAGTACCAGCAACACCTAAACCAACAGCAGCACCCCAATGATGCTGATCCTTGGCATTCTTACGATTAGGCGAACGACCAACCTCCGCTTGGCTACCAAAACGAGACTGCGAAATAGTCATTACTGAGGAACCTCACGATTCTTACCAGCATTATGTAAAGCACCCGCAGCCAAAGCAGTGCCGCCAGCAACCATAGCCAAACCACCATTACGCATCATCTTCATACGTGGCTTAACAGCATGCGCCAAATCATGCGCAGCAGTAGTCTTCCCCTCTTGAGCAATCAAACGCTCATTCTGGCGAGACTCATGATAAATAGCACGATCTACTTGCTTATTGGCACGCGACTTGCCCCAAGGAGTTTTAGCCTTAGCTGCCTTAGCCTCAGCAGCCTGACGAGCAGCCTCCTTATTAGCATTCAAACCTTGTTGCTGCAGCAAATTGTTAGTCTGAAGATTAGCATTACGCGCCGCAGTATGAGGCAAATTACCTGCGCGACCCAAAGTACGAGCGCCCAAAGCAGCAGTACCAACACCTGCAAGACCCAACGCAGTATTACCAGAAATAGTTGGACTCTGACGAGGATTGCCAGAAGCATCATAGTTCTCAGCCTTAGTCAACTCATGAATCTGGCTCTTAGCCCCACTAGCCCAATTCTTGCGCTTTTGAGGATCAGTAATAGCCACACCAGCCGTAGTACCCACGCCAGCAGCAGCCAAAGCATGAGGAACATAACTCTTAGTCTTAACGCCTTCATCAAAACGATGCGGGCCAGCAGGAGGTGCAGCGTGTGGAGCAGCGCCAGTTGCGGCAGGCTTAGGCGGAACAACAAATGAATGCTTAGGACTAGCCTTTTCTGAACGAAGTGGCTCTTCAACCTTAGGTGCCGAAGTACCTTGCTTAATAGGCAAAAGTTCTTGGCTAGCCTTAACAGGCTTAGGCTTTACACTCTGACGCAAACTAACAAGACTATTCTTACCCCTCAAAGCAATGTCTGTGCCCCTCTTAGACGCAGGAGGACGTGTATCAGCCAATTCACTTTTAGCACGAACAGCAACTTCTTTACCTCTAGACAAACCGCGTTGCATCTCACGCGCAGCATGCTCGCGAATACTACGACGCACCTCAGGGTCGCCCATACCACCAGTACCATGACCGACAGGGACAGCACGACGAATATCATTAGCTGCGCCCTCAAACACCCTTGCGGCGCCCATAGATGCTTTCTTAATTTCAGAAAGTTTCTGCTTGCCCTTAACTGCACCATAAGTAGCAGCGGCAGTAGTAGGAACCCCTACAATCAACCCACCTTTAACGCCCTGGCGAAAAGCATTGCGATTAATAGTGTGAGTAGTGCTAATCTTTGCACGATTTTCAGCAAGCTCTTTGTCATACTTATCCCCTGCGTGACCCTTAGCAACAGCACTAGCGCCGCCAAAACGGGATTGATTCATAGATTTTTTGATTTCTGGTGGATGTCCATTCTTTTGCTCATAAAGTTTATGTCGTTTGTTTGCAACTCTAACATTATTTGCCATACCAGCAGTCATCAGCGCAGCAGAACCAGCAAGATATTTATTGCCTCTTTTTACTAATTTTTTCCCGTGCTCCCACGCAGCAATTTCTTGATCTTTAAAAGCAGAAGCTGTAATTTTATTATTTGGATCAAGGTGTTCTGATAAAGCATGCCCTCCATAATCCAACATTTTGTTGTGGCTGTCTAAAAAAGCAACATTGGCTTTATGATAATTTCGTATCGACATACCGGTAAGAGCAGCTCCGCCAGCAATAGGTGCTATATATTGAGGGTTATTTTTGATTCTGTCTTTGGTGGACAAATGCGACAAGTCACGACCGTCATATTTTTTATTTACAGAATTCATAACTACACTATACTCCAACGACTTTGAAATAGGTTTTGACTTAATAAACGAAATTTGGTCACGATGTAAAGCACGCTTAACATCTTGATGATCAATAACATGAAAATGGTCTTTAAGCGTTGGATGCGGACCAATAACTTGCACTTTAGAAGTTTTACCATTCATGTGCTTCCACCAAGCATAGTTAGGTAATTTACGCTTAGCAGTCTCATGAAACACATCACCAATGCCAGGAATCTCTAACTGACTCTTACGAACATACATAACTAACTCAACAATGAGCGCATCTGCCACGCCCACTTCTTATGCATATCAATACGTTCAGCAATAAAATTACACACACCCTGCTCATTAGCATCATTAGCCAAACCATAAGTCTCATTCAAAGACTCAATAACCTTAGTATTCATCATGCTCAAAGCATGAACCATATCTAAAGCCTCAACAGGATTAGCCTCAGTAATCGTAGAATCAGCCATAAACTCAGACAAACGAAAAGGAGACTTAGCATTCAACTTACGCAAAATCTCAGCAATAGGGTCAATCGAAGAATAAATGTCTTCATACACAGACTCAAAAAACTCATGCAACTGCGCAAACTCAGGGCCAACAACATTCCAATGAAACCCATGAGCATGAAAATACTCAGTAACAACATTAGCCAATGTTTTACGCAAAGACGCAATAAGTTCCATAAATCCTCCGAAGGTATGAGATAACCATACACTATGGCTTTTTTAGCGTCCGTGATCTACTTCAAGGTGCTGGTCCAACTTATTTTCAATACGTTTAATAGTCTTAATAACATCAGGCAAAGAATCGCCCCCATTAGCATGAGGCTGAATAGGGTACGTTTGGTCAGCAATAAAACGCTTCAAAGGTTTAACAATTCCCCAACGAACAAGAATCCCGGCCAAAGACAAGATAGAAGCGATAGCAAACGCTAACTGGCCTAACGAAACGATTTTTTCACTCATGATTGTGGCGTCTCACTATTAGCAGACTCAGCATTAATAACCTTAGTGTAAGCCTGCAAAAAATCCACAAGGCTAGGCGCAGCGCCCTTACCAAAACGAGCATCATGCGGATTTAGATAGTCCACAACAACAGGAATAAAAGCAGTAATAACCAAAGCTACACCTGCAGGCAAATGATAAGAATTAATCGAATCAAACACAATAACCAACAAGCCACTAACAGCAATCTTTAGCACAGCCGCAACAGGACTAGTACCAAACCATTTAAGAAAAGTGTTCATAAGAACCTCGCAAACTGAGAAAACAGACGTTACAAGCCTAAGCCCACAAACAAACGATTGCAATCAGAAAAGGTTAAAAACTCCAACACCACTGTCATCCTTAACAGTCACTGAACCAACCTGCGTAACGTAACGCCCATCATCCTCATAGACAGGAGTAATCTCTTTAAACTTAGCCGGAGCAAATTCAGTTTTCTTAACACCCTCACCAGAAGCAGGAGGAGCCATACGTTCAGCAGCATGATGAGCCAAAGCAAAAGCACACACATCATCAGACAAATGAGAGTTCCAACCACCACCACCAAAAACTTCCTCAACAGTAGTGGACTTATGCTCATTGTAAGCAGGCGTATTGCGAGGCAAACGATAACGCCCCTGCTCAACAGCAGTAATGTAATTAGTAAGCATCTCAGTACGCTTCTGAGAAGACATCGTAAACTTAATCACACGCTCATCAACCATGTCATGAACAACATTGCCAATACCAGTAGCATCATGCGCTGCCATAGCCTGATAGTCAGTAGTTACCTTGTTAAAAACACCAATCATCGTAGGCCAATCCATACGATTAAACCGGCGATAATAAACAAGAGTGCGCTTACCCTCATCTAACCTAAACACAGCAATAACAGTCTTATCTTGCTCTTTTGCCCAATCAGCCCCAGCAGAATAAGTAGCAGTAGGCACTGGATGCTCAAAAATCCACTCATCATCATTAGCAGAATGACGCTCATCAACAATCTGCAATTCAACAAAAGCCTTATTTAACTTTTCCAAATCAAACGCACGAGACCCACCAGCAGGTTCACCAAGTTCATACTCAACACGAAACATTTCTGCTGGAACAGACATACGTTTACGTTCAATAAAATCAGGATCCATCCACCCATTAGGTTTCAACTGCTCACGATAACACCACGTACGAACAGGCATACCCTTAGCCAAAGCTTCATCCATAACAGACTGAAACGTGCCAACAGGGTTTTGCCAAGTAGAAGAAGCAACAACCATTTCAGGAATCTCAACGCCACGCACGTTAGGTTTAGTCATAGCCTGACCCATAGCAGCGTCATAAATCTTACGCTCCATTTCGTCAATCTCATCAAGCAGAGTCATTTGAGGGTGAGGACCACGAACAGTCTTTTGAGAAGCTGGTAGAGGACGAATCCAGTTACCACCAGTAAAAGTAATTTGTGTCTTGATAATTGATTCAATAGCGTGCACTGGCGCATTACGAAATTGCGTCAAAAACTCCACATGCTCATGAATGTTTTGTGACTGAGCCATAGACCCACCAAGAAGCGTTACGTTAATCTCAAGCAAAGCAGCCTTAGTTAAAGCAAGCAAAGCAAGCATGTAAGACTTGCCTGTACCACGCGAACCATACCAAAGCACCCAGTTGTAATCATTACCAAAATACGCCTCTGCAAAAGCATCAAAAGGCGCTGTGTGATCCGGACACACTTGCACTCTTGGAAGTTCAACACCCCACAGCGCTTTAACAGTCCACCACAACTCTTCTTTATTGGTTGGTGGCCTGACAAGGCTAAAAATAGGTGATTCAGTCATTTACTTTCCTGAGTACGATGATGCAACCCACCATAGCAGTAGCAAGACTGTCAACACATAACTAGCCACGCGCTTTTTGTTCCCTAAGAACTTCACGAGCTAACTTTTGAGCAGTACGTATCTGCTCTAACGTAGGGGTTTCCAAATCATCTAGTCCCACATCGTGAGCGTGTTCACTCCATTTTTTAGCAACTGCAGAAGACTTTTTCTTTAACGTGCGACTACGACGATTCCTATCCCAAGCATCTTGCAAGTTGTCGCCGTAAGTACCAGAAATAAGGTGATCAATGTTTGTGCAATCTCTAGTATCACATGTGTGTCTAACAACTAGTTTTCTATCTAGCCATTCACCATCATTCTTGCGCATAACAAAAATAAACCTATGTGCTGAAACAGTCTTACCTTCATACCAAAAGTTTCCATAACCTTGGCTATTAATAGCACCAACCCACTTCAAGCAATCAGTACCTGCAGATACTTGAGTTTTTGAATAAAACCTATCAAGTGTCTTCTCTAATGTTTGCGTTGTCACACTTATCTCCTTTGTTTGGCCGCGTGTGGAGCAGCAGAGAATTGAACTCTGGTCCTAAACACTACCGACATGCGGTTTTAATGTCTAGTCGAAACCTTCCTGCCCCTTGCATTGTGGTGCAACATAACCAAGCAAAGTGTTGCACTAAGATGCAACAATGTAACACTTAGCGTGGTTTTGTTATATTTCAATGTAAACAATATAACACTACCAATTTCACAGGTTCTACACTACTAAAATCACAAAAGACCCCGTACCGGTCACAATCAGATCATGTCCGCATACGGGGCCTTAAGGTTGTAAGGGTGGATTGTCTGTTACCACCAAGGAGAAGTTTAGGTATCCTATGTACCGCCTTGTTCCTACCAACGCTTTAGACCGCTAAGTCCAGGCCGCTAAACCCACGTTGTGCTTTATCATCCCACCTAAACAGGAGACTTTTTTCAGCCACTCACCAACACAGTTGCAATCCGTGCTGTTAAAAGAAAACTTATCATATAACTTGGAATAAACAAACTCTTATTCCATAAAAGACTCCGCCGCCCAATTTAATGGAGGCCCATACTCCCAGACGTCATGGTGCATAGACTAGCGAAGTGGTACTGGCAGGATTTGAACCTGCAATCCCTCCATTTTCTGGCCGTCTCTGCTCTATTGGACTACAGTACCTTAAATGTAGCACAAAACCCCCGCTCCCACAAACACTGAAAGAATGTGGTGCACGAGGGTCTTGGCAAGGCGGTATTGGTACTCCATACGGAGCCACAATACTGCGGCTAGTAAAGGCACGTCCTAGGAAGCCCACACTAAGCAAAATATTACCAGAAATTGTGACCTGTCTTGTACCAATAAAACAAATCAGCTAGTAAGAAAGCATTGAATAATGCCCAAGCGCCGGTCATAAGAATAATGAACCTGAACAATACAAGTTCCCAATCTAAACTCTTGAGCCATTTAATCATGAAGGCATCTTACCCAACTGCAAATCAACATCGTTGTACTGGGAAGCCCAACCAAGATACTTCTTACCCCAGTTCTTAGTAAAGAAATCCATGTGCTCTAAACCAATGTAATTAGGGCGAGGGGCATCAGTAGTAATAACAACATCTTTCTTATCTGACTGAAGCGCCACATGCCCATACAAGCCACCTTCCCAAAAATGGGGACTTCCTATAGGAGCCTTAGTTGGATCTGTATGACGATGCTGCTTAGGTACATGATTCCATGCATCAATAGCTGATTCATACTTAGGAGGTAGTCCCCAAGCATTCTGACATGTTCTGTGGCAGTAGCCAAGAAAACCATTTTTTTCATTAAGACGCCAAACATTCATGTGTGAAAATGCTTGAGTGCCTGTAATACGTGATATTGCCATTATTGCTCCTTGATTGTAGTTATGTGTCTAGTGTACACAAAAGAAAAAACCCCTGCGTTAACAAGGGTTATTCCTTGCCTATTTTTTACAGTGGTTATCGCTATATGTTTAGGCTTCCGTACCGTAGTGGCGCTTCGCTTTAACAGCTATGCTCAGTTAAGTACTCAGATTTTTTGCTTTCGCTTCTTTCACTTTAACACTTTTAATGGAGTGTTATTGTGAATGTTATTTAATCTGCTTTCTGAACACTACGTACTCAGCCTTTATTGTATCATATGCTTTCTAATCGCAACCCCACTTTGATTACCCATAAGTTCTTGTTATCAGATTGTTACAAAGTATTACCTGCTATGGCTTCCTGTTAGGTATTCCTATTCAGATTTATCTGGTATAATTGCTCTTACACGGGGAGGGGGCAGTATGCCTAAAAGATTTTAACTTTTGACTTCCCAAAAATAGCTTTAAGCCTTAGTCTAGGTAATTCTAGATACAGACTTAAGGCTATTTTGTTTTATACACACAGGAGAAAAAATGGGATTACAAAAACAAGAGAAAAACAGTTACATGAAACTGGTCAGTGATAAGCACATACAAGTTAACTACGGTTCTACAGCAGATCATGCTCCAGAAGCATTGTTTATTTCAGCGCTAATAGATACCGGTGTCTATATCCCAGGTATGTTTGGTGTTAAGACAGAACAAATATCAGGCCACAAACCTATTCATGAGTTTTGTATGAAATACCAACAGGATGCTAACTGTGCTCCACCAGTTCACTTACTTCAAGAAAAGTACCCACGGTTCCCGTACACATCAGACATAAACCCTGTATGGGCAGCAAGTCAACTATCTGATGCACACACAAACAGAGTTTTACGTTCAGCAATGTCTAAAGCATCAGCATCTCTTGCAGAAGACGCAAACGATGAGGCTATTGATTACCTAAAAAATGGTTTATCGCAAATACAACCAGCCATTGGTATGGGCATTGATGCTACAGATTTAACACTTTTGGAGAATGAGCAAGAGCTCAACATGTGCCCAGTACCGTATGGAATGCTTAGCGCAATCACTGGTGGTATTGCTGCAGGTGATTTGTGGTTTGTAGCAGCGCGTTTAGGTATTGGTAAATCATGGAAAATGATTCAACATGCTGTTGCTGCAGCAGAAGGTGGCTGGGATGTTGCATACTTCAGTCTCGAAATGCCTGCTAAATCCGTACAAGATCGTATTCATCGAGTGGCATTCAAAGACTACAAACGTCCATGGACAGAAATAGACATTGATACACGCCGCAAACTATTGGAAAAGTGGTCAGAAACAGCCACAGGAACAATTAGTGTCTATGATCCATCCAAAGGCAGATGTGACGCATCAGTCATCTCAGCCGTTGCAGGTGATAACACATTAGTTATCGTGGACTACGTTGGCCTTATGCACACAACAACCGGCTCACGCGCTATTGAAGACTGGCGAGCAATGGCTGCTATTTCTAACCAACTTAAAGAAGTAGCACTTAATCGCAATGTCCCAATCATTGCCGCGGCACAAATAAACCGCGCTGGAGGCAACTCAGACAAAACACCAGGCGCTGAACATTTAGCACAATCTGATGCTTTAGGACAAGATGCTGACGCGTTAGTGACGCTCAAAAGAGTATCTAAGCATGTATTGCTTAACTCACTCACTAAGTATCGACACGGTGAATCTGGTTCGCGCTGGTTTACTGAGTTTGACCCAACCTTTGGACGCTTTGGCGACATTAGCGCCGAACGTGCAGCAGAAATGAGAATGGCTGATGACGAAGCTGAAGAAATGCAAATGGGGTAAGAAATGAAACGAATAACACTAGATGAGGCTCTATCTACAGGAAGAGGATTAGAGAGATCATTCTGTTGCCCTGTACACGATGACGGTAATGCATCAGCATCCGTAAATGTTGGCAAAGGTGTGTGGTATTGCCATGCATGTAAAGCACACGGAACTACAGAAGGCTATGTACCAACTGTAGAAGACATTATTCGCGTACTTGCAGGTGATGTACCACCACGTATCTATTCAGAAGCATGGCTTGATGTATTTGATGCACACAGCCCAAGCCCATACTGGGTAAAAAGGTTTGGTATTGAGACTGCAACTAAACACAGATGCGGAACAAATTATCTTGATGGTTCACCAACATATCCAATAAGAAATCAAAACAATGAACTTATTGGTGTTGTTACTAGGCATGAGGATGAAAAAGCCAAATACAAATACCCATACGGTGTACGTACATCAGCAACTTTTTATGGCGAATACAAGCCATCAAGAGTAGTCGTGCTTGTTGAAGGAGCAGCTGATGTGATGGCTTTAGACCAATCCGGCATACCAGACCACTGGACTGTACTAGGTTGTTTTGGCTCTGGTCTACATGCGCCACAAGTACAAATGATTGCAGATTTATCACCAAAGGTAGTAATTGCTGCTTTTGATGATGACACGGCTGGTTGGGGTGCGGCTCAAAGAGCAAAACACCAACTGAACGACATTTCCCCAGTTTTGTCACACCACTGGTCTACAGTAGGTGGAAACGATCCTGGCGAAATAAAAGTAGGTGACAGAATCACTAGTATTCGCAGCTTAATAACCAATAGCACATACAAAAAACACAGTTAAGGAGAGAGATGTCAAATATTATTGACACAGAAGAAATAGCAAAAGCGGATGAAGAACTAACAGCAGATCTTTACCGCTTGCTCCAGCTCAAATCACGCAAGGCCGAGATTGAGCATGAAATTGAAGACATTCAAGAACAACTAGCCGATACTTTTGACAAGGTTGAGTTTGAGATTGATAGTCGACAATTCAAAGCAAAAGTAATGCGCAGTGAAACTTTTGACGTTGACCTAGCGGTGCTAAAAGCAGAAGCGCCAGAATTGTATTCAAAAGTAACCAAGTCTGTGTTGGACAAAACGTCATTTAACCGTATAGTAACTAATGGTGGTTTAGAGTCTGACCTGGCTAACAAAATCATTATGATTAAACCGCGCAAGCCGTGGCTATCAATCAGTGAAGTCACAAACACGGAAGAAGATACAAATGAGTAACGAGCAAGATGACGATGTTTACGCGCCCATCCCCATTAGCGACGGCGATAAAGTAACAGTAAAAGTTACCCATACCTTTTTGGTGAATGGGCAGACACAATGGGCAACTGCAGAAGCATGTATTGCTGTATTGCCAGAAGAAACATCCGACGAAGCCAGTGATCGTGCGCAATCAATTGCGCTAGGCACTGCATTCCAAACTGCCGAAAACTTGGCAGCCATCATTGACGCTAAGCGTGAAGCCGCGTTACAAGCAAAGAAAGCAAAGGAGATTGGTTAACATGCCGATTGATTACAACATCGACGAAGACATGTTGCTGGCCGGTATCGATGGATACGCTCAGCCGCAAAAGAATAACAGCAATTACCGTCCTATCTACCGCCTTGAAAAGGGCACAACCATTGTTCGTTTCTTGACAGACAAAGAAACAATGGCTGAAGATCACGGATGGTACATTTACCGTGAAGTTGCAGCTTTTGACGGTCTGCGTGGAGGTTTCCAACTCCCACCAGGTTGCCGAGAGTTCCCAGTCAACGACCAAGTTATTGTTGAAGACCCTGAAACAGGCGAAAGGCTTCGTCAATATGCCCCACGAGGCACTGACCCTCTACTTGAACTTGTTGTGCCATCACTAAGGTTCCCACCTGCAGATGGTCGTGTTAAAGGCCAAGACAAGGTTGCTGTAAACATTCTTACTGAAGAAGGTAAGCATGTCATTCTTAAGATGAGCGCTGCGCGAGCAAGAGACTTGTTTAAGGCTTTTAACACATACAAGGATGTTGACGAGAACTTCTCTTGCACAACTCATCCGTGGGCACTTACTGTCAGTGGAACTGGCTTGAGCACTACCTTGAGCGTTAAGCAAATCAAGGACGAACCACCGGTTGAACTACCTGAACCGTACGATTTGGTTGAAGTATTTGCTTCCGTTCGCAAGGATGTTGAAGAGTTTGTTCGCAGTCTCTCATCTACGCACATTGAAACAACTATCGCAGATGAAGAATACGATGTTGTTGAATCATACGAAGAAGCAGTCATTGAGACTGAATCTGCAGATGATAACAAGTATGCATCTATTTCTGATGTGCGTCTTAAGACACTGTTGACTAAGGCTAATGTTTCTATTCCGCCACGGTCCACACGCTCTGCGTTGATTGCACTTGCCGAAGCGCACAACGTTTAATCATAACTACGAAGGGGGCTGTCCTGCGGGGCAGCCTCCTTTGTTGTCTACATATTTCAGGAGAAATAATGAGCACGTTTTGGAGTGCACACACACACAGTCGCTACTCTGTTAAAGATGCTCTGCCAACCGTCGATGCAATAGTCAATAAAGCCAAAGAGTTAGAATACCCTGCTCTTGGGTTAACAGATCATGGAACAATGGCTGGCTCTGTGCAACTTTATACAGGTTGCAGAAAAGCCGGAATATTGCCTTTGCCTGGTGTTGAAGCATACATCGCAGTTAACAGAGAACAAAAACGCCCAGACACTATGCACTTAGGTATGCTTGCAACAAGTGAAAGAGGCTATCGCAACCTTTCCGGGCTTGTTACGCAGTCACACCAACAGTTCAAATACAAGCCAATTCTAGACTTTGCGGACTTAGCACAAGCTGCTGAAGACGGAAGATTAGATGGCATTGCAGCAATGACCGGCTGTTGGTTTGGTGTCTTGTCTGAAACACTAAAAACACCAAATGCAGACATCGACAAGATTACAGATAACCTACTTATGAGTATGGCTGGCTGGTTTGGTTCAGGTCTTTATGTAGAAATACAAAACCACGCAATCTATTTAGATGGTCAAGATAGCGACCTGCACTCAAACCTTCAATGGCGCATTGCACAAAAGCACGGTCTACCGGTGATTATTACGCAAGACTCGCATTATGTAGAAGAGTCTGATCGTGTACTGCATGACACCATGAAAGAGCTTGTATCTTGGTCAGAAGACCCAGAGGATGCGCTGTTTCCTGGTGATGGGTACCACATGGTAGATACACAATGGATGAAAGAACACCACGCCCCAGCAATTTTTAACGCAGGAATGCAAGGGCTTGATGATTTGTTGTCTAAAGCAAAAGTAGTAATTCCAGAGTTGGATACTTTTTCGCTTAAAGTACCTGACACGACAGTTACTGGAAATCCTGAAAAAGAACTAGCAGAAGTAAGTTTAAAATCATTAGATTACAAAATAGAAACAGGAAAGTTAAAGCCAAGCAAGAAAAAGGCTTACTTAGACCGTATCTATGAAGAATTAGATGTTATTACAAATGCTGGTTTTTCAGGCTATTTAGTATTTACTGCTGCTGTTTGCAGATACATGGACGAAAACAAAATCAATTATAACGTTCGTGGTTCAGCATCTGGTTCGCTACTTTGTTGGCTATTAGGCATCACATCTTTTGATCCAATTGTTTGGGGATTAAGGTTTGACCGATTTTTATCAAAAGACCGGACTAAGCCACCAGATATCGATATTGATGTTGAGCATGACCGTCGAGATGAGGTAGTTAACTGGCTTAGAGATAACTTTCACGTTGTTAACATCAGCACTTGGCTACAAATGGGTCTAGATGATGATGAAAATGACCAAAAAGGTAGCCTTATGGTTCGATGGAAAATGCGTGCAAGAAAACTTGGCGCAGACCCTGACATACCTTTAACTACGTATCAATGGAATGCACTAAAAGGTTTAGCAAACAAGAAAGCATTCTTGGGCTATGGCGTCCATGCTGCTGGATTACTTGTTGCACCTAGCGCAGAAGCCGCATCTGTGGTCCCGCTGCAATATGTTGCTTCAAGTAAAACTATGGTGACATCGTTTGATAAAGATGATGTTGAGCGTTTAGGTTTAGTAAAACTTGATTTGCTAGGCCTTAAAACACTAACTGCTTTGCGTATTATGAGTGAGTATTCAGGCGTAAATCCTGAAGACATTCCGCTTAATGATCGTTCTGTATATAGTGCTATGTCTAAAGGCAATACGGTTGGTATGTTTCAGTTGGAAGGCGGTTCTAGCCGCAGTGGTGTTCGTAGGTTAAAGCCTACAAAGATTGCTGATGTTATTGCTGCTATGGCGCTGTTTAGACCTGCAACTATGGAGTCAGGCGCTACTGACGATTTCATTTACCGTAGGCAAAGAGTAGAGCCAGTACCGCAACGTCACGCAATTATTTCTGATGAGACCAAAGACACATACGGCGTGCTTTTATACCAAGAACAAGTTATTGGTGTTATGCGCAATATTGGTTTGGACGCTGAAGAAATTGAACGCATGCGCAAAGTCATTAAAGCATCTAACGCCAATGTTGGTGATGCAAGAGATGAATTGGTAGAACTACTTAAGCGTGTACGCGAACTAGCATTAGCCAAAGGCATGAACATTCATGACTTGGCATGGCTAGAAGAAGCGCTTGAGGCATACGCTGGCTATGGGTTTAACAAAGCACATGCAACAGCATACGGTGTCTTAGCATACATAACTGGTTACTATTCAGTGCACCACCCAGCAGCGTTTTGGGCAGGAATGCTACATTCCTACACAGGCGCAAAACAAGAACCGCTTTACCTTAAAGCAGCTAGAGAAGCAGGAGTACAAATAAGACCCCCACATGTAAATAGATCACAAGAAGGTTACTCGGCTGACATCAAACAAAACGCAATCCGTAAAGGATTAACCTCTATTAAGAACGTAGGCACAAAAGCCGCAGAGGAGATTGTCAGACATGCACCATACACTTCACTTGATGATTTAGCACGAAAAGTAAGCGGAAGAAGAGTCACAGGTGCAAAATCACTTGGGCTAGGTCACACACCATCAGCATGTGGCGGTATTGTCGCTGCGCTATTTGATGCCGGTGCTTTAATCGGCTTAGAAAGAGAAGAATCATGAACATGGTTAACCTACTAAAAAGTGTGATGGGCAATAACGACATGCCTGTCACATTTGGCATGAGCAAATGGCGTGAAAGCGGTTCAGTCATAACGCCAGAAGCATTTGCTCGTTTGCAAGAAGTAATGCATAACGATTCGTTTGACAACTCACGAACCAGCGGAGCAGGTCGCATTAGACCATCGCTTATCGGTGATTCCTGCCAACGTAAGCATCTATTGTCGTATTTAGGGGAAGAAAAACTTACCCCTTCAGACGGCAGTTTTGACGTAATGAACGCTGGAACGTGGGGGCATTACAGATGGCAACTTGCCGGCCTATCTCAAGGTTGGTTGGCTGACATAGAGGTTCAAGTTGAGTACAATCCTTGGCTAGTAAAAGGCGCTATGGACGGCGTAATCAGTGACGGCTCAGGGTGGGAATTAAAAACAGTAAACAGCAACAAATGGCGAGATGTACTAAAACAAAACTCACCTCTATTTCCACACCTTATGCAAACGCACGCTTACATGAAAGCACTTGATCTAAGCCATTTTTCTATCGTGTACGAAAACCGCGAGCACGCTATCTGGAAAGAATTTCGAGTAGCTAGAATGCAAGAGGTCGATGACACACTAGAACTGCTCATGGAATCACTACACAATCACATTGCTATTAAAGAACTGCCAGTCATGCTAGAAACATGTCTAACTAAAAAAGGCAGTAATTACAATTATTGTGATTTCAAAGAATCTTGCCCAACAGCACAATGGAAAGAGTTAGCGTGAGCACATCAACAAACAAACCCGAAAGTATTACCATAACGGTAAATACAACTTCTCAGTATCAGCAAGAAATCATAATCGACGATGAAGCAAACGCTAACTGTCGACGACACCACTCAAAAGGCCGCGCACTGCCCATAAATTGCTGGGAATGCAACGCCGAATTTTCTGAAGATGAAATGGATAATGATGACTCAAGAGACGATGAGTGAAGAACAGTTTCGTCAAAAAATTGCTCAAGAAATTAGCGATTACATTGAAGAAACAGGGCCATATGTAGGTGAATACTATGGCGGAACATTAAATGGGCTAAAAATAGCCACTGTAATAGCCATGGGATATCGCGATGCGTTAACCCAAGTAAGTGAGTTAGGAGAATCAACTGATGTTAGATGAGAGGCTACAAAAGATGATTAACGAAGAGGTTGTTTCTACATTTGTAGTAAACCTAGATGAAAATGACCAAATACCCGTGCCAGAAGGCGGCGAACTACTTATCACCATGTTTGATAACAAGATTTGTCGTGTTGCTTGGCGCCCAAACCCTTGGTCGTCTTGGGGGCCACCAGCAGACGGAGAAAAGCGATGATTAAAGACATTATGCTACTGATAGCCTTTAGTGGCTTATTGTGTGTCATGTTGTACATTCAGCGACAAAACTGGTAGAAATGATACATGGATGCAGCAGGAGTTGACTATGGTGTAAGACGAATTGCGTTCGCACACCCTAGCCACATGGTTTTTGAAGAACTCATTTTGACCAGCAAAGATGACGTCAAAAACCTATTAATCCTGTCTGATTGGTTAACCAACCTAATGTGGGCTACGTGCCCTGAATTGACTGTTATTGAACAAGCAATTCAGGGCGCTAGCCACAACATCCGTACGGGCATATCTATGGGTATGGTAGCCGGTGCTTTGGCTGTGGCAGCACAGCGAGTAGAATCAGAGGTAATATTTATTGGACCTTCATCATGGAAAAAGGCGGTAGTTGGTAATGGAAGATCGGACAAAGAAGCTGTCGCAAGATGGCTTGCTTCCAAACACCCCAATTATTACGACGCCTGCCAGCAACTCAAAAAACCTCAAGACGCCATCGACGCCACTTGCTTGGCGCTATACGGCACGCAGAGATTGGCGTGACGATTCTTATTGCTTTGGAATGCCATCAGAAATATTTTATGGACACTCCGATTTGCCAATGTCTTCACAGCAAATAAATTATGCTAAATCTATTTGCAAACTATGTGATGTTCAGCGTGACTGTTTAATTACAGCCTTAAAAAAACAAGAGCCTTTTGGTGTATGGGGCGGTTTTACAAGTTTTGAACGAAGAGCGGCTTTAGCACGCAATAAAGGTAACGTGCAAAAAACCATGGATGATTATGACGACAAAGCTTTTGTAGCTCCTAGAAGGAGAAAGAAATGACGGTAAAAAAAGCGGCTGTTACTAAAGAAATAGCTAGAACCAAAAAAGTTACTTCAGCGGCGCTTTTACAAGACGAACGCAACGAAAAAGCCAGAAAAGCACTAGAAATGCGCAGATCAGGTCGCTCTTTATGGTCAATAGCAGAACACCTAGGAATTTCAGAGCGAAACGTAAACACTTTGATTTCTGATGCTTTAAAAGAAGCCGCAGACTTAGTAGACGCTGGCCACAAAAGGTCTTTACTGGCTATGGAAGTGGACCGGCTTGATGAGTTGCAAAGCGCTGTATGGCAAGACGCCATTAATGGTGACAGGCAAGCCGTAGAAACAGCATTAAAGATTATTCAAGCGCGTGCTAAAGTATTGGGTCTTGATAACATGCCTACTAGTACAATAACTAATAACACTATCGTTGTTGCTGGTACATCTGAAGAATATGTTGCTGCTCTACGTCGTGTTGCTGAACTGCCAGTAATTACTGATCAAGGAGATTATTAATGGCCACTCAAGATTATGTCGATATTAGTTTAGATATCGGCGAGGACTTTGCCTGTCAGTTGCTGTGGAGTGACAGCGACGGAACAGTAATGCCAATTCGTGCTTCTTCAACCGTAACAGTGTCGTCATTATCTTATTCAGGTGGGATAGCAACACTTACTACACCTGGTCATTCCTTTAGTGTTGGTGACTACGCAACACTGACAGGTTTTAGCCAAAGTGTTAATAACGGTATTTTTCCTGTTACAGCCGTTACTTCATCAACTGTATTTAAAATAGCAAACGCAAACGCTGCGCCTGTATCACCTTATGGTTCAGCAACATTTGAAAGTTGCCGAGCAGATGTTAAAGATGCTTCAGGAAACACAATAATTTCTTTCAAATCGTCTAACACGCCATCTACTCAAGCATCAATTATTATTGCCGGGTCAGAAGGCATCATTCAACTAAGTGCACCAAAATCAGTCACAAAAAGCCTTACGCCTGGACAGTTTTCAATAGATATTTATGCGACTGTTGATGGGGTAACTTCACCTATTGCTAATCCTCAAGTAAAGTTAGTATCAGGCTTCTTTACCGTAAATAGCCGAACAACAATTATGGAGAGCGTATGAGCAACAACACAGTCCGTCTAACCTCTGGCGGAACAGTACAAGTCCGAACAGGTGTTTTACGTGGAGTAGGGCCAACAGGCGCAGCAGGTAGTGCGGGATCAGCAGCAACTATTGCAGTAGGAACAGTGACAACTGGTAGCGCAGGCTCAAGCGCAACTGTAACTAACGCAGGAACTTCATCAGCTGCTGTTTTTAACTTTAGTATTCCGCAAGGTAATACTGGTGCTACTGGAACATCGGTTTATGTAGGATCAGGTGCACCAACATCATCACCTCCAGCACCAACGTCCAGTAACAACGGTGATGTTTACATGGACTACACCAACAAAAATATTTATCTAAAGGTATCTGGCTCTTGGGCACTTCAAGGTAGTTTTGGTGGCGGCTCAACAGGTCCTACTGGTGCTGGATACGATGGTATTACATCAACTACTTCATACGCAATCCCAACATCAACAGGTAACCAAGTTTTTGCTTTTAGCGCTATTGGAGCTTATGCAGTAGGAAACCGTGTGCGCCTTGCATACCCTACAGCACCAGTTAACTTTGTTGAAGGAATCATTACTGCTGTATCTTCATTAAATGTCACAGTAAATGTTGACACATGGGGTGGCACTGGAACTTATGCTTCTTGGAAAGTAAGCCTTGCGGGTGTAAAGGGTTCTTCAGGCGTTCAGTCTTATGCTAACGCTGCTGCTGCTTCTGCCGCTTTTTACACAAGCACAAACACAGGCGGTGCAATCACTAACGGAACAATTTACCTACAACAAGATACAAATACTATGTATGTGTATTTGTGGGACGGAACAACCGGTACCACATCAGTATTGTCAACGGTAAATATTTCTAGTTCGGCAGCCCCAACTACAGGTACTTATCCATACGGATCTATGTGGGTTCAATACTAATGACTACACCAAATACATCGGCAAATAGCGCACAGCACACATTTAACGTTGCTAAGCGTCTATCTGTTTATGACGAAAATGGTAAATATGTTCCGGCACAAAAAGCATGGCGTAACTTAAACAAAGCAAAAACGACAGCCATTGTTGTTACAAGTTCACCCAATAAAGCCACATTTACAGTAACAGGACATTCATTTGTAGTAGGTGATTTGGTTACAGTAGTAGGCGCTTCACCGTCCACCATCAACACCACATATACCGTAGCTACAGTTACTAGCTCTACATCATTTACTGCAACACCAACAGGAACTGCTTTTGCTGCCACAGCAACAACACAAGGCGAAATTATTTTTACTACTCCTACTTCACGATGGGTGCAGGTTTACCCTACAACAGTGTACGTAGATACTTTTACTTACACTTTAAGTACACCTTCGTACAACACAGTAACGTTTACTTTTAACGTACCAAACGCTACAAGTTGGACTATTTTTAACACAGATACCAACACAACAATAGCTAGTGGAAACAGCCCAGTTGGCACGCAAACAGTCACTTACACTTCACCAACAGCACAGACACCAATTGACTTTAAGCTAAATGCTTTTGGCCCGATTTACAATGCGACAACAAACACCATAAGCACAGGATCAGTAACGCAACCAATCACAGTAAATTTTGACCAGCTACCTGCACCAACATTTGCCCCAACAGTGTCGTCTACTGGTATTACAGATGTTAGTGCTGTTGTAACTTGGACAGGAACATACTCTGGCGCAACATCTTTTGACATCGTTGATTTTAATACAGGCGTAGCATTTACAGGTGGTAGCTCGGTAGCGTCAGGTGCCACAATAACAGGCTTAACAAAAGGTTCAACATACACGATTGCTTTGCAAGCAAAGGTAGGTCCTGATAACTCACCAACAGGACTAGCAACTACATTTACTACAGATAATTACGTTAACGGTGATTATTATGTTAACCCTAAACAAGCCTATACATGGGTTGATGGCGGTTTGTATGCTACCCCAGCTTGGTTAGGAACATCAAATAACTATTACCACGGCAACGGATACTCTTATTCAGACCTTGCAGGAACTTATTACACGTTCTTTTATTATGGCTCTAATGCTTTTGCTAATGTGCCAAGCGCTACATGGTCAAACATTGCAATATATTTTAAGCGAAGTTCTGTAAGTCCAGGCCCAACAACAACTTATGTAACAATGACATTGCATAAGTACACCACTTATTCCTCTGCAAACACAGTTAATAGCACAACTGACTATGCCACATCAAAACCCGCAGACAAATCAGGATGGTACCGCTTTACTACTGTGCCGCTAACAAAAGGAAAGTCAGGATGGATAACGATTCCATCCGAATGGGTAGCGCTACTAAAAGCAGGTACATACAAAGGCATAACAATTGGCGGACAAATGTATGATTATTCCAACTCTAGTACTGGATACATGAGATTAGACCGTGATTTAACTTCTGGATTAACAAACATTAATGGGCAAATGAAAGTAACAGTTACCTAATGGATTTAGTAAACCAAGGAAAAGTAACATCAACATCCTCGGCAACAGGGCATGTCCATGAACTGAACGACATTACCGACATCAGCGCTGGAAGCCCGAACCTTAATGACACCATTGTTTACCTAGACAACAAATGGGTAGCAGCGCCACTACAAGTTGATACCTTAGCGGATTACAACTCTGCAACAGCGTCATTAAATCTTGCACAACTAACAGCCACTAACATAACCGGAACGATTGATTCGACGTCAACTATCGGCGGTGTATCTGGCTCTACTTTGGCTGTAGATCGCACGGCTTGGACAACTTACAACCCAACTGTCACAGGTACTAGTTGGGCCACAGGCGCCACTGTCCCAGTAGGACAATGGAAACAAATAGGCAAAACAGTCTATTTCAAAGGTAGTTGGTCACTAGCCACAGCAACTATCGGCAGTACGTCTCTTGTGCTCAGTCTTCCGGTAACAGCATTAGATACCAACTGGTCAGGCACAGGCAGAGCACAACTTACAGGCACAGCATCAACTGCTGCCCTTATCATTTCGCCAAACAGCACAACAACATTTATTCCTCAGCTGTTAAGCATTACAACAACTGCTTCACCATCAATTATTTACGCTAACCGCGCTGGTATCACAAGCGCTATCTACACACGTAACACAAGTGACCTTATTGTTTTTAGTGGAATCTACGAAGCGGCATAATGGCTAACAAAAAGTGCCGTTACGACCAAGCAATACAAATTAAACCAATAAATGGTGTTTTAACAGTGCTGAAATCAGCGGGTTGTAGATGTGGTTGGAAATCCGACAACATTAATGACGATTATGATGTGCAAAAAGTTGAATGGGTAGAGCACAGAGTTAATCTTCTTCAGACCAATACTCCACAGACCACGGAGACCCAAAACCAACAGAACTCTTCCCGGAGATAGAAACATCTGCTGAACCTACAGATCCCAAATGCTCCGCAGAATCTTCTGTTTCTTCTAAAACATCATCATCACTTTCGTCAATGAGAATATTGACAATCTCATCACCAAAAAGTTTGATGACAATTTGGCGTCTCATGACCTAATAACATTGTCGTAAACAAGCAGATAACCAACAGCATCGACAACATTGTCACGCTTGTATGCCTGTTGTGTACGAGCAAGTTTTACACCAGCCATACATAAAGCCACTTGTTCAGGTGTCACATCAATGTCTAAAATACCTGACCAAATTTTGGCTGTTCTGCTCATGTTAGTTTTAGCTTTGCCATAGTCGCTTTGACGATCTCCATTAACTAGTTCCCATGCTTCGTCAAGGATTGTTTGGTCCATTACAAAATACTCATTTCATGCCATGCGCCGTTTGATGTAACAAATGTTAGCAGACCTGCTTTAGCGCTTTCACCTTGCCTATGCCTGAACCAAGTAGACCCGCCATCAAGCGCAGGGACCTGGATAAACACACGGTCTTGGCCACTATCCTGCATTTTATGATGGTGAAGATGAGCGCCTAACAGAATGTGCGCTTCGCCTACAGGTTGACGTCCGTGCGACTGTGCTTGCCACCATTTAATTGGATCTCTACCAAACTGGTGTCCATGTGCCATAGCAAGAATAGTATTGCTAGTTTGCATAGTGACAGTTAACTCATCAGGCTGAGGAAAGATAAACGATACATTTCCGTAAACCTCTGGATTTGCCGCACAAGCATCCGCTACAGCAACTCCAGCTTCGATAGCCCAAGAATCAGTGTAAGACCGAACAATCCCACCCCTACGCTCAGCTTCGTCATGATTACCTGGAATAACAGGAATAATAAGCCTTTCAACCATAGGCGCTAAGGCTTTAATCTGATACATCATCGTTCGACGTAGCACACGGTATTGTTCTGTAATTGTCAAATCTATACGACCAGCTGCTGCAGCATTCCCGCTTTGACTTTGATTACCCTCAATACAGTCACCCAACCACGGAGCAACTACTTCGCCAATACCGTAACCTAATTTGCGATAATCAGTCAGGCGGTCTTTAGAGGCGTCAAAACGCGTCAGCATGTTCCTCAGAATGGTCTCTGAGCCACCGCCGTCTACTTTACCTATCTGAGTGTCACCCACAGCAAAAACGGCTGTAAAGTCTCCTGAGGGGGCTGTGCGCTTACTTGGTTTGTGACGCTTAACTTCCTCAATTAACTGGTCTGCATCTAGTCTAAGTGTCTCATTAAACTGAGTAACCGGCACAAAAGTGGCTTTAAAAGATTCAAGCCATTCGCCACTAAATGTTTGCCATGTAGATCTGCGCAAATTAGTGATTTTCCATTTATCAGGATTCACATTAAATTGGTCAAAGATTTCTAAAGAACTTGGGTCGTCTTGTTTGACCTCGCGGGGTTTAGTGACAAGATAACCACCCTGCGCTTCGTCATACTCTAAACGTGGCTCCCACCCTTTAGGAATGTTTGGGTGTTTGCCACGAGGGTCAGGGCTGCCAGGGCCCATTTCAACAAAATCTTTAAGAGCCACAGATACAACATCCATTCATATGTTCGTAGACAACTTGTCTGCCGATAGCATGTCCGTCTCGTTTAAGAGCCATGTAGATGCGGTAAGGTGTTACCTTTCCATCAATCCAGCTATCAAGTATTGCTTGATCATCTACATCTAATTTATTGCGAAGTTTTTGTAAAGAACAGATTTTGTCTTTCTTTACAACTGGTACGTCAAGACTGAGTGCCATCAGTAACCTTTCTGTCAGTGTGTACTACTAGCATACACAGTAAGGAAGTCAAGTCAAGAACACCACTAGGAAATAAAAGGAGAAATTAATGCCGACTTATGAAGTAGAGGCTATAGTCCGAGTAACGCTTGACGCTCCAGATCCTGAAACGGCTTCTGAAAGAGTCGAACAAGAATTGGAAAATCATTGCTCAGACATTAAGATAACTGCAGTAATGTAAAAGACCCCCTAGAGAACTAGGGGGCCTTCCACTCAACACACACAAAGGAGAAAGAACCGCAATGGACGAGAACAACACGACTCCACCACCAAACTTACCCGAAGTGCCAAAGGAACGCAAGCGCGACACCAGTTGGTTTTTTCACGATAACAATGAAAAAAAACCATATAGTAACGCCAAAGCAAACGAGCACTTTCACAAGCCAACCCCGCAAGAAGACCCTAAAACTTCTATCTACGAAGACATTGTGGACGACCTTGTGGCCATCATCGCTAAGCTAGCCAAAGAGTTAGGAAAAAAGAAGTGATACGACAAACCAGTATCGTGCATGATCTAGAGCAAGTAACTTTAGAACAGTCCGCGGTATATCAAGACTACAAAGATGCTTTGGTTGAAGAAGTATTAGCTGACCAAAAATATCGAACAAAACTGTCTCAAGCAGGGTTATCAGCAACTGGAACTGTTTTTGAGAAAGAAAACAAAGCATTTTTAGAAAGCGCCGATGACCGTTTGTATGCCAAACTTGCAGAAGCAAACACCAAAGCACTATCAATGCACCTTTCAATCCTTAAGAACAATGTAGAAGCGGCAAGAACAATGTCGTACGCTATCGATTCTGACCACAAAAACAGCGGTATGCGTGTCTAAAGGTATTGACCGAAAAGCGCTTTACAAGCGCTGCAAAGGCATGTGCGAGTATTGCGGTGGTGATTTACCAGAAAGTTGGGCAGCTCATCACCGCAAACTCCGCTCACAAGGAGGCACAAACAACATCGAGAACGCCGTAGCATTACACCATGAATGCCACAACTTAGGCACAAACAGCGTTCATCTAAATCCCAAAAAATCTTACGCGAATGGTTTTATGGTCCATTCATGGGAAGAGCCACACACAACACCACTTAACCTTATCCACAGAATGTGGGTTTTATTAACCCCAGAAGGTGAATATGAAGGAACACAACAACCCGATGAGAACATTAGCGGCAACTAGATTAGTTGGAGATATGCTAATTGAGGTTTACTACGAGCCAAATGAAGGAGTGGCTGGAAAGTACACTATTGTAAAAACAACTGGTAAACCTAAAGAAATAAAAATCACAAAAATCAAAACTTTTGACACAGAGACCGCATGGTCAGATGCCGAAAGATACGCAAACGACTTGCTACGAGAAGCAGGTCTTGACTACACACACACAATAAGCCTGTAGGAGAAAGCATGGCACATTTATTTGATAGCGGAATGTTTGTCCGCACACCAGCCTGGCACAAGTTAGGCAACGTAATTGGCGATTGGCCAGGATCGTTTGAAGAAGCACGCAAACAAGCAGGTTTAACCTGGGAAGTTGAAACAAAGGAGTTATTTGATGATGACCACAGTGTTATCCCCGGTTGGCAACGGATTGTACGCAATGATACAGGCTCTATTCTCTCTATTGAAAAGAATTCGTACACTGTTATTGGAAATTCTGAGTTTGGCGATATTATCGATTATGTCTTGGATGGAAACATCGCTGGAACTAGCAATCTAAAGTTTGAAACGCTAGTTAGTTTAGATGGCGGAAGACAAATTGTCGCCACAATGTACTTGGACGAACCAATCCAAGTCCGGAATGACCCGTCAGAAACATACCCTTACCTTGTGTTTATTTCACGGCACGACGGTCAGGGTGGGTTAAAGCTAGGCCCTACAGCCGTACGGGTTGTTTGTGCTAATACTCAAGCAATCGCTGAACGGCAAATGGATAGCAACAAGACATCGTTTACTATTCGCCATACCAGCAGTTGGGCTACCAAGATTGAGGCTGCAAGAATGCACATTCAATCTAGTTTGGGTGCTTTTAAGCATTGGGAACGTATGGCTGAGCATTTTGCGACACAGAACGCTAGCGATTACATGTTTGAAGACTTTATGGATTTGTGGTTGCCATACTCAACCGACATGTCTGAAAGGATTCGTGACAATGTAACTGGTAAGCGTGCACAGTTACGCAAACTGTACGAAGGCCCTACATGTGCTGGTATTTCTGGTACCAAATGGGGCATTTTGCAGGCTGCTATTGAGTTGTGCGATCATGTTAATGAGTTTAAGACCACTGATTCGTTAATTAAGCGCACTTTGACTCGCTTGGAAAGCCCTAAGCAAGAAGCACATTCTATTCTGGCTAAACTGTAATAAATAGACGTAGGAAGGGCAGAAACACGGCAAAACTGCCCTTCCTACTACAGAAAGAGACCAGCCTTTCTGTATCTATTAGCCTATCGGTATTTTTTTGCCTTTATGTGTTGCATAAAGGTCACAAAGTGTGCTATAATAGAAGTATTCAAGCGGCATTTGTGCTGCCTGAAAATACCCCCAAAATACCGTGTTTTGGGGGTTTCTGCATTACAGGAGAAAATCATGTCAAAAGCAAAAACCGGAAACACCAGTAGCTCTAAGGTCGACGCCCCAAGTGTTGACGCTAAAGCAGCAGCAAAAAAGGCAGCCAGTGTTACAGCAAAGACAGCAATGTCAATACTTGTAGCACTTGGAACTGCTGGCGAGGCTCAGCAAAAGCTTCGCGAAGAAGAAACCATCGCTCACATGCGCGGGCAACGCCACAACAGCAGTTACTGCGCTTTATGCAAGGAAGGTAAATAACATGGGCTGGACCATCGCCACGTTCCTAGAACGTGCATTTCTGCTAGTGCTCATGCCAGTCCTGCTAGTCATCCTGTACCACCTAGTTAAATCTGACATCAAAGAATTGATGCCTGAACCCGCAAAGGAGCAAGAAGTGATTAAGCCACCATTGTGCAAGGAATGTAATGTACTGCGTGTTGATGAGTGGGCTTGCCCGCACACCATTCAAGACGGCGACTATCTGTGTGTTGATTGCTGCAAATGCCCTGATCACACGCTACCGCACAATTCAGATGTCGTGAACGAAGCCGTTACGTTTTTGTTTGAGTTAGTTACAGGCTCTATCAAAGCCCTGTTTAGCTTGTCTAAGCAAGAGCCAGAAAAGCAGTACCAGGTCTACTACATTGAGACTCGTCCTGTTTGCCAAGGCTGCTTCGTTATGGCAATGAACAGCGGCCAGTGCCTAGTTGCTGACGATTACGAAAACTCCCTGCTAATACACCCAAAAGGTTACGTATGCATGGAATGCTTTGTGACTATCAGCAACCCAAGCCGAAAGGAAGTCAAGTGAATATTCGTAAATTAGAAATGCTACGCGCAGCAGATCGCACCAAGTTGGTTGACGTAACTTCCGCCACCATGTTCACGCCAGACGGTTACGTTGAGGGTGTTGTTAACATAACAGTAAATGTCTGGCAAGACCACGCGCACCTTGACAAGTTGATAACGTCATTGACGTTTAACGAAGCAAGGAAATTAGCAAGAGAGTTAGAGCAAGCCTTAACCAAACTGGATACGGATTTGCACACACAAAAGCAAGTAAGTGGTCAGCATGGCTGACCATGGAACTCTCGACGCAATGCACGACGCCATTAAAGATGCAGACACCAGGAACATGCCTGATTATGCAATCGACCACAACACTTACTACTGGATTCTTGACAATACAATCATCCACTGCGATGAGCAACAGTTTGTCTACGAGTGCAAGAACTGTGGTGAAACAATGGAGTGCTACTACTGCCAATTTGATTACAGCATCAAACACGAATGTGAGAAAAACGCTGATGATTAAAAACACTAATCTAAGAACGATAACTCTGTTGACCGCAGATGAGTATAAAGAAATCGCTGCCGAACTTGCAAAAGCCGCCGAAAAAAATTCAGATATTGCTAAGGTAGTAGCCGAAGGTAATGCGGAAGGTTTACGCAGTGCGGTAGAAAAACAATTAGGTACGTACGCTGCAAACGCTTACATGGACTCTATTGGTAGTCCGAATAATATCGGTGAGCGAGTAGTCAATGTCAATCCTTTTGCACACAAGTCTAAGAGGCAAAAACAAAAAGAAAGAAATGAAAGAAAATTTGAACGTGAAATTGCTATTAACGAAAAGTTTAATAACGTTTTACTTCATGTCGATAAGTTAGATGAACTGCACACAGAGGAAGAAGGTTTTTGCGTAGAGTGCGACCTTGAGTATCCGTGCCCTACAATCAAAATTGTTGACGACATTTTAGAGTCTGACGTTATTGATCCACCAAAAACTTATTTAGCATTAGACATACCTAAACACTCTAGCTTGTTTAAAGCAAAGTTTTGGGGTGTGTTTCTTACTAAAAAAGCAGCTATCGAATACATTAGAGCAAATCTTTGTTTTTGCGATAAGCATAGGTATCACATAGTCGTTTCAGAAAACCCTTACACAAACGAAGAAAAATTGATACAACAAGTTTTTTGTGACGACAAAGAATTTGTTAAATACCAATCATCTTATGGAAACACTCGAATCAACTACAGGTCGCTAAATGCTCAATAAAATAAAAGCTGTAAATGCCCTAAAAAAGTCGCAAGCAGACTTAATTAAACTTCTTATGGATAACCAAGAACTATTGGTACATCTAGAGGATGAAAGTCAACCCGTTGATGTACGCTTTGCTAACCTATGCACGGCGTACTTAGAAAAGCACGAGAAAGGCAAGAAATGAACGCCATTAGTTATGTAGAAATGTTTGGAATTTTATTTACAGGCATTGTTATTGGCGGTTTTTACCGCGTTGAAGAAAACCACAAACTTCTTAGCGAAATTGTAGAACGTGACGCTGAGAATCAAAAGTTATTAAAATCTCTGTACGACTACGACACAGAGAATCAAATCTTGTACGAAGAACGAGAACTGTACAAGAATAAGACGTGTGAACTAAGCCACATTGGCGACATCAATAACATTGAGGTTGCTGCACGAAAGATTAGCGGATACACAGGCCCGACTGTGGTTGACAAATAATGACACATTTAGATACCATTAAATACATGGGTGCACTACTTACATTAGGTTCATCAGTAGCTATTACTGCTGGTGTTCGCGCCTGGCTTTCTACACGAACGGTAACATCTGGCTACTACCGAGATAAACTCAAACTATCTCGTGAAGAAAAAGATGTTTTAAGAGAGTTAGAAAAAACTTTCAAATAAAGTTGCAAGCCGTTGTAAATGTGTGGTATAATAGATGTATCGGGTTGGGAGACCTTTACCCGATAACTAGTGATTATTACGATTTGATCTGATAATCACTCCCAGTCTCGGAGGATAACCTCAGTCACGATTTGGATGTGACCGGACAAACCTTAAGACAAAATACAAAGCAATCAGCTCTGACGCAAACAGCGTCGGGGCTTTTTTCATGTCTGGAGTAAACATGTGCAAGCAAATACAAAAAGCAATACTCAAGCGCGAGTATGAAAAAAACGAAGTAACACGCAGTATCATGATTGACCACTTTAACGACCAAGCTAAAACTATCTTTGGTCGTGAACTACTAGGTGCTATCGAGACCACAATCACACGCCACCTAGAGAACTATCTACCGCCAGATGTTGCAGCGTCACAAGCGTCAAGCATCATGAATTCAATCGACGGCGAAATTGTAGACGCACTCGCACAAACAACTACCCAAGCAGCAAAAGTCATTGACCGTAACTGCAACCTAACATCAGCAACACTCAGTCACATCTTTAACGAATACGACAAAATGTGCAGCGACTGCGGTTGCATCGAATGCGCAGAAGAAAAGGAGCTAGTACACCATGGCTAAGAAACAACCAACCGGAATGAAATGGCTACGCGAACGAATGAAAGAGCTTGAGTATAAGTCTCTGCAAGAAGTCGCAGTAGCCGTTGGTATCAACCGAGGTAACTTGTACCGTTACTTCACATTTGAAACCAGGCCAAGTATCGACATTCTTCCCCCGCTGTGCGAAGCGCTAGGCGTAGAAATCAATACGCTACTTCGCGCCCTTGAAGTAATCAGCCCAGGTGAAGCACTTTAACCTCTGATTGCCTACGATGCTCAGCCACTTATCTGGTTGAGCATCTAGGGGAGTTAGGGAAACAGAAGTACCTTACCCATTCACTAAAAGTGAATTACACACAAAGAAAGGGTGTAGACATGTCTGCATCATCAGCAGCGCCAGTAGGCGCAGGCTTGGACTACAAGTCAGTCCTAGTTAAAGTACAGTCCAAAGCGACTAACCAGCTAGCCTTCCTTAAGGCACTAGCAATCAAGCTAACATCATCAACAAAAGGCATCACGACAACAGGCCTTAACTTTGCAAAGCGCGTATGGTCATCCATGCCAGCAGGTGTTAGTGGATCACTAGTTGCTAGTTTAACTGCAACTAAGCAAGGGTATTTGACACTAACAGGAATCGTACAGTCAGTGATTTCTTTTGTAACAAATACCATCACTACAGTCGCGATTATCACGCACAACAGCATTGATAAGGTCGGTGCATTGCTCGGCAGTTTGGTAAAGAGTGTACACGCACCTACTGGTGATTTTGTGCATGATGCAAACGCTACATTCACTGAAATGCGTTACAACGCTGCTAACTTTGCATACCGTAACCTTTCAGGTCTCGGAACAATCATGAAGCACGCTTTCAACAACCCAATCACTATCCGCTCAACAACTTTTGCATCTGTAACAGTTGGCGCAGGACTAGCTGTTAACGCTCTACTAAACGGCGCTGTTGTATCGTTTGTTTCAAGCCTTCCGTTCGTCGGAAATTTCATCGCCGCAGCACTATCAGGCGGAGTCGCAACCGTCCTATTCATTGTTTCCGTAGCAATGGCTAGCGCAGCATTTACCCTGTTCTACAAGCGTGACGAAATCGTAGCAGAAGTAATCAGCGAAAACATCGACAAGATTACAGCAAGCGCAACGGTAATTGACATTGTGTCAAACATTGCCACTGTAGAAGTTGAGGGTGACATCACTCTAGAGCAAGCAGAAATGGTTGCTAATGCAGCAGTTGCTCAAGAAGTAGCAGACACTGAACGTTCGCTGGCTAAAGACTTCCCAAACGTCAAGCCGGGACAGCGTAACAGCTACCCTAAGAGCAACCCGAACAAAAAGCGTAAGTAACCATGTGGGGCATGAGAGGTGATGAAAGGCCAACGTTAGATACCTTTTATTCACCTTTTATCGCTGAATGGAAAGCGGGCTATGAACGCTGGCTTTCCGGTGACAAAACAAACTGGTATTCACTACTTAGCGGTGCTGAATCCGGTGTTGGAATACACGCTGGACAAATATTTGAATGCAACAATTGCGTCGGGTATTACCACAGCATGGCTTACAACTGCGTTTGTACACAACAGCGACAGCCCTACCTGTACCCAACAGCAGTGCAATGGTGCTCAATCATTGACCCATCAACTAACATGCCATACCAGCAACTAGTTGATTTCTTTGACATTGATTACCCTTGCGTAGGAATCCAACGAGTCTATAGCCCGCTTGAAAATCACCGGTGGGCTATAGACAACCTACAGTATGAATCTAACGCTGACCGTTTTGATTACGAAGTAAACGGTAACGAAATTGTTGTCGGAAACGAAAACAATAAGTTTCATATTGTAGGTGTTGTTCCTATCTGGACCGTAATGCCTCTTAAAGAAGAGTATTACCGCATCTTTAAATCCGAAATTAATAGCCCAGAAATTGTGAAAAAGCTAGAAGGATTTAACGACTGTTGGTGCTCACTAGAACTCGTAGAATGCACCGATGAGTGCTCGCATGCTAAAGATTACAGGCAAGACTGTGACTGCGATGCACGAGATCACGCACAACAATTGATAGAAGAAATCTATGTTAACCCACCAGTTATCGAAGAACATCTATCTGAAACCTCAGCCAAAATCTGGTCAATAGCACAAGATGCTTTTTACAGAGGATGGCAAACTGTGTACGACTTACAAGATGAAGGAAGTAACCGATGGGCTTACTTATTGTGGCAACAGCAGTCTCCATTTTTGGATTCTCCTGGGCAAAGACTAACGGAGCAAGAAACCTTGACCGACTCAACCAGTTTGGAAACCTCTCAGGAATCCTCACTCGCGTCTTGACCGTATTTGATTCAGTACGGCAAGTAGCAATCTGGTTTGCTGAAGGTCACGTAGGTCAAGGACCCTTGACCGTACCTGTTCCAGCAAAAGCTGGTGTGCCAAACGGTGCGCCAGCAGCACAACGTCCACCGACACGAATGACAGAAAATGACCTGTACATTGGTGATCCTGTTGGAAAAGACTTGGGTCTACCCCCCAAGATGACTGCTCCCGCAGTTACGATACCTTAAGTAAAGTGCGTCTGACTCCTTTCCAGGGAGCAAACGTCAACCTGCCTATGCTTACTGTTGTTCTGGCAGTAGTTTAAGGTCGACTGACTATTTATTTGATGTATCGCCCGCACGACGCACGTAGCAATACCCGAAAGACATTGACGTGAGTGGCCCCTCGCTGATATGCAAATAGACAGAGGCCTGCGTGCATGCACATACCAAGCCTTGTGTGGTAGACAGTGCAAGGTAAAAACCGGACGCAACATGTGCAACTACATTACGCTAATGCATAAAACCAATGAGACATTTTCCTTAGTCGTGTTTTATTTGGTGTGTGCGTTATGCATTACGTCAATGTATAAAGCCAATGGGGCACCCCTTCGGGGGCGCCCCATTTGGTCTTTTTTTTATGCCCAAAAACAGGTCACTCGGCAGAAATTTTAGCCAATTCTTCCTGATGAACATCAATAGCAATCTTCAAAAATGCAATAGATTCGTCAGAACCAGTAATAGCATCTTCATTACCTGCGCGTACATGAATCTCACGATTTAGTTCAGTTTGAAACATATCGGCAGCAAACTGCTGAATACGGTTCTCAATGATTGTTTGCTTTTGCTCAGCAGATAGCAGAGCGTCGTAATCGATGGCCATGTTTTACTCCTAGTTAGATGGTCAAGGAAATACTAGCATATATGTTATGACAACTTGTTAATTAAACTATTATTATGCCCATGCACCAGCAATATTTTGAGTACCTGTAGTACCTATTTTTTGAATCTCAAAAGTAGAAAACTGTGAAACTACTGTGGATGATCCTGTGGTTGACATACTAAATTGAGGAGTCATAGTTCCACCCGTTGTCGCATTGGATGTAAAGTAACCTTCAATTTCAGCCGTTGAGTTCCTAGAGGCTGTAAAAGCAGCAGTTGCTTGAGAGGCCGCTGCGGTAGTACGCACGGCATTGTATTCTAAAGCCGAGTTTGCAGTAGTGGCATTGTAAGTTTTTATGGTGTACTTAATTGCTACTGGGGCATTAGCAAACGTGAAAGCTACGTTAGCAACCGCCGTTCCTGAAGTCCAAGTGGTATTAAAATGATAGGTTGCCTTAAAGTAATAAAGTTTAGCCGCTTCAATAGGTAATCCAGGGGTAGTTGGAAATACGTTAACTAAAGTATTAGTGGTAGCGGCGGAGCTATTTCCAGCAAGAACTTGCTTTTGAATAGATGGAATAAGCCCTCTACCACTAGTTGTAGTTGTAGTTCCATAAAATTTATTACTAGCGGAGTCAAATCCAATAGAGCCTGCAGAGTAACCTCCTGAACCGGGGGTTCCGGTTGCTGGAAGAGTGAATGTACCATTGCACTGTATAGGGCCAGCAGTTAAACCAGCTTGTGTATTTATATTCCCCGCAGAGTCAATAGTAACTAAATTAGTAGTTTGATCAAAAGGATTACTAAAAGTAGCTAAATATCCACCCGTAAAACTTGCTCCAGCAGTTGTAGTAACGGTTAAAGGTATGGCACTAGAAGTTATATTAAGGCTACCTCCAGTAACAATTCCACCAGAAGTTTTAATAGAATTTGAAGCAGTACTACTGGTAATAATTTGGTTGATAGCCCTAACATTTCCATAACCTGTTGTTACTGATGGCAGTGTTGAGGAATTATCCCAAGCATCAACATTACCAAGATTTGCAATCACACTTGTGGCAGCCTGAATTATGCCCGTTGATGCATCTACACTCATAGGCTGACCCGTACTTGAGGTAAGAGTTATTGCACCATCTGTACGAACATTTAATGAACCTGAGCTTATAGTAGTAACATCCACCGCAGCACCATACACCGTATTAGTTGCAATAATATTTGGTGCACTGATATTTGTTTTAAATACCCTAGACATTACAAACCCCTACTAGCCAATAACAACAACAGAATACGTACCCGTGATTGTTGTTGCTGAAGTTAAAGTAATAGTGTACGGCGAAGCAGCAGCAATACTTACATCAAAATCAACTAAGTTTGCCGGAGAACCGTTATCGTATACTTGAACAATAAGTGCAGATGTTCCAAGACCATGTGTAACTGTTGCAGTAGTAGCTGCACTAAAAGATACTGAACCAGAGTATTTACCAGAAACACTAAGAGCAGCTCTTGCACTAGCAGGGTTAGTAGCAACAAAGTTAGTGCCATCACCAACAAGGAAGTTATTTAGCGTAGCAGTGTTGCTAGCGCCAGTACCGCCCTGCGCTGCAGTAACAATACTGGTCAAGTTACCATTAGACAAAACCGAGTAAGTAATTGCGCTAGATCCAAGAGTAGAAACGGTTGCTGTTTCAACATACGTAAAACGACCGTTGGTAGTGCCGTTAAGAACGTAACAGAAATCGCCTGCACTAAGTTCACCAACAGTATCAGCATCGGCTGCACGAGTAAATACAAACGAGGTTGTGTTGCCGATAGCACCAACGGAAGTTACTGTGTAGATACCATTTTGCGAAGTAGTAGCTTGATTCTTGATAAGAACACGATCGCCAACGGTTAGAGACTGACCGTCAATTGTAATAGAGGTCCAGTTAGTTGAAGTAGCAATAGTTAGCGTAAGAAATGGGGTGGTATGGGTAGTGGTAATAGTTCCACCAACAAGGTTACCTGTAGTACCTAGAGCGCCAGTTGTAGCGTACGCCACAGCATCATGGGCATTTAGACCACTAGCAACAGTACCAACCTGAGTATCTACGTAAGCTTTAGTAGCAGCATCTTGAGCAAGAGTAGGGTCCGCAACACTTGTAATTTTTTTGCTAGCAACATCTACAGATCCCGTACCAAGGGGTACTAAGTTAATGTTGGTGTTTGTCCCGCCGGCTGTAAAAGTAAGGGCGCCGGTACCTGTAATAGAACCAGTAGACGTTCCAGTACCACCATAACCAACGCCAATTGCGTTACCATTCCAAACACTAGAAGTACTAAGTGTAAGGCCACTAACAGTTGCAGCGGTTGAGCCCAAATTAATAGTGGTAGAACCCAAAATAAAGGATCCAGCACCATTGCTGACGGTCTGCCAGCTAGGTGAACCGAGCACACTGCTGGTGTTATATCTAAGGGTGTTGTCAGAAGTGTAAAAGACCAATTGACCATATGCAGCAGAGCCCGGAAGGGTACCTAAGTTTTGAACAGCAAAGTTAGTTAGTTCATTTCCGTTCAAATCAATTTTAGTTAAAAATTTACGTGCCATTAGTCATTATCTCCTTAAGATAAATATGCTACACCAGAAAAAGCAGATGAAAAAGTTAATATCATTGTATCAACGGTCGGATAAGCAAAGTCGCCCTCAACTAAACTGTTTGCGGAATCTATAACACTAACTTGCGGTCTATAACCCAAATTGTGTGTAATAGTCCATGTAGACGCAGGGCTGCCCTGTGTGTATGTAAAAGTGCCGCCTGTAGGTCCGGTAGGTCCGGCAGGTCCAGTAGGTCCTGCGGGTCCAGTTGGTCCAGCAACCCCAGCAACCCCTTGAGGGCCCACAGAAGCCGTTTCAAGGGTTATTTGCGATGTAGTGACATTCAGGGACACATTATTATCAACAACCGTCAAATTGACCGTATCCTTGCCAATTTCAACAATTTCGCTCATCGAGTAACCTCAGGCACAATCGTCACATCACCGCGCAGAAGCTTACGAACCTCACTACCTGTATATAGTTCCAAATCGTAAACAGCCTGTCCAGCAGGAATAGCAGCAGTCTTAATGGCCGAAGCAGTAATTATGATAGTGCCAGCAGTGCCTCCCAAAGCAATACCGCCATTAGCAGTAGTTAAAGATAGCAAAGGATTGTCATCTGTGTAATTTGTACGCACCATCATTGACGCTGTAAAACCAGTCAAATTAACCAGAGTGCTGTTAATTTTATAAGTCAAAGATAGGGTCCAGGTACCACCTTGATCTATCTTAATTGGGTAAGGATGCGCATTAGCCATTAGACAGGACCAGACCTTCCAGTTTCAATTTAGTTGAATAAGTAAACGAAAAAGCCCACTCAGAACCCTGATTGATAGTAATCGGATAGGTATGGGCAGCCACTTAAACTCCTTAAAACAATAGTCTTAGTCTACCAAGACTTAGACGTCACCAGATGAACCAAAAGCGATAAACAAATCATTAGGCGCAACCTGATAAGCCCCAGAATTAATAATAACAATAGGGTCAGTCAACGGAAGTTTAAACAAAAGATACCCGCCGGTTAAATCATCAAAAATACCCACATATTTAATCGTGCACGACGTTAAACCACTAAAAGTAATACGGTTAGAGTTAACCAAAGAAATCGTAGATGTAGACCAGCTGATTTGCTGACGCTTGTACCCGCCAGAAGTTAACTCAGTGGCAGTAGGGTCAACATTAGACGGATAGTCAAAATGAAGCGACATATAGCAGTTTTGCGATTTAATAAGTTCAACAAAACGGTTATATGTTTCATTAGTAGCAATACCTAACATTATTGTCCCGTCGGTGGTTGGTGATACAAGCGACCCAAGAAATAGACATCCTCAGTTCTAGGAATAAGTTTACCTTGAGAATCACTCCATTCCTGATCACAATAAAACATCACATAAGCTGCCACACGCGCAGCATCAGGCAACTTAGGATTGAAAGCCTCATACTGGCTGACATTAACAATAGAAGTACCCTTAAAGTCAAAACTAAAAGGCGTTTCATCCACCAGCCTGCCGGTAGGAACAGTTACTCCATCGCGTTCCGGACCGGGCGATGAAGCAGGCCAATAGCCAGCCTTTTGATAATGAGTACCCCACGCAGCAATAGGAGGCGTTTTAGCCACAACATTAGGGTCCTGAATAATAGTGCCATCAGCTCTATTGTTTTCCCAAGCACCTTCAAAAAACGGGTAATACTGACCAGGCTGGTAAGAAAACCCAGTAGCAGCATCTTTTACACCAATAATGTATTTAGCAAGCCCTACATACTGCCTAGCAAAAGTAGAATCACCATACTTCAAAGTATTAGCCTCAGCAGCAGAAATAGCACTAGAACTTACCTTGACAGTTATTTTAGTTGCACTTGGTACAGTATCGACCACGTAATAAGTTGGAGACAACAACCCATCAATAGTTGGCGCAGGGTCAGCCATCACAAAAACATTATCGCCAACGTTTAGATTGTGCGCCCTAGAAGTAGTAAACGTAATCGTATACATACCGCCAGAAATAGTTGCTGTACTAGTCACCAAAGCATGATCTGTAATAGTTTTAGAAAAAGTATCCGCCCCAGTTGCCGTAGGCAAAATAGGCATACCTGTCAAAACATCAACATTTTGATACCAAATAGAAACATGAAAAGGCACTTTGTACTGTGTACCATCAGATTTGACCGCAACAAACTGCGCACCAACAACCTGCCCAGTAACCGCAAGATTAACTACCGTAGGGTCAGACCAGTTACTGTCAGCATTATTTGTACTAGCAGGCCCCTCAATCTTGGCATAAAAAGACTCATGCCCTGACTTACCTGGTGGATACGCTTTAGTAAAACCAGCCCACGGGAAAGAAACGTCATTAGCAATAGTATTAGAATTCACGCCAGCATTCCACATAAACCCTGACGCTTGCGGAATGTACCCTGAATAAACTGGCTTTTCGTAAGTCCACGGGAACAACAAATCCGGAATACTCGGAGCATAACGGCCAACGCCCAAAACTCTATTAACCACCATAGAATCACGCCCGCGCTTACGTACTTCTTGCACAGTCAACTGATCACGAAACTTTGAATCAAAAGTGATAGAAACGCTTCCGTCTTCAGAATAAGACGTTTCTGTAATATGAACAACAACACCATTAGGGTCGCCAAAAAGCCCTACCAACTGAACAGACATACCAGCTGTAATCATTTGACGAGGATAAGAAACACCATTAACAAGAGGGTCAGTTTTTAAAGTCAAAGACCCAGTAATACCAGGCTCAGAAAACATCTCCAAATGCTTTCTAGCCACAGCAGCAGCCTCATCTGCATCTAAACCACTAAAGAACTGCAACGAAACTTCTTTAGCCATTTTATTAGGGTCAAAATTAATGTTTGTTTCCAAAGAAGGATAAACCTGGCGCCTAGCCGCAAAAGGTTGGTAATAAGTTTTAGACCCATCGGCAGAAACTTTAAGGTTAGAGTAAGAATATCCCGACAAAGACTGCCCATTACCATAAACAACATTTAGGCGCTGCGAATAATCCTGAGACACACTAACCTGTACACCCGGCCACAACAAATCAATTACTAGCGTTTCGTTAGAAGGCGCATGTAAACGGTCACGATGTTTAAAATAAGGTCTACGATCCTTACCTAACAAAATAGTAAAACAGCCCCTAGATGTTTGCATAGTAGATAACAAACCCTGAATATAAGTAGTCAAAACAGGTTCAAAGTTACCAGTAGAACGAGTTAAAAAACCAGTCCAACGAGTCTTATCTTTAATACTTACAGGACGATAAAAGTTAGAAAGATTAGCATAATCAGAAGCGTTATATACCGTATCCCACCAATCCAACTCATCAAGAGTTTCAGAAAGAGGACTAATTTCTCGAAGGCGACTTGAAGGATGCAGACTATAATAAAACTGGCGAGCGATAGCCTGCTCATAAGAAATAGGATGCGTCAAATATTCAGGCTTAGCCAAAAAGTTATCTAACTGACGCATCGCTCCATTACATGTAATAGTCAAAGTACCGCCAGCATCATCTTCGCCAAACTCAAAAGCGAGAAAGTAACCTTCCCAATAATACAAAGGCGTACCAGCAGAAGTGCCGTCAGCTGACTGAGGAGACATCCAAATAATATCTACATTTGCCTCAGGCACACACCAATCCAAATCGCCAGTACCCAACGAATCAAAAATAGTAATAGCTGGGAAAGAAATAGTAGCGGTAGCAGGCCCAAAAGGGTCTGTAGTAGACAAACTAGAAACAGTAGTAGCCCCGCCACGAAACACAGTGACATCCCTTTTAGACTTATCTCCAGATGTTTTAGGCAAAGGATCAACAATGATACGCCAATAACCAGACTCAGTTAAAGACGTAATATTTGCTTGAGGCCGTTTCATAAAGTAACTCCATAAATTTTATCTAACAAAAGCATACGGTCTTGTATTTGTTCTTGTGACAACTCAGAATAATACTGATTATGCTCCAGCAAATACATATGCGCCGTGTAATTCTTGTCAGTAACAGGAGCCCCACCAAGATAAAAGTTAACATCAAACGGATGATTTGCCGCTATAGCCACCTGTTCGTAATGAAATTGAGTGTCCAAAACAGCAAAACGCACTATTTTATCTGTAGCAGAAACACTAACAGCAATAACAATAGGCTTAAACATTTGAAACCTAGACGCATCAATACGTATCTCAGACAAAACAGTATGACCCAGCATCAACTTCAAAGTACTGTTTCTGTAATACCTTACACTAATTAAAGGATCAAAAGAAGTATATTTATCCCCACCAGCACCCATAACAACATACCAATTGCTTTTAGTTGGAGGCTGTAAAAAAATGACCGACATCATAGTGAAATATTTCGACTGATTATTAACAGTAGTCAAAGGTTTATTATTGGTAACTAGATATTGGTCATTTAAAAATCTTACGGCTTTTTCATTTAGCCTAGTGTTTTGCGTGCCATAGCCGTAATTAACCTGAACATTATTTACTACTGTTGGGCTGTTTGTAGAAGAAGCCAAAACACTATTAGCAACATTAGATTTCCACGGCCACCATTTTGTTAAATAAGTATTTGCCCCTTGAGTGCTAATGCCTAAAGTGGAATCGATAGGCACCCAACGTTCATCAGAATACAAATCAACATCAGAATATTTAACGTTAGTTTCAACACCATTCATGTCAATAGTGCCTTTGGAATAAATATTGACACCAAAACCGCTAGCTGCAATAGGGTATCCGGCTACAACAAAATAAGGATCGGTATTGAAAACAGCAGATTTAGCCATAATAAGGCCTTTATGATACGCAATTTTAGGTCGAACCGTTAACGAAGCGCTAGCGTCTGACATAGAAAGTGACTCGTCAGAGGGCAAAGGAACATCAATACTAACAGTGCTATCAATACTCCAATATGTTTCATCAACAACAGATGCACCATGAAGTATTTCTGACAAACCAGTAACAGTAATGTTGTAAACAATAGTTGTACTAGTAGTGCCAACACTAGAATTTACATAGCCAAACATGTACCAATCAGTATTACTAACCGACCTAATAGTGACATCATCACCGACAGTAATAGGACCTGGAGATGCGTTTGGATAAGTTCCGAAAGAAAAATAGTATGAATTATTTAGGTCAGGTAAAGCTGCCGAAAAATCATGATAAGCAATAGCGACGCCGTAAGCCACATCAAACCAACTTTAAACGCAAAGACGTTGCTGGAATATAAACATTAGAATAAGCAGACACGCTAGATTCTGGCGTTAAAGCACCAACAGCAATAACATTGCCAATACCGGCACTATCACACAAAGCCCACCCAACAATACGTCCCCAATCGCCAGTAGGCGTAGGAAAAACAATGTCATTAGCGTTGTAAAAAACCCCAACAGAAGAAGACCAGTTAGCGTAACCCGATTGGTAACTTACACGGCCATACCCACTACCAGAAGGTTCACTCAACAGCGCAGAATCAGTAATGTTTTTGTCAGGTAAATCAGTCAAAAGAGCCACATAAAATGAGTCAATACTAACAGCTGAATCTGGCGTCAATAAAGAAGCCAAAAGCAACTGGTCGCCATACATTGAAATATAGCCCATTAAATTTCCTCAGTTATTGTTTCAACAGGATCACGCGTCACCTGTGCCGTTACAAGAGCCATCTTAGCATGAAGCAACTCATGCGAAATATTTACCGTATAGTCCGAAGCATAACAATTCCAGCTTTTAATCAAATTACCTATACTCACCTCAATAACAAACCCAATCTGAGACAACGCATCAGTTAAAGACTTAACGGCATCCATAACTTCCATATGTGTAGACCCATGGACATAAACCGCTAACGTTTCCGTAACATTCTCACGCAAAGCATTAATAGTGTACTTACCCTCAAGAAACGAGTTAGTTACCTCATCGCGCCTAAACTGAACTGCAGAGTTCTCAAAAGAACCCTTAGCAAGTTTATAAACAATTCCATCATTGACAAGCAACCACCGGCTTGCATTGTTAACTACCGAATTTGAGTAATACAAATCAGTAGATAAAGAAATACGAACCTGCACATCAGTATGCAAATTTGAATACGGAGTCGACTTACTAACAGCCATTAGTTACCTACCGGTTGTAAGAGACGCTGACGCCTTTGACGAGCATTCATCTTACGAGCAAACTCTGCAGGATCAGAAGATTGAACAGTAATAGGACCATTAATCTGCGTAGATTGGTCATACTGAGAATGACTCACATTATAGGTTTGAGTAGAATAATGATTCATTCTAGACGCCCTAACATCACTATGCTTAACATAACCCGGAGAACCTAGTTTTTGGTCATTCAAAGCATGCAACAAATCAATGCCATACTTATTAACCGCATCAGCCTTAACAACAAACTCACCATGAGAAAGTTTGGCGGGAATAGAGTCAGAAGTACCTGTACCAGGGCCAGTAATGTAACCACCAGTAGCAAAACCTTTAATACGTCCCCAAGACTCATTACCATCATTTTTAAAATCATTAAGACCTTGGACGTGCACATTAGTACCGGATTTTTGAGCATCCAAAACCATACCGTTACCAATAAAAATAGCAACGTGATGTGCTTCGTTTGAACCATTTTTAGTCCAAAAAACTAAATCTCCAGCCTTAGCATTTTTACTGTCAATCTTAGCAACTTTATTTTTAATACCTTGCGCAGTGCTATAACCTAAATCTTTAACCCCAGCAGCATGCGCTGCGTAATCAACAAGCCCAGAACAGTCAAAATCATGCCCATCATGATCCGTGTAGTGCCACCCACCAGTTTTGTAAGGCTTGCCGATTTGTTGAAAAGCAGCCTCAAGAAACTGCGCACGCTTTGAAGAAGCGTTAACCTCTAGCTTGCGAGCAGTAGTAAGTTTCTTGCCACTGGCAGTATCAGTAGCATTCCAAACCCATTTTTTACTAGCTGCATCATAATGCTTGTCGTAATGAATCAAATCGTTACTAGCAGCCCAAACCTCAGTGCGATTCTTACCAGTTCCAAAAACAGGAACACCAGCGCCCCACACAGTATCGGGTGTAGAACTTTGTGATTGAACGCCACCAATTCTAGTTCCAACTCCTGTATTTTTACCAATAGTACTAGCGGCATTACGATTAGCGGAGCCAGTAGGCGAAGTACTACCGCTACCACCAGCAAGATACCCGCTGCCTGACGAGCCACTATTAGGCGCAGAAACAGCATTTGGCGCTTTTTTAGGAGCATTCAAAATACCGTTTACTAAACTAAATTGCTCGCTGCCAGTCAAACCACCTAAAGAACTTTTTAGATTAGCCAAAATTGCTTGTCCGGCTGCTTTAGCGGCTTTACCTGCAACATCAGGCATACCAGATAAAGCCTTGGCAAGTTTATCGGTAGCGCCTTTACCGCCAATAGCAACGTTCTCGCCAAAATTAAACAAATCGTTATATGCACGCTTAGCAGCCTTTTCAAAATCTTCATTCATGTACTGCATCTGCAAATTAAAATCTTCTTTAGCACGAGCATAAGCCGTATTAAAAGGACTAGTTTCATGTTGATTTGAGAGCCCAATGCGCTTAGATACTGTTTCATTAGTCTGCGATACTAAAGCAGCATTACGAGTCATATCATTAACAAGCTGATCTGTTTGTTGTGCGTTAGCAGGATTCATCAAATCCAAAGTGCGAATGGCATCATCAGACAGCCCAAGTTTTTTCAACTTAGCCACATTCTTCATTTGACGATTCAAAAGAGTATTTTGCTCTTTAAGGTTCGTAACTAACGCGCCTGTTGAAGCAACACGCTGACCGCCAATACGCTCATAAACATTGTAATAACTTTTAGCAAAATCTTGCGTACCGCGCAAAATACCCAATGTAAATTTGGCTTGTGAACGTGTAATGTTTAGATTCATATCATTTTGGCTTTCAGCCAAAGAATGATTTAAATTAGCAATTTGCTTAGCAAACGACATCACTTGCGAAACTGCTTGCTGACCATTAGATTTTTCTTGATTAAGAATCGACTGCTCATCTTGAGTTGCGCCGGTAGGCAAAACAGTATTGGCCGCTTTAACACCAGTTTTAATATTTTCATTAATATTAGCCAAACCAGATTGACCCGCTTGTTGAACCGAGCGCGAAGCAGCCGTCATACTGTAAGCATTCATGATTGCAGCAGCTTGTGAACTGGTAGCGGCAAGGTTAGGATTTGCTAATTCTTTTAACAAATCAATGACAGCATTTGCGCCATTTTCTGCATTAGCAGTCAAAGACATTGTAGATATTGCTTGTGAAAAAGAATTTTGCGAACCAACATCGTTTTGAGCAACAAAAGCATTAATGGCCAATTTAACAATTTTGTTTTTAATACCATTAAAAACTGTAGGATCATTATAAATATCTAAAACAGTTTTGCTTTTTGACCAAGCAAAATCTTCGGCTGCAAAAAGAGCCCCGCCAAGTTGGCTATTTTGTTTTTTAGCATAAGTTTCTTCAGGAGAAACTTGGCGCTTACCTTTTACATAATATGGCGTCTCCCAGCCGTAACCGCCACCCTTAATCAAAGTTTTGTAATATTGGTAAAAAGAATTACTTGGGAGTGATTTTTTGTCAGAAGTATTAGCAAAAAATACACTTAGCGGATCAGTGTCACTTGTAGACTGAGACACAGCTGAGTTAACACGTTGTTGTTTGAGTAAATTCCAAGAATTAAGGTCATACTTTACACCAAGCAATTCCGAAACAATACGAGCTGCATTCATGTTCTGCACATCTCTATAGCCCTTTGAGCCTGAAATGCCAGCAGTGCCCCTAAGAATTTTTACTGCCTCGGAAAGCGTAGCCATACGGATAGTACCGGTTCCAAATTTTAGGGCAGTATTATTAATATTAGAAGTCGCCTCTTGTCGAATCAACTGTGCCATAGTTCCGCCGTAGGCACTTTGACGGTGAGCCACAGCATCAGTATAAGTCATTGTGTCGGCAGCCGATTGAAAAGCGTCGGTATAAAGACCACTATTAGAACTACCGTAAGTTGATTTACCAGTAGCGTAATTACCAGCGGCACGCGCCAAAGTAGCATTTTTTGTGCCAGCAAGCGCATCTTGCGTCAAACGGCTAATAACTTCAGGACTAGCATTAGGACCAGCCATCATTCTTGCTTGAATACCCAAACCAGTACCAGTTAATAACTCTTTTTGAGTATTAAAAGTATAGCTAGCTTTGTAATCAGTTTTTAAAGCATTTAAAATTTCCGACGTTGACATTTTAGTTGCTTGCCTAGGCGACTTAGCACTTTTTGCATAATAACTCGCCCAAGCCATAGGATCATACATAGCATTTGTATTAGTGTAAGACTGCGTTGGCAAACCTGCTTTAGTAGCAAAATCATTGTACACAGAATAAGCATCACTAAAACCAGTACCAGTTTGGCGCTCATTATTTTGCTTAATTGCTTTAGATACAAAACCCGCAGCAGCCATGACAGCCATAATTCCGATAGTAGATCCTAGCATTCCCATCATTCCGCTTAAAGCGCCGCCTAAAGCACCAAAACGCTGACCACCACGAATAGCTGTACCTTCTTCAGAAACACCAGTAATAGCGCCTTGTTTAACCCAATCCTTAACTCTAGTGCCCATAGACTTACCAAATTCACCGACATTTTTGCCTGCATACTTAACAGCATCTTTAAAAAACCCTAAAGTACCTGAAGTTTGACGCATATCATTAAACATTGCTTTTTGTACAGCCAAACGTTGCGACGCACCATACTCACCATTAGGCGAACCATACGCACCCATTTGCATAGCAAGTTGACTAGCAATTGCATTAGGCATAGTAGCCATCGTTGCAGGACGAATTACATTATTTGAATCTCTACCATAACGAATAGCCTGCTCTTCAGCAGACATTATTGTTCCACCATTTTTAAGCATAAATTTATTATTAGAAGCAGCCATACCGGCATCGGTACGCATACGAGAGTTACTTGGGTCAGCGTTGTAAAGGTTGGCATTAGCGTTGGTATAAGCCTGCGCAATCCACTGAGCGCCACCCTTAAGCATCCCAATCGGTCCGCCTCTTGCACCTGTAACTGGATCCTTACCACCAAAAAGCGTGCCAAATGCTTGACCAACGCGAGCGCCAGCAGTAGACAAAGCATTAGGTCCAAAAGCCTGCCCGTTAATAGCTTGGGTACGTCCAGCAAAAAATTGTTGCCCAAAATTAGAATTTGTAAACATACTTAAGCCAAGACGACCAAGTTGAATGACAGCAATACCTTTAAGAATTGTCCACAAACTAGTCAAAACTGGAAGCAATGGTCCAAGCCCCGAAAGAGCAGTAACCAAACCATGAACGCCTTCAGCCATACCGTTTGATACACCCAAAACGCTATTTAAAAACGACAGAAATGGTTTACCTGCCTCAGCAGTAGTTTGCGACATAGTTTCTTGCATTTTAGACAATTGGTCATTAACCCCGCCTAATGCCGAAGTAGCACCTGCATTAGCAGACCCATTATTGTAAGAACTAGTAGCATCGCCAACAATTTGACGCAAGTCACCAGACTTAGACAAAGCCTGCAAAGACTTAAACGTGTTAACACCATCAAGACCCAAATTATCAAGAGTCGTAACAGCCTGCGAACCTTGCTTATTGATAGCGTCAGTAAAACGCAAAATCATTTCAGTAGGATCACTCTTAAACAAGTTACCCAAAGAGTCCGTAGACATGTTCAAAACTTTGGCATACTCACGAATTTCAGGAGAACCAGTACGAATAGACCGGTTCATATCCAAAAGAACCTTGTTAAACGCGTTAGCAGAACGATAACCGTCTTCACCAAGACGAGACATCGCCGTAGACAAACCAAACACAGAAGCTTGGCTAATACCAACTACAGAAGCAATAGGCGCAATAGCTTTAGAAAAAGCCAAAACAGACGAAGCTGAAGCGCCATACTTTGCTGTAACAGAAACAAGGGAATCGCTAAAACCCTTAATCATGTTAGTAGAGTTACCAAAAGAACGAGTAACCTGAAGCATGTCCTGCTGCATGCCAGAGCCCCACTCGCCAGAAGCAGCCTGTAGTTTAATAAACTCCTGGCCCAACTTTTGAATCTGTTTAGTTGTAGTAACGCCAGACGTTGCTAAAGTCTTAGTAGTCTCAATCGCCTTATCCATACCCACAGGAAACTGGCGAGCAAACTTCATAGTTACAGAGCCAAGACCCTCAAACTGTTTACCAGCAATCTTGGCAGTAGCATTAAGTGAAGAAAGTTTTTGCTCATAAGCCGCAGCCTGCGCAACAGCAACCTTATTAGCACCAGTAAAAGCAGCCGTAGACTGAATAAGAGATAAAGAAATCTTATTAAGATTGCCCAATTTAGCAATCGCGATATCATTAGCCGCACTAAATTGATTGGTCATAGCCAAAGCTTGACCAAGAGAAGACGTGTAAGGGCCTACGTTGGCATTAAAATCAACTGTTACATCTTCATTAAACACAGTTAATCCTTTCGCTCAGGCCTCTTTGTCTTTTGATTACGAACACTCTCAGCAACATAAGAAGGTACTAATGTTATTGTAGAGCCTGGCAAGCGGTCATTCTCGTCCGTAGCACGATCCTTCATGTAACAACCCCAACACTGGTGAGTAATAGGTTCGTAAGCATACCTATCTTCTTCCCACTCCCAGCCCGCAGTGCCACACATTTGACACTTCTCGCCAGACTCCAACAAATATGCTGCAAGTTTAGCTCGGTCATCCTCATCCCAACTAAACAAAGTTGAGTGAGGAAGCCCATGGTCTGAGCACCATGCGACCTCCATATAGAAAGTCGGGTCGTACCTCAGCCGACTTCGTTGAAAGGGACATCAAGGCCTTTAGAATTAACCTCAACACACCCAATAAACAACTCAGTCAACTCACCGCGAGACCACTCATTAGAAGTCCAAATCTGTGTAGCCTGCTCCTCAGACAATGCCGGAGTTACAGAACAAGCAGAAATAAGAGCAGGCGCAAACGTATCAATATTGTACGAAGTGCCTTCCTTCTTCTGCTCATTAGTTGGGGGATGAGCAGCCAACAGATCATCATAAGCCTTCGAACCAATCGCCTTAATAGTGACAACAAAGTCAGTAGTAGACGACTTGCCCGTAGGAACATTGATAATAATTTCTTTAGTGCGAGCAGGCTTCTTCAATAAATCTTCAAGAGTAGCAATCTTACGTGCCATGATATATTTCCTTCGTTTGGTCTGTTTAAGCTTACGCTTATTACGAGGTGTAGATGCGGACATGTATTAAGTATAGGCGGGGAGAAAAGAGAGGGAAAACTCCCCGCCTATACAAAATTAGTTTAACCGTGAACGGCCGCTACAGAAACAACGTTGCTGTAAGTACCAACACCGTTAGCGTTACGCGCTGCTACACGGAAGTACAAGGTCTTTGAAGTACCCTGTGAAGTCGTGAATGCAACACCACCACTAGTTACCGGAGTAGTTGGCGTAGTGTTTAGAACCTGTGAAACCGAAGTTACGTGCAATGAATTAGTTGAAGACGCAATAGAAGTCGCAGTCAACTGAGTAATGTCAGTGAACGTACCAGTCGCTGAAGTTGAAACCTGGATAACATAAGGCGTAGCAGCCTCTGAACCACCGGCAGATAGCGTACCAGTGTAAGCCGGAGTATCCCAGTCAAGACCAATAGATGGCACAGAAGCAGATGCAGTCTGAGTCAAGCGAGTAGCCACAAGGTTAACAACAGCAGATGGAACAGCACTAGCACTAGCAATAACGTTTGCACCTTCAGCTGGTTCCTGTGGAACAGCACCAGTGACTGTGAAAGTCTGAACAGTGTTAGATGTAACAGGACCCGCAGTACGAGCAGTTACAACTACAGGCCAAATTTCAACAACGTTACCTGATGCAGGTGACTGGTTAGTACCCTGAGTAATACTGCCTGGATCATTGAAACGCGAGATTACAAAGTAACCTTTTTGACCGCGTGGAAGTTTAGTCCAAGCAAAGTCAACAGCGTTAGCGCCAGTACCGTTAAGGTCAGTGTATGAAGCATCATCGCGGTAAAAATCTGCAGTAAACGAAGCATTAACTGTACCTGGAACGTTACCTTCGAACAAAGTGTCCAAAGAAGGCGTAGGAACAGTGTTACCTGTTGACTGTGCGGTTACAGAAATTACGAAAGGTGTAATGTCGTAAGCCAAAGCTAATTCAGCAGCGGTGATGTTTGGTTGTGCCTGTGACGAGTTCCAAGTGTTGCTGTAACCCGAAATAGCCGAACCAAATGATGTGACTGGAATAAATCCAATCCACGTATTATTATTCGGAATAATTCTTGCCATGGTGGTAGGCCTCCTAAGCCAATCGTACGATTAAATACCGGTATATCCGATACTACTACAACTTTACGAAAAACTGTTCCTCGAACAAACAAATCCTACAGAGTCAAAACATTGCCAATAAGGTGGGTTAACTGTATCAACACGAGTAACAGAACCAAGATTTTGCCACTGAATAGCAGTAATCTTAAAAACCTCTACACTGCCAAACGTAGAATGCAAAAGATTATTAGGCCCACCATCAACAGCAATACGAGTTTTATTGGCAATCCAATCAACCTGCTTGCGCGAACCACCAAAATGGCGCAAATTAAAGTTAACAGTCCAATCCAAATTACCGTCAAGATCGTTAATCATCACATTAGAGCCAGTAGAAACCAACACGGTATACGGCGCAAAAACACTCTGGTTAGGCTGCCCTTTAAGCCAACCACCATCAGTAGGCGCAACACCATCACCAATCAACTCGCCAGTAGATGTTAAAGCAGCAATAATTGAGTCAGTTAAAGCACCATGGTCAATCATCGTAAAGCCCCCTTAGCGACCTGAGAGCCCCTATTAGCCAATTCCTTAGCAATACTATTAGCATGCTCAGAAATGGCCTTAGAATCGACTCTAGCGCCCGCATTAGGCTTAAATGTCACAGCAGTACCAGTAGACGTATTGTGAACAACAGCAGACACATTAGCCATAGGCTTAGCTTTAACAATCTCCTGTGCACTATTATGCAAAGATTGTGGAATTTTTTGTGCTTCCAATTGCATCTTTTTTAACTGATCAGTAACATTCTTAAACGTCATACATACCACTCCGACGGAATATTAGTATCAGGAGTCCAACCTTCCCAACGCTGAACGCCAGTAACACTCAACTGACGAACAGCCTCAAACTGACCAGCAGCCTGAACATCCATAATACGAAAAGCCCTACCAACCATCAAAACATCAGGATGAGAAGTAACCACAACAACATCATTAACCTGAGGAGTAGTAGGCTGACCAGACTCATCAAGTAAAGGAATAGACACAGCGCCACTAGAAAAATATTGAGGTTCTTCACCCAACTGATACTGAACAGGCCCAGCGACAGTAGTAACTCTAGCTTTACCGGAATAAACAGTAGACAAAACAGTAGCTGTAGCATCACCAGTCGAAGTATTTAAAGATGGTTGACCTGGGCGGTCAATACGCACAGTAGCAATCATATTCATCTCGGCATAACGCTGAGAATACCTGCGTACAAGACTTGTATTAATCTTGTACATAACTAGCCGCCAATTCGAGTTTTTGTATACCTTTTACCAGACTTATATTCATTTTCAACAAATTTAGCGCCAGTACTATCAAGTTTAAAGTTTTTAGCATCATGAAGGCCAATTAAATTTTGTTTTTTCTTTAATTCAGGCAAAGAAGTCAAAAAATATTTATTACGTCGCAAAATAAGACTTTTACCTTTTGGGTGAATTTCAGTTTTAGTAGGCGCTAACGTCTTTTTTTCATTACCTTCATGTACATCAACCCAAACAGCCTGACCTCTAACTTTAGGATCACGCCAACCTTTTTCAATCTCTCGCTGAGCTTTACTAATCAAATAATCTTTTTCCATAATTAACCCCAAACAATCGGTTCGTTTTGAACATCAGACTTCCACCAGTCAGTCGAACGACCAGGATGGAAATCTCCATAATTTTGGCGACCAGCCAAATAATTATCATTAAAGCCAATACCAAACACAAGAGGCTTAATCTCAGGATCCCAATCAATGCTAAGAATATTATTAGCAGTAGCAGGGTCAAACCAACCATACAACGCCTTGTACTGGTCACGCAAAGACGAAGCAAGATTGTTATAACGCTCCTGCAACTCGCTTAACTGAACAGAAACACCATCAGCAGAAACACTTACCTCACGAGCAAAACGACCAGAAATGACCTCGGCAGCCACAGCAGCCACATAAAGAGGCGCATTGTAATCTAACTCCCACTGATCTAAAAGAAACTGTACTTCCTCATCCGTTAACAACGGAAAAGAAGAATCAGTATCACCCACATAAAAGCGAACACTGTCCTTATCTGAAGAACCCGGATTACCGCTATACGTCCATGACATAGGACAATCCTAACCTAAATTGCTAAAAAATTATTTTGACCTACGAAGTTTATCGCCAGTTTTAAGACGAGTTTCGCGTAAAGAATCCCCAGCCTTGTATTTAGCCTCACGCATAGAATCGCCAGCCTTATACTTAGCTTCACGCATAGCATCTTTAGCGCCATAGTAAGCACTACGAACACCTTCAGAACTCATACTTTTTTCAACAATGTCTCCACGCTTTTTAGCATTTATATGAGCACGACGGGCGCCAAAACCAGTACCAGCTAAGGCAGCGCCACCAACAGCCAGCTTTGCTTTAGGACTTAAACTAGGTCCAATATGTTCAAGACCACCTGCCTTGCGCGAAGCATGGGCAAGAACACCCGCTGCGCCAGCCGTACCTGCAAGACCTCCGTACACTGCTTGCGAGCCATAAGTACGACCAGCAACAGCGGCCTTACGTCCCTTACGCGCCTGAGAAGCATTGTAACCAGGACCAGCAACAGTACTTGCAATAGGTATTGCACCCATAGCAGTTGCAGTATTAGCATCCTTTTCTACGCCCTCTAATTCAACCAGAGCATAAACGTTACCATATTCGTCAACAACTAAGTCATCTTCGTAAACATCGTCAAGCACAGCATCAGCAATATCATTAAAACCGCGCTGAGCCTTGCGTACTAAATAATCTTGCTCATTACTCATAATAAATTCCTAACTTAGTTTTACCAGGCGGGCTTGTTTGCTTCGCCGCCACGGATTTGAACTGGACGTCGAGATCTTAAAAGAGCTTCTCGCTTTTCAGAAAGAGACGCTTGGCTTTCCCTAACCGTGGTGCCAGGATTAATAGTAGAGCGCTGTAAGCCAATTTTGCCACGATTTGCTACGTTTTTTTCGCCAGACAAAAGACGGTAATGGTCTTTTGTGTTTCTTCCAGAATCAATAATCGTATTAAGGTGACTACGCTCTCCGCCAGCGCTAAGCCCTGCTGATGCACGCTTGCCAGCATTATTAGCACCCATTCTGAACTGCATGGGACCATTTTGCCTGAATGCATTAGCGCCCTTGCCTTCACGAATAGCTTGGCGAGCCACAGATGGCAAACCTTTTTCAACATCATCATCTTTACGAATATGCAAAGCAGTCTGCTTATCATTATCGTCACGACTCTTCTGCTTAATGCAAGTAGCACAAGAACCATTATCGCAATAACGTTGACCAGCAGAAATACTACCTACGTGCGTAGGAGCCAAATCAAAAGACTTAGCAAACTCTTCCAAATCACGGTAAGCCTTAGCAACCATAAACGATTTTTCCATTTTAATAACCACGCTTTACTCTAGAAATTTTATCTTCAACTTTAGACCCAGCACACATTATGACTCCTGAATCCAACGAGCCGCAATCCACGACTCAAGACGCAACCAACTATTAGCCTCAGGCACAACATCACCCGGAGCATAAGTATTAGCGCCAACAACCATAGTCTTGACAGCCTTATACACAATAGCCTTAGTAGTATCAGCTACGATTGCATTACGAGTAGCAACCCGCTGAACCTCTTTATTAGCCACTGAAACATCCTGCTGAGATATAGAACTAGCACGAGAAGTAGTAGAAGTGGCTTTCTTAATCGACGTCTGCACTTTGCCATTAGCAGCTTTAGCCACAGTCATAATTCCTACTTAGGTGTAGTAGTAAAAATATTTGAATAAGTGCCAGTAACACTATTAATAACTGCAGCAACCTGAAAATCGTAACTAACACCAGAAGTCAAACCAGTAACAGTTGCAGTAACTGCAGTAGAAGTACCATCAGAAAAAGTAGTAAACGATCCTGCAGCAGTAGAACCAACAGCAGACGTACGATACTGAACAACATAATCTGTTAGCAATGCAGGAGCATTAACAGGAGCATACCAATTCAAAACCACAGCGCCAGCAGCCTGACCAGTAACAGTACCAGTCAAAGCATAAGGAATATTATCCTTAGCATAATCGCGAAGAACTTGAGGATTCAAATATGTAGGATGTGGAGTGTACTTTACAGAATTATTAGACGAAGTATCAGTCATAACAGTAGAGTTTAAAATACCATTACTAAAAGTACCATCTGCAGATTGCTGGCGAGCAGTACTAAGGCGAGCGGCGGATGGCCCAGGAACAGGAACCACCCACCGCTTCGCAATAATAGACTGCAACGTCTTCATACTAAGCACTTCAGCATCAGTAAGAACATATCCCTTAGCACGAGCCACACCATTAATGGTAAGAGCCTTAGCTAAGCGAAGAACAGTTGCAGGACGGTACATGATTATGCAACCACGCTTGTGAAGAATGCACCAAGGTCAGTAGCAACAGTCTTCATATCGTAAGTCATTTCTGCTTCGATACGATCTGATGCAATGTGTTCCATACGGAAACGCTTGATCTTGATACCTTCAGAATTACCACCAAGGTAGCCATTCCAAGTGAAGGTGTAACCAGCTGATGGAGTCATCAAGCTAGGTGCTGAAGGCGCGTAGCACAACAGAGCAGACTTAGAATCATTGATGAAGCTGTATGAAGCAGCAGCATCCTGAGTCTTAGCATCTGGAATCTGTGGACCAGTTGACTGTGAAGCGTACGATGTGTACAGTTCGTTAACGCCAAACATTGTAGCAATCAAGTCTTCAGTCACGATACCGCGCTGAGTGTACTTGATACGGTCAATGATATCTGGATGCTGCTTTAGGGCAGTCATAACATCGGCACCAAGAACCATGATGTTTGGAGCAAAACCGGTGTTCTTGCGGAAAGAAATAACCGCACGAGCAACGTCGCCAATTGGGTCTGAGCCAGCATCTGACCACTTAGCGGCAGGAGCAGTGAAACCATTAGCGTTAGCAGAAGCACCAACAGTAAGGTCATTGTCCCAAATACCAGTGGTGAAGTACTTAGCAGCCCAGTCAACGTCACGCTTCAACAAAAGTTGGTTTGTGATGAATTCGGTGCTGTCACGGTCTAGTACGAAGTTGCTATCAGCATTGGCGCGTAACTGATCGTCAATGTCCTTGTGCACGGCGTAGACGTGAGCAAAGTACTGGTCGGTGGTTGTGTTCCAACCAACGCCTGGAGACTCTGTAGAAGGCGCACGGCGAGCAACGTCAGTACGACGCCAATCGCTCTTGCTGTACTTCCAATAAAGGTCTGATTGCTTTTTGACCGGTACTTTAGGAAATACCTTGTCAGCAATGTATGCATCTGCAGACTGCATGTAGGCAATCGACACATTGGTCAACGGCACATTTACATGCAGATCGGACTGGGATGGACTTGGCATGAGTTAGTCTCCTATTTCTATCGTGCGGCCAGAAGCACGGGGATAAGTTCGCCAACAGTTGAAGAAGCAGCAAGAGCTACACCGCCAACCACACCACTAGAGTATGTTGTTGCACGACCGAGTGAATCTGCAGTTACTTTTGTACCTGCAGTGATTGAAGCATCGCCTGAAACAACAAACGAGACACCGATGAAGCCAACCTGAGCAGCAGCGCCAGTAACCTGTGGCTTGTTCTGAAGAACACCAATGCTGTAATCAGATGAAGCAGTACAAAGACCAGCAGTCTTAGAACCAGTAATCTTAACAAAGCGGTACTGGAAGCCAGCAGTGCTGATGTTACGAGTTACAGTGATACCTGCACCAGACTGCGTAACACCAGGGGCAGCGTTAGCAACAGTAAAAGTAGTTGCCGAAGCAATACCTGTAATAGTGAAAGTGCCATTATTTGCTGCAGCAGTAGCACCAGTAACAACAATCGTGTCACCAAAAGAAAAACCATGAGGTGTCGGAGTGGTGAAAGTGTTCACTGACGATGCGTAAGAAATAGTAGCAGTCAAAGACTTGCTAGATGGGAATCCACCAAGACCAACGTTAGATACACCGGTGTAACCAGCAATCGAAGCATCAGCCGCGAGGGAAATGGATTTAAGGGACTCTTCGTAAGCCATGACTTATCGTCCTTCTGCTAAGTAAGCGTCATATGCGCTTGGGTTTGATTCAAACATTGCAGTAAACGCCTGCTCGTAAGACACATCAGCCTTACCAACAAATTCACTAGCAAGACCATTAACTGTGTCAAGAACAGAAACATTGTCTGTATCTCCAACATAGCCGATTTCGTTGTACAACGCATCACCGATAGCGGAGAAAAGTTCATCAACAAGTTCTAGCTCTTCATCAGTCAAAGCCTCAGCAATTGACTTCAAAATAGGGCCGAATACTTCTGGTGCAACAGGAAGATTGTATTCCGCTGCTTTAGAGATGAAAGCATCTTCGATACGGGCATCTTCGATTGCAGCAGCATATTCGTATGCTTCAGCAGCTTGAGCCTTTGCGATTTCAACTTCATCCATTGCTTTAGCAATGATTTCTTCGCGATCACGCTCGGTGACCGCCTTACTTAGTTCTTCAAGAACCGAGTCACCTAGACTCATATGATCACTCATTTCTGCCTTTGATAAGGCGTATCCAGCAGCGCCACCGCCGGTAGCAGCTAAGGCAAGACTTTTGCCCGGATTTTCTTTCATCCAACCAGTCGTCCTTTTCGTGCCACGAGCAAGAGACTGACCAGCTTCAGAAGTCATAGCACCACGGTAACTAGTGCCAGCTTTTTCCGCACCGTTTACAAGGTGTGGAAGTACCTTTTGTCCAGCCTTAGATGCAGCAAATTTTTCTGCAAATCCGGTGAACATACCTTTTTCAACATCGTCATCAGAGTCAACTTCATCCTCGACGTAAACATACTCGTTGCCTTCAGCATCAAAAACAACATCACCATGCTCAAGAATTTCGGCAGGTACTTCTTCGCCAGTTTCATCAAACAAAGCAGGAGTTTCATCAACGCTGTCATCGTTTTTAGCAAACGCAATAAGACCATGCTGATTAGCAGGGCGGTCAACGACAGAGACTTCATCTATCTCAATGTCAAAAAGACGCTTCACATTTTGATTCATAGTATTCCAATCTTCTTACAGTTTTTGACTGCTCGCATTAGACTTAAGCATTTTTATGTCCAAGGCTGATTACGAGCACTAACCCCACGCTTGTACGAACCAGCACTAATAGCACCAGCAGCCAATGTGGCAGCAGTAAGGCCTAACCCGCGCTTAGTCAGACCAGGCTTAAGTTTGACACCCAAACCATGTTCTGCACGACTAGCAGAATCCAAACCACTAACTTTATAATTACGTGCAGCTTCACGGCCCAACACAATACCAGAACCCGCAGCGGCGCCCGAATAAAGACCTAGACGACGTTGACGGTCAGCCTCAGGATCAAAACGACGATAAGCTTTTTTAACTGGAGTTTTTAATTTATGTGCTTTATTAGCCTCATTAGCAGCAATTGCCAAAAAACCACTGCCAGCTGCAACACCTAAATTACGCCCACGAGCAATTTTTTTTGCATAATAATCTGAGCCCAAAGACGATGCAGTTTTGCTAGCAGAAGTTTTATTAGCAGCGTTATATAAAAGAGCAGATCCACCTACACCTGCTATAGCAGCATTAGTTTTATGTTCTCTTCTTTCAGCAGCTTTGGATTTTTCAACTGGAGTTCCCGCAGCTTCTAACTTCTTTTTATTTTTACGATTTTGAATCATAACTAAAGAATTAGCGCCAACAGCTTTATTAACTTTTTTGTTGTTGTAAACGCGTTCAGCTCCAGCAGCTCCAATTAAAGCAGCGCCACCAAGAGCGTACTTGTTACGCCCTGACTTAAGTTTCTGAGCAATACCCTCCATTTTTTTAGACTTGTCATACTCACGGCTTGCTTGCTCGGCGTGAGATTGTGCCCAACCCATGTGTCTTAAAGTTTCTGGGTCATGAACAAATCCAACAGAGCCAGCAGCAGTGTGGTGTATGCTAGGTTTAATTACACCATTAGCCACCGATTTATTGTATTGTTTTGCTGCATCCCTTAATTTTTTTGATTCTTGATTTTTGTAATCAAGAAATCTTTCGCCATATTTTTCAGCAGACGCAGTAGCACGCTTAGCCTTAGTATTCATTTTTCCAGCTTGATACAAACCTGCACCGCCAACACCAGCGGCAACCGCACCAGTAGCGTCCAAAGCCTTACCACGGTCAGCTTTATTAACCGCTTTTTTACCCTCAGCATAAGAGCCTAAAGCAGACACGGTACCAAGACCTGTTGCCCCAGCAATAGCCCATTTATTTTTACCAGCAAAATGTTTAGCATCTTTACCATGTTGCGCTAAAGACTTTGGCTGAGCCATTAAACCATTTGCACGCATCATTTTTTTATACTCACGACTAGTTTTAGTTAAACCTTTTACGCCATCGCGTTTAGGTTTTTCTGCGCGTGCTTCGCGAAGTCCGTATGCTTCATAAGCATTTTCTAAACCGCGATCACCAAAAGCATGCCCAAAATAACCACCCATAGCAGCGCCATAAACCCCGCCAGATGTAGCCATAGCAGCAGGCAACTTACTGTCCATTTTTTTACCATGACCATTACGGCTTACAGCACCCTCTGCCTTATGAATAGCAGTCTGACCAGATTTCATAGCACTTCCTTTAGGTTTCTTCAACAAATGATGCGCAGCACTCGCACCCACAACCATATTTGTGCCTTGTAAACCAAGACCCGCAATAGCTGCATTCTTAGGACCAATTCTACGCGCGATAGCGCCCATTTCCTCAGGCGCAACATGAAAACCTTTAGCCTTCAAATTGCGATACTTTTTAGCAGACTCAGAAACCGCAGCAGCTTCAGCAGCAGTAGCTCCTACAAGACCTACACCCAACTCTTGAGCATGACCCTTAGGTTGATCAGTAGCCATTAAACCATCGTCCCCTGACCAATAGGCGAATACACATTAGCGCGACCACCTTCATAAAGATTCAAACCGCGAGCAAGACGACGCAACTGGCGCTTAGACATACCAGACTGGTTACCCAAATTATTACCCAAAGCCATCACATTACTAGCCGCAATCATAGACAAAGGTGAAACAGGATTACGGCGAATAGGAGCAGCGCTATTTTGCCATTCCCTAATGTTTTCAGGAAGATAAGGAAACTCTCGAACATTAGAGCCCTTAGAAATATTACCTTCAACAAGTGCTTTGCTAATTGACATAACTAGACTTCTTTGCGCTTACCGCGACCATGAATAGAAAAGCCAGTAACTTCGCCTTTCTTAACCTTCTGCCAAGCATCCTCATCATGAATCTTGTAACCAACCCACCAGCCAATAGGCGTATCGTCAGGAAGACCCATCTTTTCAACCTTTTCAGGAGTCATAACAAAAGACTCAATCATGTCACCTGCATGAAAAGGCTGATCACCATCACGCTTATGCTGATGCCCAGCTTTACGAGAATTCAAAACATACTGATAAGCAGCCTTTTCAATCTCTTCAGGAGTAATCCAATCACCCTGACGATCAACAACCGGAGTGCCATCAACCTCAACAATAGAAGCCCAGCCAAAAACCTGACGCTTATCCTCATCAGCTTTAGCAAACTCACCAGACCAAGTAATGTCAAAATCATCATCAGACTTACTCATAGCATCAGTATTATCGACTTGTTCGCCTTTATGAGAATGCTTAGCCAGTACCTTAACTCGAGGAACCTGAGGATTACGCTCTTGTGGAACCAAACGACCACGCTTATTGCTAGAAGAAGTATTCAACTCTGACGGATCAGGACCCATCTTAGAAATACCCTCAGGGGTATACAAATATTCCCAAATAACCTCAGGGTAAATAGCATCGCCAAATAGTGTTTTACACAAGTCAACAAAGCCTGGGTCAACCTTATGAAGCGACTTAACAATCTCTAACGAATCCATTGATTCTCCAAATTCTTATTACGGTCAATCTTATCTTACACAATGCTTTCTCCACGCTTGCCTTTAAACTTAATTTGATACAACTCAATAGGCGGATTTGTGACCTTATCCCTAGATGCACCGTTAAATTCATCAATTAATTCATCACTATCGCCGTACGCTAGCAAATCCCTAAGATTTTCAACATCATTTTCAGTATATGGAACTATCTCAACATTCTTAGACAAATAATGCTCAAATTGTTCATTATCTAATTTAAGTTTATTTAATTTATTCATAAATACATTTGTGTCATGCATGTCAGAAAAAGAACCAATAATAATTTGATACTTTTCTTCAGGCTCATAACCAGCCAAAATAGCATCAAAACCGCCATCTTCATTAAAACGCGCTTCAGGTTGCCAAACTAAATTAGCATTAGATGGCTCAATTTTTTCCATATAAGTACTAGCAGCATGCTTTGCTTCAGCAGAAGTATTAAAAGAATGTTCACCGCTATTCATACCATTAGGCTCAATTCTAAATGCTTTTATTGTTTCTTCGGGTTCACGATAATCAGCATGTGTAATAATGTTGCCGATTACAGGCGACAACGCTACATCACCTGCTACTCTGTTTTCTTTTTTCAAAAGCATCATGCTTCCATACGTTTGGTCAAAAACTTTTGCAATTGTTCGAGAATCACTAAGACTACCAGAAGGCATTTCTTTTGCTTCACTGCCATTTTTTACGCCATAAGTGTCTGTATCACTAAAATGAGGCCACTGATCATACATTTTAGACCTATGACCGCTAGGAATAATAACACCATAAAGATTAGCAAAATCTAAAGGGTATTCTGTTTCTTGACGATAAACATACTTAAAATTATTTCTAAAACTTTGCTTAAAATTAGTAGCAGCCTGTGCTTTTTCATTACGCAAAACTTCAGCCTTCTGACGTGACTCAACTTTACTACGATTAGACTGCTTAAACTCAAAATTACCCTGTTTAGCCTTTTGGCCAATCTCACGCTGACGAGCCATCTTATTGCGCTTATCCAACTTAGCTTTCAAATCAGAAACATTTTTATCAGCAAACTGACCGTTAACAGACCGAGGATGCTCTTCATTAAAATGCTGTAATTCATCCTCAGACAAGTTTTTACTAATATCTTCTTCCCATAATTCAGGATCATCATTCAATAACTGAATGTCATAAATCAAAAAATCACTAGAATCAACAACAAATTTGTCTTCAAACATATCATCATCAGACGCCGCATATTGTTTATACTTACCCTGATTAATTAAAGACATCAAACTACGAGGTTCTGGTTTACCAGTAACCAACCTAAAATGCGCTTTAGGAACAACAAAACTTTCCACAAAATCATCAGCATGAGGAAAACCAGAAGAATTAGTTAAAACTTCAGCGCGGTTTTTATAAACAGGAGTAGAAGAACACCGCAAAAACACAGTTTTTTCGTCAATAACAGTTCTCAAACCACGCGTTTCAATGTAATCACTAAAACCATTTTTACCCAAAGCCATCAATTCGCCTTGCAAACGATCAGGTGACAAATCAACCACATCACCAGCAACAAACTGATTACCTTGCTTTTGAAAATCTTTAAGCAAATCTTGATTAACAGGGATGTATAAATCGCCTTCAACAAACAAAGTAGCAACTGTTGGATGTTCAGGTTTTGGCTCTATTTTAAAATTAGGTTTTTTAAAAGGAGTTTTTTTAAAGTTAGTACGAAAATTAGTGCCAGTAGTTTCAGTAGCCATAGTTTTAACTTGAGGTTGAACTTTTACATGCTTTTGATTAGACGTTTGTGGTTTAGCAAATTCAAAAGTACCGCGCTTAATCTGTGACCCAACTTCGCGTGCATTCTTAAGTTTTTTAAATTTATTTAATTTGGCGCGTAAATCTAAAACTTCAGCTTTATCAGTAAATTGACCATTAACAGACCGGGGATGTAACTCTTCAAACTCACTAGATTGTTTAGAAATTAATTCAGGAGAAATAGAAGCCTCGCGGCTACCTATAACGGATGCGTAAGTCATAAGCTCACGATCAGCATAATCAGCACGAATATGAGGATTAACCGTAGCGCCTTTCATAACAGTGGCATAACGACCCAAACGCTCAATAGGAACGCCATGAACTTCAGCAGCCCTTTCAATCGCATTAGGCCACGGCATACCATTATTAGTCCAAGTATGTAAAAGACGCTCAGTAGAATCAGTAGCTTTCTCATGAATAGCATCAGCAAGCAACTTTCCATAACGTTCAGAAGCCTCACCCATAACTGGTTTAGTAGCCTCAGATAACGCTTTAGCAATAGGCTCTAAATCAATCCCAGACAAAGCCTTACGCACCGTATAAGTATCAACTAGTGTCTGAGTAACTAAAGGCTGTAAAACGCCCATAGCGAGCCCGTGATAGCCAAGAATAGCCACACCAACGCCATTGATAACATCAGAATCATCAACAGATTTTAGAACAACTGTAGAAGTCTCTGGGCTGGCCCACCAACGATTCACAATCCCCTACTTTCAATTAGAAGCAATAGCCGAGTTTACATCATCAATAGTAAATACTGACAAATCTTCCTCAGATACATCAGGCATGCGACTCAAACGCACATTACGGCTTTCTTCCAACTTAGCATGTAGACGTTCCATAGCGCGACCATTGCCACCCTCAGCAGTAGCAACACGAACAGCATTATTTAGCGCCTTAGCGGTCTTAGGACTATCAACAACATCTTTATGTTTAGCCATACGTTGCTCAAGAATTTGAACTTGTTCTTTATGTGAATAATTAGGGAAATTAACTGTTTTAGAGAAACGCGACTTCATGCCAGGATTAAGACTCATAAACTTATCCATTTCACCCGGATAACCAGCAACAATAACCACGGTATCGTCTTTATGCTCTTCCATCATTTTCATCAACTGAGTAGCAGCTTCTTTACCAAACTGGTCATCCGCAAGAGTGTAAGCCTCATCAACAAACAAAACACCACCACGAGCCTTCTCAAACTCTTGACGCACACGATCAGAAATGTTATTGCCATACTGCCCAACCAACTTACTACGGTCAGTTTCAACAACCTTACTACTAGGCAAAAGACCAGCAGCGTTATACAACTTAGCCAATTTCTTAGCAACCGTAGTTTTACCAGTACCAGGCTCGCCAACAAACACCAAATGCTTAGCATTACGAGAAACAGGCAAACCAGCATCTTCACGCTTTTGGTTAATTAAACCAGTAGCAACAAGACTATCAACTTCGTTAGCGACACTATTCATACCAATCATTGAATGAAGGTCAGCACTAATTTCTTCTACCTTTTGCGGGTCGGCACCAGAGGTAGGCCCGCCTCGCGCCTCACCGCTACCTCTTGGGCTAGCCAATGGTTCTTCGCGACTTGCACCCGTCGGGACGAGGACACCGGCTGGCTTTTCGCTAATTCCCCCACTGGGGGTTCCGCTTTTGGGGCCTCAACACCACCTGCCTTAGCGGAAGATGCTTTCAACTCCTCCAACTTATCCATCAAATTAGACGTGTAAATAGCACCCCAAGCAGTCTGGGTAGCCTGAGCACGCTGATCAATGGTTTCAGGTAAGAATTGTTGGAACGTACCAAAATGTGAACTAGCACTAGAGCCCATAGCGGCTTTCCACTCATCTGGAGTAATATCTGCTTTTGATAAAGCCTTAGCGGGCGCATCATCTGGATTAATAGCAGCCTCAGCGCTAAACAATTCACTAATACGAGCATCCTTGGCTTTCTTAAGCACAGCAACACGCTCGCCAACAAGTTCACTCATTTGTGCATTATCTAAACCATCAAGATCTGAAGCAATTTCGGCAACAGCAGGGCTAGCATTAATCATGCTCTTGAGACCTGCTTTATCGTTAACTGCAGCCAACTCAGCCATTTCTTGAGGCTTATTGCCTGTGTAAAATAAACCAGCAGGGCCATGAGATGCAGGGGCATAGGGTGTTTTTAATTCCAAAGCCTCGTTAATTTTATCGGCCACATAATGAACATTTCCCTGCAAATCTTTAAGTGACATTCCAAAACTAATTTCTGCCTCGCCTTGCCAAGCAGAACCATACAGAGCAGAAAGAGCTTCTTTAACTGCTTTTTCATCTGACAAAACAGCACCAACAATAGCAGGGTCTGACTTGTAAGCCTTAGCCAAAGCATCATGCTCGCCATTGTTTGAAGCAGCTAATAAATACTTAGCAGCCAAACGTTTATCGCCAGTAGTTTCAAAAGCGCCTTTTGCTACAGACCACTCAGTAGTACCTGGAACACCTTGAATTCCTGGGTCATGACTACGGAAAATAGATGCTAATTCTTCAACTTCAGACGCCGCTTCTTTATTGGCACTAGCAGTAAATACTTCCAAATCACCCAAGAATTTAGCCTTAGGAACAGACTTAGGCTTAGGTGCCTCTGCAGTACTAGATTCAGTACCACCAGTAGTTGGTTTAGTTTCGCTAGTAGCGCCAGCACCAATCTTTTCTTCAGCAGGCTTTGGGTAACCAACATTAGGTCGAAGGTCACCAGCACCAGCATTAACATAACCCTGGTCTTTAGCAGACAACTTTTGACGAGCACCTGCAGCACCAGACTGACCAAGAGACTGTAAAAAGCCGCGCTGGCCATTCTTATCAGCAGTCAAAGGCTGATACTTAACAGAACGAATAAAATACGGGAACTGTTGCTGCAAAGTCTGCAACGCAGCATCATAACCCTTTGAATTAAGATTTAGACGCGAAACGCGTTGCGCACGCTTTTGCTCAGCCATTTCATCAAACACTTCATTAACACGGCGATTGTAACGCTCATTCTTGTACTTAAAGCCTTCATTATCAACCTGTTTAACAGCATCTTCTTGAATTAACTGTAAATCTTGTTCATTAAGATTCTCACCAGCGTTACGTGCTTGATCAACATAATGATTAAACAAATCCTTACGTTCTGCATCAGTAGCACCCATTGAGTTAGCCAAACCCTTTAAGCGCTCTTTTTCTTTCTGGTCAATGTCTTGAGTGTAAAGATTAGAATTTTGAACTGCATCAAGAATGCTGACATAACGATCAACCATCTGACGAGCCTTATCAGAATTGGCGCGAGCACCACGGAAGTTAGGGTCAAACTCTAAAGAAAACACACCAGAAGATGAAACAACCGTAGCCATACGCGCACCCGTACGAATAGACGCGTAAACATCCTCAGCAGTCAAACCGCCTTGCTGGCGCGTACGAACATACTGACCGCCACGCAAAGACTTAAGATTCTTAAGATCAAACGGCAAATAGTGGTCATCCGCAAAACCAACAGACTGCGAAACAACATCGCCATCAGCATCAATAATAATTCCTTGCGAAGGCAAAACATTACCTGCAGCGCGTGACAAATCAGCTACAAAAGGGTCAGTTGGTAAAGTGTTTAACAAATGACGTGTAGCCACATCAGCACGAACATTAAGCGCTAATTCATCCGGAGTGTATTCACCACCACGAGTGCGCTTTAAGTGATTCATTTCATAAACAGCAGAAGTAGCAACTACATCCTTCTCACCCTGACCAGAAATTTCATTTTCAAGATGATCCATAGCCAACTTATTATTAGGATTAACAGCCACAGCATTAACAGCATTCATAGTAGTGCTATTGAACTGTGTAACTATTTCTAAATCTGGCTCTTTCTCAGTGCCGCGGTAACGATACGCAGCTTGTTTAGCATAAGGACCAAGCGCTTCTTCAGCCTCTGGGCCATTAACGCCAACAAACTGTGCAAAACGACCATACTTTTCCATACCTGGGACTTCTCGAAGAACTCCACCACCAGCATGCAATCGGTCAAAAAACGTAGTCATTTTAGACTTTTTGTTATCGCGCATGTAATTACGGCCCATAGAAGTGCGTAACTGAGAATAGCGTGCAGGGTCGACAGCGCCTAACTCTGCCATAGCAGGACCACCAGCATTACCCATAACATTGTAGGCATCCACGCGCCTATCAATCATAATTTGCTTATCAGGACTATCTAACTTTGCTGATTCAACACTCATAGACTTGTAATCATCATTTAATGACCAAGCAGCATCTTCAGGCAAACCACCTTTAGCATCACTACCTGGGACAATAATGTCGCGCATTTTGTCATTATGTTTATTCTGAACAGTGATATGTAGATTAACATTTTTAGCATCGCCACCAAAACTATTTAAAATATCACTAGCCTGCTGATTAGCTGCATCCCATTGATACTGATGCTGGTCAACAAGTTTCTTAGTATCTACATCAATACCCTCAGAATAAACATTTTTACCACTACCATCGGGCATTACATGAGTTTTAGTAGTAGCACTATGCTTTTTAGGATGCTGTGCGCCAGCATAACCAACATAAGCACCAGCCGCTACCTCAGCCGCATGAGGCGCTTTAGTGCTAAAACGACCACCGCTACCACGAGGATGCAACCGCTCATCAAAAGGACGATCATCAGCCTTAGAAATATCTGAAGCAACAAAACGCTCGATGCCAGCAATCCACTCAGCATTCTTCTGAACTTCAGGGTCAGGGTATTCACCATTAGCCATAGTTTCAACATAAGCACGACCTAACGCACGTTTAGCGACAGCAACACGGTCAGCCATAAACTCAGATAACATTTCCTGAACTTCAGGACGAATCTGCTCAGCCTCATCAGCCAAAAAAGAATAAACAATCTCATCAATGAGAATAGAACCACCTTCAGGGTCTTCCTCTACAGCCTTACGAACCGCATCAAGCAATGACACAACAAAACCCCTTAACCAATCGACCCATTAACAGAAACAACCTTACCACTACGCGTTCTCATCAAATGCCCTTGCCTAATAGCCGGACGACGCATCAAACCTTTAGGAACATTAGGCACCATACCTAAAGATGCTTTATCAACATCCCACAAAGACTTAGCAACAGTAACTTGACGATTCTTGCCCCACTCACCAGCAGCCTCACGCTCATAAGCTTTAGCCTTAATCTTATTAGCCTTAGCATTCCAAGACCTAGCAGCCTTATAATTATCATGCGCTTCTTTAAGTGTAATAGCACCAGCCAACGTACCCAAAGCAGCGCCAGCCTTATTTTTATGACGCAAATCTCTAGCAGAATAGGCAATAACGCCAGTACCTAAGGCGCCTGCAGCGGCGGCATCAAAAGTACGATGCTTGACACCATTGCGTAGATATTTATATCCCTCTTCAGCCTCAGGACTAATACGATTACGATGCTGTGCTAAAAACTTATCATCACGTTTAGCAATACCAGCCTTACGTTGCTTACCTTGCTTAAACTCAAGATTTTGTAACTTAGCATTATTAAAAGAACCAAGTGCGCCAACGCCAATAGCACCAATACCTAAAGTATTAGAAGCTTTAGTTGCTTTAGGCTCATGAGCAATAATACCTGCAACATGTTTATTAGTAGCAAGTTTAGGTGCCTTCTTAGCGGCATAATTAGCAATCTCAGGCGCACGTGTACCAAGAGCAGCCAAACCTAAAGTGCCAGCAACGCGAGAAAAGTTTTTAGCGCGACGCTTAGAACTAAGAATCTTATCCTCATAATCGGGAACATCAGCTTTACTTAAATTCTTTTCACCACGCTTTAACTGATCAGCCATAACAGCATTATGCGCCACAGGTTTAACAACATCATGATGAATATCTAAACGGCGAGTAGGCTCGCCAGTAACAGCATGCTTAGCACCAACAAGTGCCAAAGGAATACCCGTAACCTGCAAACCTCGAGCGCCTAACTTAGAGCCAACAAACTTGGCATGCTCCACACCCAATTCACGCGCTTTAGTAGCATCCCACAAACCCTTTTTGCCAGAAGCACGCAAAGCCTTTTCAGAACGATAATTAATGTTTGCGCCAACACCAGCAACACTGCCACCAACTGCAGCAGCTTCAACACCATGAAGCCTATTTTTGTTTTTCTTATTCACTGCAACTCACTCAACGTCAAAGTAATACGGCGAAAAGTTTCCTCAACATCAGGCTCAGCAGCCATCATAGAAATAGCAATACCCGCACGCGCAAGCATCTCCAAAGCCTCATCAAACTTAATGCCATTTTCTTCCATAACATCAGTAACAAACATATTAACCAATTTGGCAGCATCAGCATTGTTTTCCTGAGCAATGTGAGCACAAGCACCAGCAACAGTTATTTGCGCCCTACGTTCAAGTGTTAAATTCATTACTGCCCCTGTTGAGGATTTTGTTGACTATCTTGTTGCGCAGCATTTTGTTGACTATCTTGTTGCGCAGGTTGACCCGGCTGACCAGGTTGCTGCATCTGACCCATAAGAGTTTGAGCCAACTGTTGCTTAGCCTGAACATACGCAATATTAGCCTGAGCATACTGAGTAGCTTCCGTACGCATCTGCATCTGACGACGACGCTCTTCATCTTCATCATTAAGTTTAGGCAAACGCGCAGCATCGCGAATAAAGTTTTCCATAGTTGGATCTGGGAACCAAGTAACACCAGTACTAGACATAGCAGACATAAACTGAGCCAACTGTGAAATATCTGGACTATCAACATCACCAGGAACAATCTTAGGCAACTCTGAAGGCTTCATACCATTAACAGAAAACAAACGAGGGATTGCATACCGATTGAGCGTATCCGCAATAGAACCCGCAATAGAGTTCAAAGATGTACGGAAGATACCTGTCTTATCGGTATGCAAACTGTAAGAACCGCTACCCTCATGGCCGACCATAATAAAGTCAGCAAGCACAGACATAAGAATACGCTGCTCATAACGCTGAATAATCGCATCAGTATTAAAAGCACGAGCACCACCGCCACCCATGAGTTCAAAAGAATACAAAGGTTGCTTAGTATCTTGATCGTAAGCCATAGGAAAGACAATGCCTTCTTGCTCATCGCGACGCACACTCTTAACCATGCGCTTAAACGCTTCAACAGTTTGGGCTTGCTGTGAACCTGGCTTAGCACGCAAAAACTCTGCCGGAACCTTAACAACAGGTAAACCAGCAAGGTCACGCTCAATACCAACAGCCTCATACTCTTCAAGGCGCTTCTTCATGTACCAAGGACGATAAGCCTGACGAAGCATCGACATACCCTCAGGATTACCTTTTTGATGACGATAACGAAACAACAAAGAACGCTCAATAGGTAAAACTTTAGTTTCATAACGAGGCGGAGCCAACTGAATCATTGCAGACACATCGCCCGTATCATCAAACGCCCAACGCAACAAAGTTTCCTGCGCACGAATAGGCATCTTACGCCAACCAATAAGACCATCAGTGTACTTAGAACGCTTAGAAGAATCTTTTTCCCAAGGACCAATACGACGCTTATAAACAATCTCATGCCAAGACCAGCCATAAATGACACAAGACAAAACTTCAGAAATAAAGTCATCCCAAGTATGAGACATGTCATCCATACAAGTTTCTACAAGTTTGGCATTATCTGTATCTTCTTTAGACTTACTAGCAGGCTCAACACGCCACTCAACATTACGAATAAGACGATCAATAGTGAACCACAAAGAACCCACTAAAGGGTCATTCTCAGCCATTTCCTTAAAGACTTGAACAGCCTTACGCCCACGCAACTGCGGAAGAAACTGCTCATCAATGTAACCACCGGCACGCTTTAAACCTGTAGTACCAAGCTCCATAAAAGGAGAAGCATTTTTTAATTCCTCTATTGCCTGAATATCAGCAGGTGTCGCATTTAACCCATCAGTCTGTCTAGCCGCCAAACGTACATCATCTGACATTACGTCCCCTTAATTGTGCGCGTGTAGGTCGCTTGTAGCCAACTGTACCACGAGCATGCTCAGTATTAGCAAGTGCGCCCGCCGCGCCCAACAAACCAGCACCAATAGCCACCTTGCCACCACGACTCGCTAACTTACTATAACGATTCATACGAACATAATTTTCTGTATGCTTACGAGCCTCGTCGCGCGAAGCCTGCGCAGCTTTATCGTGCATACCAGCCCTTTGCGAATATCTAGCGCTATCACGAGAAACACCCGTCATGATGTTTTTAATATCACCATTAGAAGCACCAGCAGGAATGTTAATGCGCTTACCCTGACCATCAGTAATCCACATAGCCTGACCTTTAGTACGGCCACGCAATTTAGTTAATTTAGCCTGCTCATTGGCCTGAAGTTGACGCTGAAGATTAGCATCACCGCGACTAATACGAGCACCGGCAAAAGATTGATTAGCCTTACCTTTAGAAGCGCCAGCATTATTGCTCAAAACACTAGAAGCGCGAGTAGCACCAAGACCAGTGCCAGCCACACCTAAACCAGCCGCAGCACCCCAATGATGCTGATCCTTAACAGGCTTACGATTAGGCGCACGACCAACTTCAGCATTACTGCCATAACGAGACTGAGAAATAGTCATTACTGTGGAACCTCACGCTTTTTACCAGCATTAACCAAAGCACCAGCAGCCAACAAAGAACCGCCAGCAACCATACCCATGCCACCATTACGCATCATCTTCATACGAGGCTTAACAGCATGTGCCAAAGCATGCGCTTCAGCGGTCTTAGCTTCTTGAGCAATAAGACGCTGGTCTTGACGAGATTCATGATACACAGCTCGGTCAACATTTTTATTAGCCATAGCCTTAGTCCAAGGCATACGCGCCTTAGCAGCTTTAGCTTGGGCAGCCTGAGTATTAGCTACTTTATCAGCATGCAAAGTACGTTGTTGCATCAAATTATTGTTAGCAAAATTAGCATTACGTGCTGCAGTATAAGGAAGATTACCTGCACGCCCAAGAGTACGCGCACCCAAAGCAACCGTACCCGCGCCAGCAAGACCCATAGCAGTGTTGCCAGAAATTTTTGCAGGCTGCTTTAAATTACCTGCAGCATCGTACTCATCAGCCTTAGTCAACTCATGAATTTGGCTTTTAGCGCCATTAATCCAATTCTTACGCTTCTCAGGATCAGTAATAGCCACGCCACCAGTAATACCCGCAGCAGAAGCAGCCAAAGCATGTGGAACATAACTCTTAGTTTTAACACCTTCATCAAAATGCGCTAAGCCAGGAGCACCTTTAGGTGCCGCCGCAGCAGGTGCTACAGCAGGTGCTACAGAAGGCGCTCTTGTTCCTGCGCCAGCAGCAGGTCCACGAGTAATTTTAATCGGGCGAGTAATTTTAATTGGGCGAGGCGCAGAGACACTAGCAGTAGGAACGTCCTGTTTCAAACGAACAAGTTCTCTACCTTTTTTAGCAGGCTTAGGCGCAGGTGGGCGAGTATCAACAAGTTCACCTGGCTTAGGACGTAAAACAAGTTCCTTACCACGCTTATTAGCTGCTGCCCTCGTGCGCTCAGCATGCTCACGAATACTGCGACGCATCTCAGCACTAAAATCACCAGAACCATGACCAACAGGAGTTGCGTGATGCGCAGCGTTAGCAGCACCTTCAAAGATTTTTCCAGCGCCCAGAGATGCTTTACGTACTTCAGAAAGTTTCTTTTTAGCTTTCATAGTGCCATAAGTAGCGCCCGCAGCAGTAGGTACACCAATAATCAAACCGCCTTTAACGCCTTGTTTAAAAGCATTGCGGCTAATTGCATGTGTTTCTTTAATTTGCAAACGATGAGCAGCCTCTTTCTCGGCCTGCTCTTTTTTCCAATAATCATCTAGTGATTTTGCTACGTTGCTAGCATTTCCAAAACGGGACTGATTCATAACTACACTATACTCCATCGACTTTTTCAAAGGTTCGCCAAACAAATCAGGACCAGGACTCTTAGGCTTTTTATTTGGAATAAACCTAATACTATCTTTGTGTGCTACACGCTGCCCTTCAGTAGGATGAATAATTCCCCAATGTGTAGGTGAATATTCATAATGCACCATAACTCGTGTCTTACGCGTACCTTGCGTGAGGATAGCCCGTTGAGGAAATACTTTAGATACTTCTTCCCAAGACTTACTAACAGGCTTACTGTTTAGTTTTTTGTTGCCGTAATAGCCAGCACCGCCGACTGCAGTAGTATCGGTAGCAATATTTACAGGTTTTAAGCCAGAAACCATTTTTACGTGCTTAGTTTGACCATAATAATAATCACCATCATAAATACCATGAGTATTATGATTTCTTTTAACATAATTAGCAATTCGGCCATTAATACTATGTGTAGCATTTGATTTTCTGCCATGGTTAACATAAGCAATTAGATTTTTATCATGAAGATCTACTTCTACAAATTTAGTGTTTTCAGGTACTTGCAATCGAACAACAGCTGGCAATCCAGACTTACCTTTTGCATATTTTTTAGCGTGAGATTTGTTTTTTGTCATATAAGCGCCAGGACCCATGTTTCCTTCAGGTATTGGGCGACCAAATCCAGTGGAACTTCTCCCAGCGGATCTTAAGTGACTACTAGGCTCATAATTTTTTTTTCTAGGGTCAACTGTTTTAAAACCTTGAGTTTTAATCTTTGTAGCAGATTTTAAGTTAGTACCATGATAAAACTCATTATCAGCAAGAGGACGAGCATATCTATTTTTAACTGCACTTGCAATTTTTCCTTTATTAAAAAGCGCCTTACTAACAGCCATGTTATCCACAAGATTAGGATAAGGACGACCAGCAGGTTTTTTACTCATAATTCCTCCAAGTACAGGTTTAGCCTACACTACGCGTTTTTTTAACGACCGTGATCCACATCAAGATGCTGGTCTAGTTTGTTTTCTATTCTTTTCATTGTCTTAATGACATCTGGTAAAGAATCACCACCATTAGCATGAGGTTGAATAGGGTAAGTCATTTGGTCAATGTAAGCCTTAATTGGTTTAACAATGCCCCACTTCACTAACACACCACCCAAAGAAAGAATAGCTAATAAAGCCCCGCAGATTTGGCCTACGTGTATAAGCGACTGATCCATAACACTTATGGCTTCTTTGGTTCAACAGCAGATTGACGTTCGCCAACAATACCATCAATAACAGCCAAAAAGTCTTTAAGACTAGGAGATTTACCTCTACCAAAACGAGGGTCTTGAGGATTAAGCGCATCAACAATAACTGGGATAAGCGCAGTAATTGCCAAAGCAACACCTGCAGGCAAGTTATATGAATCAATAGAATCAAACACAATAACTAACAAACCACCAAGGGCAATTTTTAATACAGCAGCAGTAGGGCTAGTACCAAGCCATTTAAGAAATTTGTTCATAAGAACCTCGCAAAGAAAGACAGCAGATACTACAAGACTAAACCCATAACAACACGTTTGCAATTAGAAAAGATTAAAAACTCCAACACCGCTATCATCTTTAACAGTAACAGCACCCACTTGCGTAACATAACGACCATCATCCTCATACACAGGAGTAATGTCTTTAAACTTTTCAGGAGCATACTCTGTCTTCTTAACGCCCTCACCAGCTGCCGGCGGAGCCATACGCTCTGCAGCATGATGAGCCAAAGCAAAAGCACACACATCATCAGACAGATGAGAGTTCCAACCGCCACCACCAAAGACTTCCTCAACCGTAGTTGACTTATGCTGTAGGTACGCAGGAGTATTACGAGGCAACTTATAGCGACCTTGCTCAACAGCCGTAATGTAATTAGTCAACATCTCTGTACGTTTATTAGAAGACATAGTAAATTTAATAACTCGCTCATCAACCATGTCATGAACAACATTGCCAATACCTGTAGCATCATGCGCCGCCATAGCTTGATACTCGGTAGTTACTCGATTAAACACGCCAATCATTGTTGGCCAATCAGTACGATTAAACCTACGATAATAAACAAGCCGTCTAATACTTTCATCAAGCCTAAACACAGCAATAACAGTCTTATCCTGCTCTTTAGCCCAATCGGCACCAGCAGAATAAGTAGCAGTAGGTACAGGTCGTTCGAATACCCACTCATCATCATTAGCCGAATGACGCTCATCAACAATCTCTAAATCAACAAAAGCCTTATTAAGTTTCTCTAAATCAAACGCACGTGAACCACCAGCAGGCTCACCAAGCTCATACTCAACACGAAACATCTCAGCCGGAACAGACATACGCTTACGCTCAATAAAATCAGGATCCATCCACCCATGAGGCTTTAACTGCTCACGATAACACCATGTACGAACAGGCATACCTTTAGCCAAAGCCTCATCCATAACAGACTGAAAAGTACCAACAGGATTTTGCCATGTAGACGAAGCAACAACCATTTCAGCAACTTCAACACCTCTAGCATTGGGTTTAGTCATAGCCTGACCCATAGCAGCATCATAAATCTTGCGTTCCATTTCATCAATCTCATCAAGTAATGTCATTTGAGGGTGAGGTCCACGAACAGTCTTTTGTGATGCAGGTAGTGGTCTAATCCAATTACCGCCAGTAAAAGTAATCTGTGTTTTAATCATAGATTCAATTGCATGAACAGGTGCATGCTTGTGTTGTGTCAAAAACTCAACATGCTCGTGAATGTTTTGTGACTGAGCCATAGACCCACCCAATAGTGTCACATTTATTTCAAGAAGAGCAGCTTTAGTAAGGGCCAAAAGAGCAAGCATATAGCTTTTGCCAGTACCACGCGAACCATACCAAAGAACCCAGTTAAACTCGTTACCAAAATAAGCCTCCGCAAATGCATCAAAAGGAGCCGTGTGATCTGGACATACCTGTACTCTAGGTAATTCAACACCCCATAGAGTCTTGACAGTCCACCATAGTTCTTCTTTATTAGTTGGTGGCCTGACAAGGCTAAAGATAGGTGCTTCGGTCATTTTTTGCTGTTACGTCTTTTCTTGTTATCTTGATAATCATCCCATATCATAAACATCATCATGAGCGTTAACAAAAACATTGACCCACCTAAAAAGGCCAATAACATTCCGGTAATGATATCTGATGTACTCATGCAATATCTTTTTTCTTAAATATTCTTCTACCACGGTCAACAGAGTCTTGATAGTTTTCTTTATGTGTTCCTGGTAATAAATGATTTAAGTCAACGCATAATGGGGTGTCACATGTGTGTCTAATAATTGTTTCTCGTGGTAAACGCTCATTATTGTTTTTTACATATTCATAAATGAATCTATGTGCACGGTGAGATACTTTTTCAAACTTAAAAGCACCATAGCCTTTGCCTTTTATTCCACCTTGCCAAATTAAACAACCAGTTTCTAAATCTTTTTTAGTAAATGAATAGAATCTAGTTAATACAGGGTCTTCATATTCCATTTTTTTCTCACTTTCTTTTGTGTGGAGCAGCAGAGAATTGAACTCTGGTCCTAGACACTACCAACGTGTGGTCTTAATGTCTAGTCGAAACCTTCCTGCCCCTGCCTAGTTTAAACAGGCATTTTGTCTAATTGCAAATCAACGTCATTGTATTGAGATGCCCAGCCAAGAACTTTTTTACCCCAATGCTTGGTAAACCATTCCAATGGCACTTCACCAATGTAATCAGCTGTTGGAGCATCTGTAGATATAACAATGCCTTTTTTGTCTGACTGGAGGCATACGTGACCATATTGGCCACCATCCATAAAGATTGGCGAACCCACTGGAATCTTAGACAGATCAGTGTGTTGATGTTTCTTTGGCACATGATTCCAAGCATCAATAGCTGAAGCATATTTAACTGGTAATCCCCAAGCGTCTTGACATGTTTTATGGCAATGGCCTAGAAAACCTTTTTTGTGTTGCAGCATCCATTGATGCATATGTGCATATGCTTGAAAACCGGTAATTCGTGATAAAGCCATAGCTTCTCCTTGATAGTAGTTATGTGATAAGTGTATCAAAAGAAAAAACCCCTGCGTTTGCAAGGGTTAATTCTCACCTAGTTTTTACAGTGTTAATCACTATATGTATAGGCTTCCGTACCGTAGTGGCGCTTCGCTTTAACAGCTATGCTCTGGTAAGTTCTCGGATTTTCTGCTTTTGCTTCTTTCACTTCAACACCTTTAAGGAGTGTTATTGTGAATGTTATTTAATCCGCTTTCTGAACACTACGTACTCAGCCTTTATTGTAGCATATACTTCCTAATCACAACGCTTACTTTTCTTGCTTTTACTGTTTATAACAAAATCGTTATAAAGCATTACCTGTTAACAGTTCTTAAATGGTATCCCTGTACAGATTTATCTGCTATAATTGCTTATACACGGGGAAGGGGCAGTATGCCCAAAAGATTTAACAGATTAACTTCCCAAGAAGAGCTTTAAGCCTTAGTCTAGGTAATCCTAGGCACAGACTTAAGGCTCTTTTGCTTTTTAACACATAGGAGAAAACATGGGATTACAGAAAAAAGAAAAAGATAGTTATGTTCAGTTAGTTAGCAATAGACAAAAAGAGATAAATTACGGTTCTACAGCAGATCATGCTCCGGAAGCATTATTTATTTCAGCGCTTTTAGATACAGGCGTTTATGTGCCTGGAATGTTTGGTATTAAGACAGAACAAATATCAGGCCATAAACCTATTCACGAGTTTTGTATGAAATACCAACAAGATGCTAACTGTGCACCACCTATTCATTTACTGCTAGAACGCTATGCGCGATTCCCATACACATCAGACATAAACCCTGTGTGGGCTGCAAGCCAACTATCAGATGCACACACCAACCGCGTACTACGCTCAGCAATGTCCAAAGCATCAGCATCACTTGCAGAAGATGCAAACGATGAAGCAATTGACATTCTAAAAACCGGGCTAAACCAAATACAACCAGCAATTGGCATGGGTATTGACGCAACCGATTTAACGCTCCTAGAAAGCAATGAAGACCTGCAGATATGTCCAGTACCATTTGGTATGTTAAACACCCTTACAGGTGGCATAGCGGCTGGAGATTTGTGGTTTGTTGCAGCGCGTCTAGGTATTGGTAAATCATGGAAAATGATTCAACATGCCGTAGCTGCTGCCGAAGGTGGTTGGGATGTCGCATACTTTAGTTTAGAAATGCCTGCCAAATCAGTACAGGACCGTATTCACCGCGTAGCATTCCAAAACTATAAACATCCATGGCAAGACATAGACATAGATACTCGCCGTGACCTTTTGGAAAAATGGTCAAGTGAAGATAAAGGAACAATCAGTATTTATGATCCATCTAAAGGTAGATGCGATGCCTCAGTTATTTCAGCGGTTGCTAATGAAAACACATTAGTAATTGTTGATTATGTTGGTTTGATGCATACAACCACAGGCTCTAGAGCGATTGAAGATTGGCGTGCCATGGCTGCTATTTCTAACCAACTAAAAGAAGTAGCGCTTAACCGTAACATTCCAATTATTGCTGCAGCGCAAATTAACCGTGCAGGTGGTAATTCAGACAAAACACCAGGCGCTGAACATTTAGCACAATCTGATGCGCTTGGACAAGACGCAGACGCACTAATAACACTCAAGCGAATATCTAAACGAGTATTGCTTAATTCATTAACTAAGTATCGCCATGGTGAGTCGGGCGCTCGATGGTTTACAGAGTTTGACCCAACGTTTGGGCGCTTTAATGACATTAGTGCTGAAAAAGCAACAGAAATGCGAATGGCTGACGATGAAGCTGACGAAATACAAATAAGTTAGGAAAACATGAAAAGAATAACGTTAGACGAGGCTTTAACGACAGGAAGAGGATTAGAGCGGTCGTTTTGTTGCCCTGTACACGATGACGGTAACGCTTCAGCATCAGTTAACGTAGGTAAAGGTGTTTGGTATTGTCACGCATGTAAAGCTAATGGAACAACAGAAGGTTATGTACCAACTGTTGAAGACATTATTCGCGTACTTGCTGGTGATGTACCAGCACGCATTTACTCAGAAGCCTGGCTTGACATATTTGATGCACATAGCCCTAGCCCCTACTGGGTAAAAAGGTTTGGTGTTGAAACAGCAACTAAACATCGATGTGGAACTAGTTATGTTGATGGTTCACCAACTTATCCAATAAGAAATCAAAACAATCAACTTATTGGTGTAGTTACAAGGCATGAAGATGAAAAAGCCAAATACAAATACCCATACGGTGTAAGAACATCAGCAACTTTTTATGGTGAATACAAACCATCACGAGTAATTGTTTTGGTTGAAGGTGCTGCTGACGTTATGGCCTTAGATCAGTCAGGTATACCAGAGCATTGGACAGTTTTAGGTTGCTTTGGTTCGGGGTTACATGCACCACAAGTGCAAATGATTGCAGATTTATCACCAAAGGTAGTTATTACTGCTTTTGATGATGATAATGCTGGTTGGGGTGCGTCACAAAGAGCAAAATACCAGTTAAATGACATTTCACCAGTTTTGTCACACCATTGGACTACAGTGGGTGGCAATGATCCTGGCGAAGTAAAAGTAGGTGAACGAATCACAAGCATTCGTAACCTATTACAAAACAGTACATACAAAAAACACAGTTAAGGAGAGAAATGTTTAACAACATTAAAGAATGGCTGCATTTGCAGCTAAGCCCCGTAAATACCGCATTAAGATACTTTTGGGTATTGGGAGTGACTCATCGTCACGTAATGCAAATCCAAGACCACAGCGCTATGACTTATTGTCCAAAATGCAACGGCGGGATTCTTGATCCATATAATTATGAAATGGCACCATGTCATGAATTAGAATGGCTACACCGTCGTGACGAGGCAGTTAAAATTTTGCCTTATGTTGATAAAAATTAAAATACACTGAAAAGAGGAAAAAATGTCTGAACAAGACACAATAGAAAAAGCAGATGAAGATCTTACAAAAGACCTTTATAGGCTTTTACAGTTAAAAGCAAGGAAAGTAGAAATTGAACATGAGATTGAATTTATTCAAGTTCAACTAGCAGACTTGTTTGAAAAAATAGATTTTGAGGTTGATAACCGTCACTTCAAAGCCAAAGTAATGCGTAGTGAAACTTTTGATGTTGACCTAGCGGTGCTAAAAGCAGAAGCACCAGAATTGTATTCAAAAGTAACTAAGCCAGTTTTGGACAAAACAGCATTTAACCGTATAGTAACTAATGGCGGTTTAGAAGCTGACTTAGCAAATAAGATAATCGCAATTAAGCCACGTAAGCCATGGCTATCAATCAGCGAAATCATTGACACGGAGGAAAGCACCGATGAGTAACGAGTATGACGATGATGACGTCTACACACCCATCCCGATAAGCGATGGCGACAAAATCACAGTAAAAGTTACCCATACCTTTTTGGTAAATGGGCAAACACAATGGGCAACTGCAGAAGCAAATATTGCTGTATTGCCTGAAGAAACATCCGACGAAGCTAGTGAACGAGCGCAAGCAATTGCGCTTGGCACTGCTTTCCAAACTGCCGAAAATTTGGCAACCATCATTGACGCCAAGCGAGAAGCCGCGTTACAAGCAAAGAAAACAAAGGAGATCAGTTAGTTATGCCGATTGATTACAATATCGACGAAGACCTGTTACTGGCCGGTATCGATGGATACTCACAGCCACAAAAGGACAATAGCACTTTCCGTCCTATCTACCGTCTAGAGCGCGGTACCACAATCGTTCGTTTCTTGACAGATAAAGAAACCATGAGCGTTGACCACGGTTGGCACATCTACCGTGAAGTTGCGGCATTTGAAGGACTTCGAGGTGGCTTCCAGTTACCTGGCGGTTGTAAAGAATTTCCAGTCAATGACCAAATCATTGTGGAAGACCCTGACACTGGTGAAAAGCGTCGCCAGTATGCACCACGTGGTACTGATCCATTGTTGGAACTAGTCGTTCCATCGTTGCGATTCCCGCCAGCAGACGGTCGTGTTAAAGGACAAGACAAAGTTGCAGTTAACGTTCTTACGGAAGAAGGTCGGCACATCATCCTAAAGATGAGTTCAGCGCGAGCAAAAGACCTATTCCGTGCGTTTAACAATTATCGTGAGATGGACGAAAACTTCTCATGCACACAGTACCCATGGGCGTTAACCGTTCGTGGTGAAGGCCTTAACACAACACTAACCGTTAAGCCAATCAAGAACGAGGCGCCGGCTGAACTACCAGAGCCATATGATTTGGTTGAAGTGTTTGCTTCTATTCGTAGTGAAGTTGAAGACTATGTGCGTAGTCTTTCCGACACACATGTAGAAGTGGTAACTACTGAAGAAGAGCATGATGTTGTTGATGCTTACGAAGAAGCAGTGGTTGAAGCAGAGCCTACAGAAGAAGACAAGTATGCTGCTATTTCAGACATTCGCTTAAAGACACTTTTGACTAGCGCTAAGGTGTCTATTCCACCACGTTCAACACGTTCTGCACTAATTGCACTTGCAATTGCACATAACGTCTAAACACTAAGTAAAAGGGGCTGTCCATTTGGGCAGCTCCTTTTGCGTTTAAAAAAGGAAAAACATATGAAATACTGGAGTGCCCACACCCACAGTCGCTATTCAGCTAAAGATGCTTTACCTACCGTTGATGCAATTGTTAATAAAGCAAAAATGTTAGAGTATCCAGCACTTGGTTTAACAGATCACGGAACAATGGCCGGCTCAGCCCAACTTTATACGGCATGTAAAAAAGCAGACATAAAGCCATTACCTGGCGTTGAAGCATACATTGCATTTAACCGTGAACACAAACGACCAAGCACAATGCATTTAGGTATGTTAGCAACTACCGAAAAAGGTTACCGTAATTTATCCGGACTAGTCACGCAATCACATCAGCAATTTAAATACAAACCAATATTAGATTTTGCTGATTTAGCGCAAGCCGCTGAGGATGGCAGATTAGATGGTATTGCGGCAATGACAGGGTGCTGGTTTGGTGTGTTATCGGAAACACTAAAAACTCCAAACGCTAACGTTGACCAAATTACAAATAATTTATTACTCAGCATGGCTGGATGGTTTGGTTCTGGGCTTTATGTAGAAATACAAAACCATGCTATTTATCTTGAAGGACAAGACAGCGACTTGCACTCTAACTTACAATGGCGCATTGCTCAAAAGCATGGACTACCAGTAATTATTACACAGGATTCGCATTATGTTGAAGAAAGCGACCGTGAACTACATGACACTATGAAAGAGTTGGTATCTTGGTCGGAAGAACCAGAAGATGCTTTGTTCCCAGGTGACGGTTACCACATGGTTGATACACAATGGATGAAAGAGCACCATGCGCCAGCAATTTTTAGTGCTGGTATGCAAGGCCTTGAAGATTTGTTGTCAAAAGCAAATGTAGTTATTCCTGAACTAGATACATTCAAACTCAAAGTACCAGACACAACCGTATCGGGTAATCCAGAAAAAGAATTAGCCGAAATAAGCCTTAAAGTGCTTGATGAAAAAATTGATGCAGGAAAGATAAAGCCAAATAAAAAGAAAGCATATCTTGAACGTATTTATGAAGAATTAGATGTTATTACTAGCGCTGGTTTTTCAGGCTATCTTATGTTTACGGCTTCAGTTTGTAAATACATGGACGAGCATAAAATTAATTATAATGTTCGTGGTTCGGCTTCTGGATCTTTGCTTTGTTGGTTATTAGGTATTACTTCATTTGATCCAATTATTTGGGGTTTGCGTTTTGACCGATTTTTATCCAAAGACCGCACAAAACCACCAGACATTGATATTGATGTTGAGCATGACCGTCGCGATGAAGTAGTTAATTGGTTGCGTGAAAACTTTCACGTCGTTAACATCAGCACTTGGCTACAAATGGGCTTAGATGATGATGAGAATGATCAGAAAGGTAGCTTAATGGTTCGTTGGAAAATGCGTGCCAGAAAACTAGGCGAAGACCCCGACTTGCCTTTAACTACATATCAGTGGAATAGCCTAAAAGGATTAGCAAACAAAAAAGCATTCCTTGGCTATGGCGTACACGCAGCAGGTTTGCTTGTAGCACCTAGCGCTGAAGCCGCATCAGTAGTACCACTGCAGTATGTAGCATCGAGCAAAACTATGGTTACTGCTTTTGATAAAGATGATGTTGAACGTTTAGGGCTAGTCAAACTTGATTTGCTTGGCCTTAAAACATTAACAGCATTACGTATTATGCGTGAATATTCAGGTGTAGAGCCAGAAGACATACCTTTAAACGATAAAGCCGTTTACAGCGCCATGTCTAAAGGTAATACGGTTGGGCTATTTCAGTTAGAAGGTGGTTCAAGTCGCAATGGTGTACGTCGATTAAAGCCAACAAAAATAGCAGACGTTATTGCTGCTATGGCATTATTTCGTCCAGCCACAATGGAATCTGGTGCCACCGAGGATTTTATTCTTCGGCGCCAACGCGTATCACCAGTACCAGAACGGCACGCAATTATTTCTGATGAAACAAAAGAAACTTATGGGGTTTTGTTATACCAAGAGCAAGTGATTGGTGTTATGCGCAACATTGGTTTAGATTCAGAAGAAATTGAGCGTATGCGCAAAGTAATCAAGGCATCTAACGCAGATGTTGGTAACGCTCGCGATGAACTAACTGAACTATTAAAGCGAGTGCGCGAACTAGCGTTAGCAAAAGGAATGACAATTCATGACCTTAAATGGTTAGAAGAAGCATTAGAAGCATACGCTGGTTATGGGTTTAACAAAGCCCACGCCACAGCATACGGTGTGCTTGCATACATAACAGGTTACTATGCAGTACATCACCCAGCAGCGTTTTGGGCTGGAATGCTACATTCCTACACAGGCGCAAAACAAGAACCGTTTTATCTAAAAGCTGCAAGAGAGGCGGGCGTTCAAATACGCACAGCACATGTAAATAGGTCAAAAGAAAGTTATTCGGCTGACATAAGTAAGAACGCAATTCGTAAAGGGTTAACCTCAATTAAAGGTTTAGGGGATAAAGCGGCTGATGAAATTGTCAGACACGCACCATACACTTCACTTGATGACTTTGCACGAAAAGTAAGTGGAAGAAGAGTTACAGGCGCTAAATCGCTTGGACTTGGACACACACCATCCGCATGCGGCGGTATCGTCGCAGCACTACACGATGCCGGTGCTTTAATCGGCTTAGAAAGAGAGCAATCATGAGTATGGTTAATCTGTTAAAAAGCGTAATGGGAAACAATGATATGCCAGTTACGTTTGGTATGAGTAAATGGCGAGAAGGCGGATCTGTTATCACTATAGAAGCCTTTGACCGACTACAGGAAGTCATGCATAATGACTCTTTTGATAACTCACGTACAAGTGGTGCTGGTCGTATACGCCCATCGCTAATTGGTGATTCTTGCCAACGAAAGCATTTATTGTCTTATTTGGGTGAAAATAAATTAACACCATCTGACGGCAGTTTTGATGTTATGAATGCGGGAACTTGGGGCCATTATCGATGGCAGTTAGCTGGGCTTTCGCAAGGCTGGCTAGCAGACATTGAGGTTCAAGTTGAATACTCACCATGGCTTGTAAAAGGTGCAATGGACGGAATCATTAGTGATGGTTCTGGTTGGGAATTAAAAACAGTCAATAGTAATAAATGGCGCGACATTCTAAAACGTAACGCACCACTGTTCCCACACCTTATGCAAACACATGCTTACATGAAAGCACTTGATCTTAGTCATTTTTCAATCGTGTATGAAAATCGTGACCATGCAATTTGGAAAGAATTTCGCGTAGCTCGAATGCAAGAAGTAGATGACAACTTAGAAATGCTCATGGAATCTTTACATGGTCATATCGCAATGCAAGAGTTACCAGAAATGCTAGAAACATGTATTGCTAAAACAGGTTCTTCTTACAATTATTGCGATTTTAGAGAATCTTGCCCAACTGCTCAATGGAAGGAAAACAAATGACAACCTATGCTAATAGACCAAACAAGTTAAGTTTGGTTGTTGATAATGAGGTACCACACATGTTAGAAATTACTGTTGATGATGATGAAATGAATGCCAGTTGTTGGCGCCATCATCCTAAAGGTAGAGCATACCCAAATAATTGCTGGGAATGCCGTGCAGAAGCCATAGAGGAGGCTATTAATGACGAATCTGACGATGACTGAAGAAGAATTCAGGCAAAAAATTGCTCAAGAAATTAGCAGTTATATTGATGAATCTGGACCATACACAGGTACTTTTTTTGAAGGTACATTAAACGGTCTTAAACTTGCCAATATTTTGGTAATGGGATACCGTGACGCCTTGACACAAATTGAAGAAATTAAGGATAAAGATGACTGATCCAATTGACGATGCAATGTCTACTTTTGTAGTTAATTTAGACGACCAATACTATGTGCCTATAAATTTAGGTGGTCAGCTTCTTATCAATGTTTTTGATAACAAAATTTGTCGCATTGCTTGGCGACAAAACCCATGGGATTCATGGGGTCCACCAATTGAAGGAGAAAAAAGAGGATGAGAGAAGTGGTATTTTTACTGCTAATCGGTGGCTTGCTTGGTGTCGTTCTGTACATTAACAAGCAAAACTGGTAGAAATGGTATATGAATTCAGCAGGTGTTGATTATGGCGTCAGACGTATTGCGTTTGCACACCCTAATCACATGGTTTTTGATGAACTTATTTTGACCAGTAAAGATGACATCAAAAACTTAGTAACCATGTCTGAATGGTTAAAAACCAAAATTACGGCGACGCGCCCTGAACTGGTAGTTATTGAACAGCCTATTCAGGGCGTTAGTCGTAATGTTAGAACAGGCATATCTCTTGGTATGGTAGCCGGGGCTTTGGCTTTGGCGTCACAACAGGTAGACTCAGAAGTAACATTTATTGGACCATCATCATGGAAAAAGGCGGTATTAGGGTATGGAAACGCGGACAAACAAGCCGTTGAAAGATGGCTTGCCTCAAAGCATCCCAGATACTACGAATGTTGCCAAAAATGCAAAAAACCACAAGACGTCATCGATTCCACCTGCCTGGCGCTATACGGCCAAAAAGTATTGGCAGGATGACGCATACTGTTTTGGTATGCCATCAGAAATTTTTTACGGTCACTCCGATTTACCAATGTCATCACAGCAAATAAATTATGCTAAATCTATTTGCAAATTATGTGAAGTGCAACGTGATTGTTTAATTACTGCTTTAAAAACAAATGAACCTTATGGTGTTTGGGGCGGCTTTACGGCATTTGAACGCAGAGCGGCTTTGGCTAAAAATAAAAATGATGTAAAGAAAGCCATGGATGATTATGATGATAAAACATTTGTAGCGCCTAGGAGAAGAAAGAAATGACTGTAAAAAAAGCATCACCAACTAAAGCCGTTGCTAAAGCCAAAAAAGTTAATACCATGGCAATAATTCAAGATGAACGCAACGAAATGGCTCGCAAAGCTTTAGAGATGCGCAGATCAGGACGCTCACTATGGTCAATTGCTGAATATTTAGGTATATCTGAACGCAAAGCAAATACGCTAATTGCAGATACCTTAAAAGAAGCCGCAGATTTAGTAGATGCGGGCCACAAACGCTCACTTTTGGCTATGGAAGTAGACCGTTTAGACGAATTACAGAGCGCAGTATGGCAAGATGCCATCTCTGGAGATAGGCAAGCCGTAGAAACAGCGTTAAAAATTATTCAAGCAAGAGCCAAAGTCTTAGGCTTAGATAACATGCCTACTAGTACAATAACTAATAACACTATTGTTGTTGCAGGTACATCTGAAGAGTATGTTGCTGCACTTCGGCGTGTAGCAGAATTACCAACAATGATTGATCAAGGAGAATACTAATGGCCAACCGCGATTATGTTGAAATAGATTTGGACGCAGGTGAAGACTTTGCGTGTCAATTACTATGGGCAGACAGTACGGGTTCGGCTATGCCAGTGCGAGCTTCTTTTGCAAAATCAGCAACTCTTTCAGTATCAAGCGGAACAGTAACAGCAACATGCACTGGACATGCTTTTTTGGTCGGTGATTATGTCACTATTTCTGGCGGTGTAACAGCAAATAACGGAATTTTTGCAATCACCAGTATCGTTGCTGGTACATCTTTTCAATACACCAATGCTTCTGCAGTTAACGGAACAGTAACGGCTACGTTTGAAAGTTGCCGAGCAGACATTAAAGATAGCGCAAATAACACAATAATTTCATTCAAATCATCAAATACTCCAGCAACACAAGCATCTATTACAATTGCTGGTACCGCTGGTGTTTTGCAACTTAGCGCACCTAAATCAATAACTAAAACTTTAAACCCTGGAACTTATCAAATTGATGTTTATGCCACTGTAGATGGCGTATCTAGCCCAATTGCAAACCCACAAGTAAAATTAGTTTCAGGTCTTTTTATCGTCAACACCAGAACAACTATTATGGAGTCATTATGAGTAGCAACACAGTACGCTTAGCATCAGGCGGCACAGTACAAGTTAGAACAGGCGTATTGCGTGGTGTAGGCCCTACAGGTGCTACAGGCGCAGATGGTGTGGCAGCAACAGTCACTATTGGTACCGTAACCACCGGTAGTGCAGGATCAAGCGCTACCGTTACGGCTGCGACTGGCAGTACAACTAATGCAGCCATCTGGAACTTTAGTATTCCACAAGGCGTTAAAGGTGACACAGGCACATCTGTTTACGTAGGTAGCGGTGCACCAACTTCTAGCCCACCAGCACCAACTACTAGCAATAATGGCGATGTGTATTTAGATTACACAAATAAAAACATTTATGTTAAAGCTTCAGGCGCATGGCCAGCATCGCCAGGTAACGGTAACTTTGGCGGTGGTTCTACAGGGCCAGCAGGTGCAGGCTACTCAGGTGTAACATCTACCACATCAAACGCAATTGGCACAGGTTCTAAAACTTGGAGTTTTAGTACAACCACTCATGCTTATGTTGTTGGTCAGCGAGTACGCGTAATTGTTGATACTTCAAATTATGTCGAAGGAATTATTACAGCATCATCTACCACAGCCATAACAGTAAACGTTGCAAACACTGTGGGTTCAGGTACTTACACATCATGGACATTTGGCCTTACTGGAATCTATGGATCAACCGGTGTGCAGTCTTACGCCGACGCTACTGCAGTAACTGCGCAACTATATACGTCAGTAAACACATCAGGTTTAATTACTAATGGAACTATTTATTTACAGCAAAACACAAACACAATGTATGTTTATTTGTGGGATGGTACTACAGGAACATCATCTGTTTTATCAACCGTAAATATTTCTAACTCAACTCCACCAACATCTGGCACATATCCTTACGCTTCATTGTGGGTTCAATACTAATGGCAACACCTAAAACATCCACTAATAATGCAGCACATGCTTTTAGTAACGTAAAAGTATTATCTACTTGCATTGATGATACTAATTTTGTTCCAGCGCAAAAAGCGTGGAGAAACTTTAACAAAGCAAAAACCACAGCCATAACAGTAACAAGTTCACCAAGTTCAGCATCATTTGTTACCAGTGGTCATTCTTTTGCTTTAGGCGACATAATTAGCGTTGTGGGCGCATCACCAAGTTCACTTAACACCAACTACACAGTAGCTACAGTTACCAGTACAACCGCTTTTACAGCAACACCAACAGGTACAGCATTTTCTGCATCAGCAAGCACCCAAGGTGAAGTGATCTTTAAAACACCACAATCACGTTGGGTACAAGTATATCCAACAACAATTTATGTTGATTCATTTACATATACGCTTGGAACACCGTCATACAACACCATAAACTTTTCTTTTAATGTACCTAATGCCACAAGCTGGACTTTATATGATGTTGACGCAGCAAAAATTATTTCCAGCGGAACCACAACATCTGGAACATTTACGTATACTGCTCCTACGCCTGCAGCATCAAGCGACTTTACTTTAAGTGTTTTTGGCAATGTTTATAACACTACAACATCAACTGTAGAAACCGGTTCGGTAGCCCAAACAATTACAGTTAACTTAGATCAATTACCCGCACCAACATTTGCGCCAGTTATTGCCGATAAATCTGATGTTGGCGCAACAATAACTTGGACTGGCACATATGCAGGCGCAACAAGTTACAACATTGTAGATTTTAATAGCGGAAATGTTTACGCAAGTGGGGTTGCATCAGGTGCAACAATTACTGGTTTAACAATTAACTCCACCTACACTATTGTTTTACAAGCAAATGTAGGCGGCGTTGCTTCACCTAACGGTTTACCAACAACATTTACTACCGATACTTTTGTTAATGGTATATTCCCGGTAAGCCCTAAACAGGTTTATACGCAATTTCAAAGTTATTACAACTCTACGTCTTGGACTTCAACTGGAAATTATTATCATGGTGATGGAACATCATACGGTGCGCAGCCAGGCGTTTACTATAGTTATTTCTATTACGGCGCAAATGCTCTTTCTGGAATACCTACAGAAGGTACGTGGTCACAAGCAGAAGTTTACTTTAAACGAAGCACCACAATAGGCCCATCATTTGGTTTTATTAACATAACGTTACATAAATACACTACCCACTCATCATCTAACACCATAAGCACGTCCGCTAGTTACACAGCTGCAACACCAGCAGACAAATCCGGTTGGTGGCAATACTTAACAAATGCTTTTAGCAAAAACGAAGCAATTTGGGTAACACTACCAACTGAATGGATTGCATTACTAAAAGCAGGCACATACAAAGGTATTACCATTGGTGGAATAGACCCAGGTAATCTTAGCAGCGCAAGCTACTACATGATGTTTGATCGTGACTTAGGTGGTAGTTCAACAGTAAACGGCCAGTTAAGGTTTACAGTAATCTAATGGATTTAGTAAATAAAGGAAAAGTCACATCCTCTTCATCAGGTAGTGGTCATGTTCATGAACTAAACGACATTTCAAATGTTAGTGTTGGAAACCCAAACTTAAACGATGCATTGGTTTATTTAGACAATAAATGGGTTGCTTCACCGCTAGAAATAAGTAACTTAGCAGATTATAACGATGGTACTGCAACCATTAACGTTGCGAACTTAACAGCAACCGCAGCAACCGCAACGCTAGATAGCGCCTCAACTATAGGTGGCATTTCTGGTACAACAATAGCTGCAGATCACGCAGCCTGGAATGACTACAACCCAGCCGTAACTGGCACAGGATGGTCTACAGGCGCAACTGTTCCACTAGCCCGATGGATTCAAATTGGAAAAACAGTATTTTTTAAAGGTAGTTGGACTTTTACAACAGCAACAGTAGGTAGCGGTAATCTTACGCTAAGTTTGCCAGTCACTTCTTTAGATAGTAACTGGATTGGCACTGGAAGAGGTAACTTAACCGGCGTTTCTTCTGTAACTGTTTTAGCCATTGCACCAGTGAGCACAACAACATTTCAGCCTCAACTTATTTTGGCTAGTGGTACATATTTAGCAAGAATAGGTTTAAATAGCACTACTTACACAAAAACTGCTGCTGACGTAATTATTTTTAGTGGAACTTACGAAGCAGCATAATGAGCAAAAAGCAAGGCGCAAAAAAATGCCGCTACGAACAAGCAATACAAATACAAAACATTAATGAAGTACTGACAGTAATAAAATCATCAGGCTGTCGATGTGGATGGAAATCTAACACCATAACTGATAATTACGAGTTACAAAAAGAAGACTGGGCAAATCACAAACTTACTCATCTTCATCCCAATACTCAACACTCCACGGCGTATTAAAACCAATAGAGCCTTCGCCTTTAGATAAATCTGCAGAAGTAATAGACCCCAGATTCTCTGAAGAGTCTTCAGCCTCTTCAATAGCATCGTCATCGCTTTCGTCAATGAGAATATTTACAATCTCATCGCCAAATAGCTTGACGACGATCTGGCGTTTCATTTTAGGCTCACATTGTCGTAAACGAGAAGATATCCAACCGCATCTACTACATTGTCTCTTTTGTAGGTTTGTTGCGATCTGGCTAGTTTTACGCCAGCCATGCATAGGGCTACTTGTTCTGGTGTTACATCGATGTCTAGGATGCCTGACCAGATTTTGGCTGTTCTACTCATGTTTTTTAACGCAGTGCCGTAGTCGTTTTGTCGGTCACCATTTACTAATGCCCATGCTTCTTCAATAATTGTTTTGTCCATTACAGGATGCTCATTTCATGCCATGCGCCGTTTGATGTTACAAAGGTTAGCAGACCTGCTTTAGCATCTTCCCCGCGGCGATGGCGGAACCAATTAGACCCACCATCAAGCGCAGGAACCTGAATAAAGACTCTATCTTTACCACTGTCTTGCATTTTGTGGTGGTGTAAGTGTGCGCCTAAGAGTATGTGTGCTTCACCTACTGGCTGGCGACCGTGTGATTGCTCTTGCCACCATTTGATTGGATCTCTACCAAATTGGTGTCCGTGTGCCATTGCTAGGATTGTGCCACTTGTTTCCATTGTGACTGTTAATTCGTCTGGTTTTGGAAAGATGAATGACACGTTGCCGTAAACGTCTGGGTTAGCTGCGCAAGCGTCTGCTACCGCTACACCTGCTTCAATGGCCCATGAGTCTGTGTAGGACCTGACTATACCGCCTCGTCGTTCTGCTTCATCGTGGTTGCCGGGAATTACGGGAATTACCAATTTTTCCACCAGAGGGGCAAGAATTCTGATTTGATACATCATTGTGCGCCGTAATACACGGTATTGCTCTGTGATAGTTAAATCTATGCGTCCGGCTGCTGCAGCGTTACCATTTTGGCTTTGGTTACCTTCAATACAGTCACCCAGCCAAGGTGCGACTATTTCACCGATTCCGTAACCTAATCTACGCATATCAGCTAGGCGTTCTTTAGATGCGTCAAAACGGGTCAGCATGTTGTTTAGGATGGTTTCTGAGCCACCACCATCGACTTTACCTATCTGAGTGTCACCTACAGCAAAAACGGCTGTAAAGTCGCCTGTAGGGGCTGTACGCTTGGTTGGTTTATGGCGTTTAACTTCTTCAATTAACTGGTCTGCATCTAGCCTTAAAGCTTCACTGACCATAGTTACAGGCACAAATGTAGCCTTAAAGGATTCAAGCCATTCTCCACTATAAGTTTGCCAAGTAGACCTGCGCAAATTAGTAATTTTCCACTTTTCTGGATTTACATTGAATTGGTCAAAAATTTCTAAAGAACTAGGGTCATCTTGTTTAACCTCACGAGGCCTAGTAACAAGATAGCCACCTTGAGCATCATCGTACTCTAGACGTGGTTCCCAACCTTTAGGAATGTTTGGGTGTTTACCACGAGGATCAGGGCTGCTAGGGCCCATTTCTGTAAAGTCTTTAAGAGCCACAGATACAACATCCGTTCGTGTGTTCGTAGACTACTTGCCTACCGATGGCATGGCCTTCTCTTTTGAGTGCCATGTAGATACGATATGGAGTTACTTTGTTTTCAAGCCAACTGTCTAGTACGGCTTGATCCTCTGCATCTAGTTTGTTGCGGAGTTTTTGTAAAGAACAGATTTTGTCTTTCTTTACTTCTGGTGCGTCAAGGCTGAGCGCCATGCTTACCCTTTCTGTCGGTGTTATGCAATAGCATACTACTTATAGGAAGCCTGTCAAGAAATAGGAGAGGAAATGTCGCAAGAAAATAATGAGGTATATGAAGTGGTGGCAGAAGTCACCGTTACTATTACCGCAGAAAACAAAGAACATGCTGAGGTACTTGCTTATAAAGAGCTTTCCAATGTATGCTCTGATGTCAGAATAGACCGAGTAAAGTAAAGGAAAAACACCATGGAAGATGACACTTCAAATCCAGAGCCAAACAATGATGAAGAAAAACTTGATTCATCATATTATGACAATTGGTTATCTGAACAAGATAAAGATATGAAACGCTGGGTTAAAAAATACAATAAAAAGCATGATTATCAATACAATCATTATTCTGAGTGGGACAAAATTCACACACAAGAACCTAAAAAAGCAATTTACGAAGAAATCGTAGATGATTTGATTGCCATTATTGCCAAACTTGCAAAGGAGTTAGGTAAGAAAAAATGATACGGCAAGCCAGTATTGTTAGTGACTTGGAAAAAGTTACTGAAGATCAAGACCGCATACTCAAAGAGTACAAAGAATCTTTGCAGGAAGAGGTATTGGCTGAGCAAGAATATAAAGGGGCTTTGGCAAAAGCAGGTTTAACTGCTTCTGGCACTGTTTTTGAAAAAGAAAACAAAGCTTTTCTTGAAAGCGCTGACCAGCGGTTATACGCAAAGTTAGCGGAAGCCAATACAAAATCATTAGTTATGCATCTATCTATTCTTAAATCAAACGTTGAAGCGGCTAAAATTATGTCGTATTCAATTGATTCCGAGAATAGAGCAAGTGGGCTACGTACTTAATGACTATTGACCGTCGTACTCTTTATAAACGTTGTAAAGGTATGTGTGAGTTTTGCGGTGGTGACTTGCCTGAAAGTTGGGCAGCTCATCACCGCAAACTCCGGTCACAAGGCGGTAAAGACACATTAGATAACATTGTGGCACTTCATCATGAATGCCATAACTTGGGCACAAAAAGTGTTCATCTAAATCCCAAGAAATCTTACGAAAATGGGTTTATGGTCCATTCTTGGGAAACACCACACGAAACCCCACTAAATCTTATTCACCGTATGTGGGTTACTTTAACTCCTGAAGGTGAATATGAAGGAGTAGAAAATGAGAGCAAGGATAGCAACTAGATCTATAGGCGATTTAGTTATTAATGTTTACCATGAGCCAAAAGAAGGAGTGACTGGTAAGTATTCCATAGAAACAACAACTGGTGAGCCTGATGAAATCAAAATCACCAAAATTAAAACTTTTGACACTGAGACCGCATGGTCTGATGCTGAAAGATATGCAAACGACCTAATTATTAAAGCAGGTCTTGATTACACATACATGATTAGTCTTTAGGAGATAACATGGCACATTTATTTGATAGCGGAATGTTTGTCCGCAAACCAGCTTGGCATAACCTAGGTAATGTTATTGGCGATTGGCCAGGCTCATTTGAAGAAGCACGCAAGCAAGCAGGATTAACCTGGGAAGTCGAAACAAAGGAGATATTTGATGAAGAAAGCAATGTTATCCCCGGTTGGCAACGGATTATCCGTAATGATACAGGCGCTAATCTCTCTATTGAAAAGAATTCGTACGCTGTTATTGGAAATTCTGAGTTTGGTAATCTTATCGATTATGTCTTGGGTGGGAGAATCGATGGAACTAGCAATCTAAAGTATGAGACACTTATTAGTTTAGATGGCGGTAGGCAGATTATTGCCACTATGTATTTAGATGAGCCTATTCATGTAAAGAATGACCCGTCTGAAACTTATCCGTATCTTGTATTTATCTCAAGGCATGACGGTCAAGGTGGTTTGAAGCTTGGTCCTACTGCAGTTAGGGTTGTTTGCGCTAATACCCAAGCAATTGCTGAACGTCAGATGGACAGTAACAAAACATCGTTTACTATTCGTCATACAAGTAACTGGGCTACCAAGACTGAAGAGGCGCGTGACCACATTCAGGCTAGCTTGGACGCTTTTAAGCATTGGGAACGTATGGCTCAAGAATTTGCTAGCCAAAATGCTACAGATTACATGCTTGAAGACTTTATGGATCAGTGGTTGCCGTACTCAACCGACATGAAACAAAGAGTTCGTGAAAATGTGACTGAGCGACGTGCGCAGTTACGCAAGTTGTATGAAGGTCCTACTTGTGCGGGTATTTCTGGCACTAAATGGGGTATTTTACAGGCTGCTATTGAGATGTGTGATCATACCAATCGCGCACAAACAACAGAAACAAGGATTAGCCGTACTTTGGCTCGTTTAGAATCGCCTAAGCGTGAAGCGCATCGTATCTTGGCTAAACTGTAACATTTGAGCGTAGGAAGGGCAGAAACACGGCAAAACTGCCCTTCCTACTGCAGAAAGAGACCAGCCTTTCTGTGTTTATTAGCCTATCGTTATTTTTTAAACATTATGTGTTGCGTAAAGGTCACAAAGTGTGGTATAATAGAAGTATTCAAGCGGCATTTGTGCTGCCTGAATATACCCCCAAAATACCGTGTTTTGGGGGTTTTTGCATTACAGGAGAAAAACATGGCAAACGTAATAACGCCAATTATTATGATTGTTTTGCTTTGCGCCTTATACGTAAAGCTAGGCAACAAATACTTAGGCACAACAAAAAAGCACGAAGAATGTGTAGATTGTGGAAACCAGTACGAATTAGGGTTTCTTATCAATAGTCAATGCGAGATGTGCAAAGACTACTCGCACATTACATCAACAAATCAATGGACATACCGTGCTTTTCAAGTTCGCGGTTATCCATTTTGCTTAACCTGCGGTGTACGCAAAGATAAGCAAATCATTCCATTAAGTACAGAATCCACAATGCAAGCCTATCCAGACGGGTTCACGTGCTGTAGCTGTGAAAACGTTTACACCCCACCTGCTAGGAGCAACTCATGACAAAAGACGAAGAAATCGCTGACAGTTTTGTTTGGCCAGTTCAACTGACAGACGACTGGGAAGAATCAGCAGACCTTATACTTTTGGATCTGGAAAGTCGTTTGTCAGATGCAAATACATGCCAAATCCTTGATGTGGCTTTTTTTGAATCAGGTCGAGCCATGAACAGAATGCATGAACAGTTTGGTCCAAATGATTGGACTGCGCATGAAACATTATTGTTTATGGCTTATTTATCCAAAAAGTTGGTTGCAATGGATAAGCGCAATCGAGCTTTACGAATTGCGGTAAAATATGCCTAAACACATTGTAAGGCTTACTCAAACTACGGTCTGGGAAGTTGAAGTTAAAGCCAAAGATGCAAACGCGGCCTTAGAACTAACTAGGGATTGGGGTCGTGACGAATTGAAAGACGATGAGATTGTTAGCAACGTCTGGGAAACCGAGGTATAAAAAATGGAAGAATACAAATTTACACCTTTGCAAGGCAAAAGAGTAGTTATTGTTTGCGACGAAAATACATTACAAGAATTGCTTGACGCTCGGCAGCACATTCTTGCTGAAGGTTTGCCTGGAGATTTTATTCACGTTGTTGAAGAAATTACAGACGTGACAATAACAGCAGAACAAATGTTTCATCAAGAACGAATGAGCCACATATTTGCCGGCCCAAGTTAGATAAGTCGAAACGCCGCGAGGCGTCTACCGGAACTGACCTACCGGTACTGAAGTGACAGGTCATAAAAGGAGACATCATGTCTGAAGCAAAAACCGGCAAGACAAGTAATTCAAAAGTTAACCAACCAAAAATAGATGCTAAAGCAACTACCAAAAAAGTAGCAAACACTGCAGCAGGTACCATTATGGCTATCCTAACTGGTATGGGTCAGATTTCTGCCCAGCAACAAAAACTGCGCGAGGAAGAAACTGTTGCCCACATGCGTGGACAGCGCCACAACAGCGACTTTTGTGAACTATGCAAAGTAGGTAACTAACATGGTTATCGCAACCTACCTATTTCGCGCAGCAGTAATTATCCTGCTACCAATTGTTTTAGTAATCGTGTTCCACCTAATCAAGACTGAATTAAAAGAACAATCCCAAGATGCAAAAAAGGAGAAAGCAATGGTTACACCACCATTATGTAAAGACTGCAACGTTGTACGAGTTGATGAGTGGGCATGCCAGCACACCATCAAAGATGGCGACTACCTTTGCGTAGATTGCTGCAAATGTCCTGATCACACACTTCCAGAAGTAGAGCCGGTAGATTCACACGATTTACTAGCAAGAATAGTGTTAGACGCTTTCTCATCACTAGTTGGCGTAATCACTAGTTCGCCTGCTTTTAAGGACATGCCTAATGAATACCAAGTGTATTACATTGACAATGTTGCAGTATGCCAAGCATGTTTTGTTATTGGCATGGGTACGGGTACTGAATTGACTGGTCTAACATATGACGAATCAATAAAAATGCATCCTTGGGGTTATGAATGCAATGCCTGCTCGCACAAAATTAAATCACCTATAGTGAAAGGTATCTAATGAAAAAGTTAGAGATTTTACAAGATGCTGGTATTACTAGCATTAAAGCTGTTAACCAGCAAGCAATGTACGATCCAGACGGTTTTATTGATGGTTTTATTACCATTGATATTAAAAAATGGGTTGAGCACAATAATGTACAAATCAGTTCAATTGCACTTACGTTTAATGAAGCGCGTAAATTAAGGGCTTTGCTTGAACAAAAATTAGCCGAGTTGGACACGAAGCTTTACATTATGAAAGAGCAGCATATGAAAGGGGCAGTGTTATGACTGAGCCAAGAAAAATAACTTTGCTATCTAGCGAAGAGTATAAAGAAATTGCAAAACAGTTAGTTAAAAAAACTGAGACACAAAAATTAGTAAACGAAGAAACTCGCGCACTAGTTGAAAGCACGCTAGGTACTTATGCATCTAACGCTTATGTTGAGGCTATGGCCGATAGTGGCGAAGAAGCAATGCTTCGCCATATCTTTTTAAAAGATAAGCGCAAAGATGATAAAGAAAAAATTAAAGAAAAAAATAGGTTAAAGCATCAAGAGCGTGCTGAGAAAAAAGTACGATGTAATTCTCAATTACAAAAAATTATTGAGGATATTTATTTACATGTAGATAAACTTGATTTGTTGCATGCGAATGATGATGGTGTTTGCGAAGAATGTGATTTAGATTATCCATGCCCTACGGTCAATACTTTAAATGACATTTTAGACGTTGATGCTGTTGTATCGCCAAAACTTTATTTGGCTTTTGATATACCAAAAAATGCTGGTTTTTTTAAAGCAAAATTTTGGGGCGTATTTGTTACAAAAAAAAATGCAATAGATCATATACGTACAAACTTATGTTTTTGCGAATTACATCGTTATCACATAATTGAAACAGATAACCCATACACGCCAGAAGAAAAGATAGACGACGCGTTATTTTGTCATGCTAGCGATGGAGTACACGTTCCGTTTGCGGCATTTACTAATACTCCCCATAATAAAAAAATCAACTATAAGGTGCTAAACGCAAATGCTCAATAAACTCAAAGCAGTTAATTCGCTTAAAAAGTCTCAAACTGACTTAATCAAACTTCTGATGGATAACCAAGAACTTTTGGCTTATTTAGAAGATGAAAGTAAACCGGTAAATGTACGTTTTGCTGAATTATGTAAAGCGTACCTAGAAAAGCACGAGAAAGGTAAGTCATGAATGTAAGTTATTTTTGTGAGTTAGTTGGTTTTATTCTTAGCGGCGCCATTATTGGTTGTCTTTACCGTTTTGAAGAAAACAAAAAACTGACACGCATTGTTAATAATCAAGACAATGAAATCCAGTGGTTGCAAGAAGAACGCGCTATGTATAAGTACAAGTACGAAAATAAGCAGTGCGAGCGTAACCATATTAGTGATCTTGATGGTATTGAGGCTGATGCCCGTAAGGCCAGCGGCTATCATGAAGAGATTTGACAACAAGTGAGTCATATCGATACCATTAGGGATATGGGCGCATTGCTTTCATTAGGTTCATCAGCAGCTATCATTGCTGGTGCTCGCGCCTGGCTATCTACACGCACAGAAACATCTGGCTATTATCGCGATAAATTAACTTTATCTAGGTATGAAAAAGATGTTTTAAAAGAGTTAGAAAAAACTCTTAAATAAAGTTGCAATACGTTGCAAATGTGTGGTATAATAGATGTATCAGGTTGCGAACAACCATGGCTTTGCTGGGTGACTCAATCTGATAAAAGTCTCGGAGGATAACCTAAGTCACAATAGGATGTGACCGGACAAACCTTAAGACAATAAAAAAGTAACTAGCTCTGACGCAAACAGCGTCGGGGCTTTTTTCATGTCTGGAGAAAAACATGTGTATCCAAATACAACGCAGTTTGCTTAAACGTGAATTTGCAAACAACGAAACAATAAAGAAAAACACCATAGAAGTGTTTAGTGACAGAACACGCGAACTACTAGGGCATGAGTTACTCGACTCAATAGCCCAAGTAATTACAATGCATTTATACAATTACTTACCAGTAACTGTTGCTGATGCAGAAGTAAAAAACATTATGGAATCTATAAACGGCCAAATAGTTGATGCAACAACCGAAGCAACAAGTAACGCATTACGCGTTATTGAGCGTAACAATAACCACGCTGCATCAGCATTTAGTCAACTGTTTACCGAATACGACAAACTAACTAAAAACTGCGGATGTATCGAATGCGCAGATGAAATGGAGATGGCTAATGCCTAAAAAACAATCCACCGGAATGAAGTGGCTACGCGAGCGAATGAAAGAGCTCGACTACCACTCACTACAAGAAGTAGCAGAAGATCTCGGTATTAACCGAGGAAACCTTTACCGTTACTTCACACTAGAAACAAGGCCAAGCATCGAAATGATGCCGCCACTGTGCACGGTTCTAGGAATCAGTTATGAACAACTTTTAATTGTTCTTGAAGTAATTTAGTTTACTGACTGCCTCGTTACTCAGTCACTTCCCCGACTGAGTAACCAGGGGAGTTAGGGAAACAGAAGTACCTACCCTATTCACTACAAGTGAATACACAAAGAGAAAGGGTGTAGACATGTCTGCATCATCAGCAGCGCCGACAGGCGCAGGCTTGGACTACAAGACAGTCCTAGTCAAGGTTCAGTCCAAAGCGACTAACCAACTTGCCTTCCTAAAGGCACTAGCAATCAAGTTAAGCACAACAGCAAAGGGCGCCACAATTACTGGTCTAAACTTTGCAAAACGTGCATGGTCAGCAATGCCAGCAAACGTTAGCGGCTCACTAGTCGCTAGTTTGACGGCAACTAAGCAAGGCTATTTGTCGGTAACAGGGATAGTTCGAACAGCAATCTCCTTTATCACAAATACCATTACAGCAGCAGCCATTGTCATGCATAACAGCATCGACAAAATTGGCGCTATTGTAAGTAGCTTTGTCAAAAGCATTCACACGCCTACTGGCGAATTAATGCATGATGCGAACGCTAAGTTCACAGAAATTCGTTACGACGCTGCTAATTTTGCTTACCGCAACCTGTCAGGTCTTGGCACCCTTTTTAAGCACGCATTCAACAACCCAATCACAATCCGTTCAACCACCTTTACATCAGTAATGGTTGGAACTGGATTAGCCGGTAACGCACTAACAAACGGCGCAATTGTTGGATTCTTAGGAAGCCTACCTGTAGTTGGCACCATCCTAGCCTCAGCGCTATCAGGTGGAGTTGCTACCGTATTGTTCATCGTATCTGTTGCAATGTTTAGCGCAGCATTTACATTGTTCTACAAGCGTGACGAAATCATTGCAGAAGCAATCAGTGAAAACATTGACAAAATTGCCGCAAGCACATCTATCATCGACATTGTTGCAAACATTGCAACCGTATCTGTTGAGGGTGACGTTACACCAGAACAGGCTGAACTAGTTGCACACGCAGCTATAGCGGAAGAATTAGTAGCGGCTGAGCGATCACTTGCTAAAGACTTCCCAAATGTTAAGGCTGGTCCGCGTAACTACCCAGCGCGTCCGCAAACAAAAAAGCGTAAGTAATTATGCCTTGGGGTATGAAAGGTGATGTAAGGCCTTCATTAGAAGACTTTTATTCACCTTTTATTGCTGAATGGTTAACCGGTTATGAAAGATGGTTACCCAACGACAGCACCAATTGGTATGCAATGCTTGGCGGTGGGGCATCTGGAGTTGGCGTTCATGTAGGTCAAATTTTTGACTCAGAATGTTGCTCTGGATGGCTTGGCCGTCAAGCAGACTCATGCTTGTGGACCCATTACAATAATCCGTACCTTTATCCATCAGCCGTGCAATGGCATTCAGTTATTGATCCACAGACTAACCAGCCTTATAAGCAATTAGTTGAATGGTTTGATATTGATTACCCTTGCGTAGCTTTACAGTACGTCTACGGCCCAGCGCCTGAACACCGCTGGGCTTTAGACAACCTACAATACGAATCCAACATTGAACGATTTGATTACGATGTAAATGGAAATTACATACAAATTGGTAATAATGCAGGCATTTCGATTCTAGGTGTTGTACCTATTTGGACAGTCATGCCACTAAAAACTGAACATTTTGAGGTTCTTAAAAAAGAAATTTGCAATCAAGAATTAGAAGAAAAAATGTTTAGTTTTGGCGAATGCTGGTGCAGTATTGATAGTGCACCGTGTTATGACGAATGTGAATCGGAAAAGGATTACAGGAACAAATGTAATTGCAGTTCGCAGCAAGACGCTCAACAAAGGATAGAAGACGCTTACGCTAGCCCACCAGTTATCGAAGAATTCTTATCCTCTACATCAACCAAAATCTGGACATTAGCACAAGACGCTTTTTACAGAGGTTGGAAAACCGTACACGACAACATAGAAAGCGATGGTAGCGAATGGGCTTACTTATTATGGCGACAGCAGTCTCCATTTTTGGATTCTCCTGGGCAAAGAACAACGGAGCAAAAAACCTTGACCGCCTCAACCAATTCGGGAACCTCTCTGGCATCCTCACTCGTGTCTTAACCGTATTTGATTCAATACGGCAAGTAGCGATTTGGTTTGCTGAAGGTCACATTGGTGCTGGACCATTAACCGTTCCAGTACCAGCAAAAGCAACTGCACCGCAGCCTGCACCGCAACAACGCCCAACACCACCAAGAATGTCAGAAAGCGATTTGTATCTTGGTGATCCTGTTGGTAAAGACTTAGGCTTACCGCCTAAGATGACTGCACCTGCAGTTACAATTCCTTAACAAGTGCACGCCTGATTTGCTTGAATCTCATGAAGGGCAAATGAACGTCAACCTGTTTGCCGTGCAGCTATAAGGTTGGCTGGCTATTTATTAAGGAAATCGCTAGATGGAAAAAGGTTAACAAACCTATACCTAGCCCCGAATAACATGCGTGTCGGGATGACAGTAAGTAATAGCATGGCATCTAGCAAAAAAGCCAATTGGGCACACCCTTCGGGGTGTGCCCAACTTGGTCTTTTTTTTATGCCCAAAAACAGGTTACTCAGATTCTGTTTTAGTCAATTCTTCTTGATGAACATCAATAGCAGTCTTTAAAAAAGCAATTGATTCATCAGAACCAGCAACAGCATCCTCATTACCAGCACGAACATGAATCGCACGATTCAATTCAGTCTGATAAATATCTGCAGCAAACTGTTGAATACGATTTTCAAGAATTGCTTTCTTTTGCTCCTGTGTTAGCAGGTTGTCGTAACTAGTGGCCATGTGTTTCTCCTATAGGTTAAATGGTCAAAAAAAGCCTATCATAAACTTAATAAAAATTAAGCCACATATTTAATAACAATAACGCCTTGATAACCGCTACCACCAGCAAAAGTTGAGCCGTTAGTAGTTGGTAACCCAGCACCGCCACCACCGCCACCGTAAGCAGTTGCGGCAGACCCAGCCGTTCCCGCCAGCGCCCCGTTTCCACCGCCACCAGTGCCGCCAGTTCCTGCGCTTCCGGCAGTGGAAGATGGCGAACCAGCACCACCACCGCCAGCATAGGTACCAAGATTAGTATTAGTTGTATCAGCCCAAGTTAGCGCAAGACCAGCACCGCCGTTTCTTACAGTACCCGCAGCACTAGCGCCACCACCACCTGCTCCAGAGCCAGATGTTGCTGTTGCTGTTCCACCTACGCTTGCGTAAGAAGCAGTACCTCCAGTTCCAGCAGAAGCTGTACCTGGTGAAAAAAGAGTTGTGCCTATAGAAGGTGCAAGATCATAGTAACCACCTGCGCCAGACCCACCATTCATTGAAGCGCCAAGAGATGAATCTGCAGTGCCACCGCCATTTGCGGTTATAGATCCAAAAATACTGTTACCGCCTTTTGCACCAGTACCGCCGCCAGCGCCTACTGTGTAAGAAATAGTTCCGCCAGGTGTAGCAGAATAGGAAGAGTGATAAACAATGCCACCAGCACCACCGCCAGCGCCTACAAATCTTTCAGCGGTAGAACTTGGTGTAGTTCTAAGGTATGCGTAACCTCCTCTTCCGCCGCCAGCAATAACATATACTTCAAGATTGCCAGAAAGAGTAGAAGGTACTGTCCATGTACCAGAACCAACAGTGCTTAGGACTGCATATTGAGTAGTTGTGGCTGGAATTGTATTAATTAATCGTCTAGACATTAAGCAAATGCCTTACCTGCAAGGAATCCATAAATGTTATCTGTAGAGCCAGAAGTTCTATTTATAACCAAAGTAACAATATCAACAGAGTTAGCGGCCGTTGATAAAGTAGGTGCAGTACCACCAGCCCATTTAGGAGTTACTGCAGATGCATTAACTTGCGTACCAGACCAAGTAATAGTCCTACTGCCAACGCCATCTTGCTTCAAAATAAGAGTAATTGTTGTAGATCCAGAGCTAGGAAGATTAGTAAATAAAAGCCCAGAAATGTTTGCTGCGCCAAAAGTTACTGTAAAGGTAGTTCCTGCGGAAGTATCTAATGTTAAAGTTGTATTGGTAGCTGGACCAGTTAATGCTGATATTGTTTCAATAAGTTTGCCAGTTAAAGTAGCGTTAGATCCAAAAGAAGTCAACGCCGAGCTTGTGCTAGCATCTGTTAGCAAAGTTGCTGAAGCTGGGATTGTTGTGCCACGAACCGATGTTACATTTGGAAGTGAAGTTGTCGATGTATAAACACCATTTGTTACAGTGCCGGCATTACCATCAATACTGACACCAGACAAAGAAAGACCTGTAGCCGATGCTCGGTTAATTGCAACTGCGGTAGTTCCAAGATTCATAGTTTGAGCTATAGGTGCATAAGTACTAGATGCCGTAGATGAGGTTAAATATGGGGATAGAGCTGAAGAAGTAATAAACCCTGAGTCATTAGTTAATGCAGATGTAGTGGTAGGGATAGTAGGAAAAGTTTGCCACGTCTTATCTCCACGCCAATACTGTGCTGTGGTCCCAGCAGTGATCTTAGGCTCATAAGTAGACGCAGCATTAGTCTGAGTTAGGTATTTACCGGTTAAATCTACAGCGCCAGTTAAAGCATCAACACTCGAAACGCCACTAACAATAGTTGTCCATTGAGTGTTATAGTTTGTACCATCAATCTTGACCAAAGCTTGACCTGTTGTACCACCAGTAGCTACACCAGGACCAGCAGGTCCCGTAGGGCCGGCTACAGTACTTGCAGCACCAGTGTCTCCTTTAGCCCCAGGTATGCCCTGCGGGCCCACAGAAGCCGTTTCAAGGCTTATTTGAGACGTTGTGACATTAAGAGACACATTGTTATCAACAACCGTCAAACTGACCGTATCTTTGCCTATTTCGACAATCTCACTCATCGAGTAACCTCAGCATTAACAGTCACAGAACCCCTAAGAAGCTTACGAACCTCACTACCTGTATAAAGTTCAATATCATAAACAGCCTGACCTGCCGGAATAGCAGCAGTCTGAGTCGCTGAAGCAGTAATAACAATAGTCCCAGCAGCACCACCCAAAGCAATACCGCCATTAGAAGTAGTCAAAGACAGCAAAGGCGTAGTATCTGTGTAATTAGTACGAACCATCATAGATGCCGTAAAACCAGTCAAATTAACCAAAGCATTGTTAATTTTGTACGTCAAACTAAGAGACCAAGTACCACCTTGATCAATAACAATAGGGTAAGGATGTGCATTAGCCATTAATTTGTACTCCAATTAATAATCATTATGAAAACGACCCAATACTTGTAGGAGATGCTGTGCCTGTAGTAACTGGATTAAATTTCATGTACGCTCCATCGCGTAGTGTGGTTCCCGTTGTTGTACCAGTAGAAGGGTTATAAAATACATTCCAAGTGCCCGCGGCATTTGTTCTTATAATGCCTTTTATGTAAATCTTAAAAGAATAAAAAGTACTAGTAGATAGTGCAGCTACAGACATAGTGCTGGTGCTGATATTTGTAGTATTAGAGTAATAACGCACTGCTCTTGTATTAGCGCTCATAGTTGTTTCGCTAGCAGAAGTAGAAACATAATCTGAAGTTATTGTATAACTACCAGAATAAAGCGTTAAACTATTTGTATGAGATGTATTTAACCTTGGCTGTAAACCTGCTGTTGTTGTAAATACTAAAGGCAAATAAATATCTATTTCGTAAGTAGTATTAGCCGCAAGATTAGCACCAACACCAAAATATTTAACTGCCGCATTAGTGCTAGTAACAACACCTGCTGTTTGTCCTGATTCTGTCATTGTAAAATCGCCATTGTTTGCGTAATACAAAGACCCAGTAATACCTGCAGCAGTGCCAGTTGTGTTCTGGTTCAAGGTTGGAATGTCTGAGGCAACAAGTGCGCGGAATGAGGCAGTGCCATCGGCTGCATTTGGTGCAGCGTATACAAACTTTTGAGTCTGAGTGCCAGACAAGTTACCAGCTGATCCAGTAGTATCTTGGTCTAACCTTGGAATGTCAGACGCCAACAAAGCTCTAAATGATGCAACACCATTTGAGGCATTTGGCGCAGCATAAACAAATTTTTGTGTTTGTGTACCCGAAATACCTACAGCAGTTCCGCTAATATTGCTACTTAAATACGCAATTGTAGATAAGCCAATACTTGATTGATACAAAAGCGATCCACTGGATGCCCACAAATCACCAGTAACAGGACTAGTGGGTGCAGTACCATTAATTACATTTAAACTGGCTGAAGAAGTAGTAGATGCTGGCAGTGTTACTTTTGAAGGAAAAGCATAACCGTTATTAACTGTACCATCTGTGTAACTAAGAAGGCTCCAAGTTTTTACGCCATCACCAATTTTAAATTTATTAGCAGTAGTGTCATACCCAATTTCACCTGTAGCCAAAACGGGATTGGCTGTAGACCATTCCGAAGAAGAACCACGCCGGACCTGTATCTTAGTTGCCACCTAAACTCCTCAAAACCATAATCATAGTCTACTAGAACACATTTCCGGCATCAATATATTGGAAATCATCATAAGTAGAAGTAGGCGCTCCACCGTAAACATTAGATAAAGCAGCGCTTGTAAATTGCCCAGAAGACCCAAAAGCAATAAACAAATCATTAGCATTAATTACATAATTATCAGAGTTAATGATAACAATAGGGCTATCCAAAGGAATCTTAAATAATAAATAGCCTTTATTTAAAGCATCAAAAACGCCAACATACTTAATAGTGCAAGACGTTAAACCAGTAAAAGTTAAAGTATTGGAATTAACCAAAGATGTAGCAGAAGAAGACCAAGTAATAAGTTGGCGTTTATAACCACCCGAAATAATCTCAGTAGCCGTAGGATCAACATTAGAAGGATAATCGTAATGTAACGACAAATAGCAAGTATCTGACTTAATCAAGTTAATAAAACGATTAAAAGTCTCGTTAGTAGCAATACCTAACATTACTGTCCCGTCGGTGGCTGATGATACAAACGGCCCAAGAAATAAACATCCTCAGTCCTAGGAATAAGTTTACCTTGCGAATCGCTCCACTCCTCATCGCAATAAAACATTACATAAGCAGCTACACGCGCAGCATCAGGCAATTTAGGATTAAAAGCCTCATACTGGCTAACATTAACAATCGAAGTACCCTTAAAATCAAAACTAAAAGGAGTTTCATCCCAAAACTTACCAGTAGGAACCGTAGCATCTTTACGTTCAGGGCTAGGCGAAGAAGCAGGCCAATACCCAGCTTTTTGATAATAAGTACCCCAAGCCGCAATAGGTGGACTTTTAGCCACCACATTAGGATCTTGAATAACAGTACCGTCTGGCCTATTATTTTCCCAAGCACCTTCAAAAAATGGATAATATTGACCAGGTTGATAAGACAAGCCAGTTACCGAGTCTTTTTTACCAACAACATACTTAGCCAAACCAACAAACTGCTTAGCATAAGTTGCCTCACCCTTTTTTAATGTCTTTGCTTCAGCCAACGTAATAGCAGATGTACTTATGTGAACAGTAAACGTTTTAGTGCCCACAACAGTATCAACAATATAATAAGTAGGAGTTAATAAGCCATCAATAGTTGGTGCTGGGTCAGGCATAACAATAACATTATCTCCAACCTTTAAGCCATGAGCACTAGGAGTAACAAACGTTAAAGTATACGCACCGCCAGAAGCAGTAGCAGTGCTGGTAACTAAAGCGTGATCTGTGATAGTTGTAGAAAAAGTATCAGCACCGCTAGCAGTTGGCAAAATAGGCATACCTGTTAGTACGTCAACGTTTTGATACCAAATAGATACATGGAACGGAACTTTATAAATAGACCCATCAGCTTTTAATGCCACAAACTGGGACGCAATAACCTGACCAGTAACAGCCAAATTAACCACAACAGGGTCAGACCAGTTAGCGTCAGCATTATTAATACTGGAAGGCCCATCAATTTTGGCATACATATTTTCATGCCCAGATTGGCTAGGTGGATATGCAGTAGTTAATTTAGTCCAAGGATAAGCAATATTATTAGGAATATTGCCATAAGTAACTGCATTGCTCCACATAGCGCCAGAGGCTTGTGGAACAAACCCAGAATAGACAGGCTTTTCATAAGTCCATGGAAACAGCAAATCTGGGATACTAGGCGCGTAGCGACCAACACCCAAAACACGATTAACAACCATAGAATCACGACCACGCTTACGAATCTCTTGAACAGTTAACTGGTCACGGAATTTAGAATCAAAAGTAATAGAAACAGTATTATCTTCAGAATATGAAGTTTCAGTAATATGAAAAACCATACCATTAGGGTCACCAAATAACCCCAATAATTGCAATGACATACCAGCAACAATTGTTTGTCGCGGTAAAAGAACACCATTAACTAAAGGGTCGGTTTTAAGCGTCAAAGTACCAGTAACACCTGGTTCGGTAAACATCTCTAAATGTTTTCTAGCCACAGCAGTAGCTTCATCAGTATCCAAGCCACTATAAAACTGCAAAGAAACCTCTTTAGCCATTTTGTTAGGATCCCAATTAACATTAGTATCTAAAGCAGGATAAACCTGTGGACGAGCTGCAAAAGGCTCATAATAAGTTGTAGAACCATCAGCAGATACTTTAATATTTGAATATGAATACCCAGACAAAGACTGGCCATTACCATACACAACATTTAGTCTTTGTGAATAATCTTGAGAAATAGAAACTTGAACGCCTGGCCACAATAAATCAACAACAAGTGTTTCATTTGCTGGTGCATGTAAACGCTCACGATGCTTAAAATAAGGTCTACGATCAGTACCAAGCAACACTGTAAAACTACCTCTTGTAGTTTGCATAGTTGAAAGTAAACCTTGAACGTAGGTAGTTAAAACAGGTTCAAAATTACCTGTAGAGCGTGTTAAAAGACCAGTCCATCGAGTCTTATCTTTAATATTTACTGGGCGATAAAAATTAGACAAATCTTTGTAATCAGAAACACTGTAAATGGTTTCCCACCAATCAAGTTGATTAAGCGTATCTGATAAAGGTTTAATATTTTTAAGGCGAATAGACGGATGTAACGTTGAATCAAATTGCCTAGCAATAGCGTTTTCGTAAGAAATAGGATGCGTTAAATACTCTGGCTTTGCCAAAAAGTTATCCATTTGGCGCATAGCACCATTACACGTAATAGTTAAAGTACCACCAGCATCATCTTCGCCAAACTCAAAAGCAAGAAAATACCCTTCCCACGTATACAACGGTTTACCGGCAGCCTCAAAATAAAGCCACTTATCCGTAGCTTTATCTGGCGTAACATTAATAACTTGCCAGTGGGTTTTATCTGCTACAGGATGAGGAGTATTAGTAGTGTGTGCGCGATTTAATATGCATTTATAATAAATCCCATTATCAATAACAATGTCACCAACAACAAAATCATCAAAGCGATTCCAAACACTGTAAACATAAGCATCAATGTTTGTTAAAGCCTTATAATTTAAGCCATTATAAATAACAAACTGATTAGTTAAATACGCTGTAGAAGGTTCCCAAACTGTCGCCGAAGAAGCATCAACCTGCGAAGACATCCACATAATGTCAACATTTGCTTCGGGAACACACCAATCTAAATCACCCGTACCCAAAGCATCAAAAACTGTAATGGCTGGAAAAGAGATAGTTGCTGTAGCTGGGCCAAAAGGATCTGTAGTTGAAAGACTAGAAACCATAGTGGCGCCACCACGAAAAACAGTTACGTCTTTTTTACTTTTATTACCACCAGTTTGCGGAACAGGGTCAACAATTACACGCCAATAACCAGATTCAGTTAAAGAAACAATATTTGCTTGAGGCCGTTTCATAAAGTAACTCCATAAATTCGATTAAGCAACAACATTCTGTCACTTAAATCCTCTTGAGATAATTGGTCGTAATACTGATTATGCTCTAAAACATACATGTTTGCACCTATATTTAAATCAGAAACAGGCGCACCACCTAAATAAAAATTAGCATCAAAAGGATGTTTGTAAGGCAAAGAAACTTTTTCATAATGCAATTGCGAATCCAACACAGCAAATTGCGCAACACCATCAGTAGCAGAAACACTAACCGCAATAATAATAGGCTTAAAAGAATTAAATCTAGAAGCATCAATACGAATTTCTGAAATAATAGTTCTACCCAAACAAAGCCTTAAAACACTATTTTTGTAATATTTTACATTTATTAAAGGGTCTTTAGATGTGTATTTAGTGCCACCAGCACCCATAACGGTATACCAAGTACTTTTAGTAGGCGGCTGTAAAAACACTACAGACATCATTGTAAAAAAAGTTGAACTATTGTTGCTACCTGGAACAAGTGGCTGGCTAGTAGTTACAAGATATTGCCCATTACTAAACTTAATTGTGTGCTCGTTGGTTTGAGTGTTTTGTATACCAGTGCCATTATTTATCTGTACATCATTAACCAAAGTTGGATTGTCAGCAGAAGCAACCAAAGCTCCTTGCGAACCGTTAGATTTCCACGGAAACCATTTTTTAATCTTTGTAACATTGTTAGTAACAGTTTTATCAAACTGCGCCAGAATAGGTATCCAACGATCATTAGCAAGTGTATTAACATCTGAATACTTAAAAACATTAACTAACTTAGTAGGAGCATTTAATGAAGCAGTAGAGTAAATGTTTACCCCAAAAGAACTAGCCGCAATAGGATAACCAGCAACAATAAAATAAGGGTCAGTTTCAAATTTTGCAGACTTTTGCATAATTAAATTAGGCTGAAAATAAATCTTAGGATGAACCGTAATTGAAGCGTCAGCATTTGTTACAGACAAAGACTCATCAGAAGGTAAAGCGCTATCGACAGAAAAAGTAGTATCAATACTCCAGTAAGTATCACTAATTGAACTTGCATTAGCGATATCTATCGATAAGCCATCGATACGAATAGTGTAAACAATAGTAGTGCTGGTAGTGCCAACGCTATGATCAACATAACCAAACATGTATTTGTTTGAATCATTAACAGACCGAATAGTTACATTATCGCCAACATTAATAGGCCCAATAACAGCATTAGGATAAGAGCCAAAAGTAAAATCGTAAGAACTTTTTACAGCAGGTTTTGCTGAAGAAAAATCATAATACGCAACCGCAACAACATAAGCCACATCAAACCAACTTTAGTCGAAGCGAATTAGACGGGATGTACACATTAGAATACGCTGAAATAGTAGACTCTGGTGACAAAACACCAATAGCAATAATGTTACCTGCAGCTAAACTGTCACAAAGAGCCCAACCAACTACGCGACCCCAATCGCCAGTAGGAGTAGGCCAAACAATGTCTTTAGTGTTATAAAATACACCAACAGATGAAGACCAGTTATCATAACCAGAATTGTAAGACTGGCGAACATAACTGTAAGCCGCCAAAGGTTCATTTAATTGTGATGCATCCGTTAAATTTTTGTCAGGCAAATCAGTCAACAAAGCTACATAAAAAGTACCAACACTAACAGAAGCATCAGGAGTAAGTAACGAAGCCAACATTAACTGGTCACCGTATAACGAAATATATCCCATTAAATTTCCTCAGTTATTGTTTCCACAGGATCACGCACAATTTGTGCGGTCACTAAAGCTAGTTTAGCGTGCAAAAACTCGTGAGTAACATTTACCGTATAGTCAGAAGCATAACAATTCCAGCCTTTAACAACATTACCAAGATTAATTTCCATATAAAAACGAATTTGAGAAACAGCATCAGTTAAAGACTTAACCGCAGACATAATCTCATAATGCGTAGTACCGCGAACATAAACCGCTAAAGTTTCCGTAACATTCTCGCGAAGAGCATTAATAGTGTATTTACCTTCAAGAAAAGAGTTAGTAACCTCATCACGCCTAAATTGCACAGCAGAATTTTCAAACGAACCTTTAGCAATACGATAAGTTTGCCCATCGTTAACTAGCAACCATTGCCCACTATAGTTAGTTGTTCCATCGATGTTATACATGTCGCTAGATAACGAAATACGAACATTAACATCAGTATTATTGCCACTATAAGGCGTTGTAACAAAATCGGGTCTAGAAAACATTAGTTACCTACCGGTGATAATAAACGCTGACGACGTTGCTGAGCATTAATCTTACGCATAAACTCATTAGGGTCATTAGCCTGAACAGTAATCTGACCATGAATTTGAGTCGAGTGATCATAGCTATGACTTGTAGTGTTAGTAGTATTTGTGGCAAATCTAGACATACGAGAGTTAACAGCATCAGAATTTCCTACATAACCACCTCGACTAAAATGAGGAATCCAATCATCCCACCAATTATGGGCTTTTGGCGCGGGACCAGCAGTCATAATTGGAACATTACTGCTCAAATCCTTATACTTTTCTGCTTTATCAGGATTACCATTTTTGTAATTTAAAAAATCTAAATAATGGTGATCTAAAGTGTAAGAACCCCAATCAGCCCAATACTTACCACCCTTAGAAATATCATAAGCAATTTTTGCATTTGTAAAAGGATCATATAAATCATTGTTAGAAGACAAATGATACTTCTTACGTCGCTCAGGACCCAGATTATGAATCATATTAATTTGCCATAGACCATAAGACAAATCACCAGTGCTATCCGTATTGTTTAAAAGATTTGTATACCCATGAGACTCCGCCATTGCAATTGCCCAAGCCATCATTGCTTCATGACCTTTAAAACCAGCCCTAGCAATCAGTTTCTTTAAACTATTCTTGCCAATAGGATTATTGTCATTATCCCACCAGTTTCCTACAGAGCCACCATCTTTAAACTTTTGCTCATTAAGATTGTGGAAAAAATCTACACCGTACTTATCGACAGTATCCGCTTTAATAACATACTCACCATCAGAAAGACGAGCAGGAATAGAATCAGAAGTCTTAGAACCAGGACCCTTAATATGTCCACCAGTAGCAGCTTTAACAAGATCAGAATCATCAACAGGTAAACCATTTAAGCGACCAAAAAATGGTTTACCAGAACCAGAAAAAACAACAGGTTCGGCTCGAACTTTTTTGTACGGAGCAGGAGCATCAATCATCATTCCGTGCCCAATATAAATACCAACGTGATCCATACCCGCTTGACTACGGTTATTGTTATAAAACACTAAATCCCCGGCAATAGCATCTTTTTGCATAATATGTTTGGTGTATTGATTATACAAAGTTGCTGCAGTTCCTGTACCTGCATTTATTCCAGCATGCTTTGCTGCAAACTCCACAAGACCAGAACAATCAAATCCGCCGATATCATCTAAATCATGACCGCCACCAAGGCGATAGTCTTGGCCAATTTCACTAAATACAGCATCAAGAAATTTTCCACGCTTAGTCTTGCCATTATCTTTAACAATTTTTTGATATTTACCGTTATTCATAGGATTACTTACTTGATAAACACCATCTTTATCCATAACCATCTGGCCTTTATAATCGCCAGCAGTTCCATTACCGCTTACACCAGTATTTTTTGGTAAACGATTAGTAATTTTACCCGGTGCACCCATAACACCGCTTGCACCACCACCGCCACCGCCACCACTACCACCAGTTAAACCAGCAGAACCGCTTCCACCAGAACCAGGAGCAGTTGGAGTATTTGGTGCTTTTCTAGGAGCAGATAAAAACCCATTAACTAAACTGAATTGCTCATTGCCAGTTAAACCTTTAAGTGATGTTTGTAAACCGTCTAAAATAGCTTGACCAGCAGCTTTAGCGGCTTTACCAGCAACATCAGGCATGCCAGAAAGTGCCTTAGCCAATTTGTTTGTTACACCACTGCCAGCAACCGAAATGTTTTCCCCAAAATTAAACAAATCGTTATAAGCACGCTTAGCCGCTTTTTCAAAATCCTCGCTCATATATTTCATTTGCAAATCAAAGTCTTCTTTAGCGCGTTTATAAGCCGTATTATTTGGGCTAGTCTCATGCTGACCGGATAAATCCATACGATTAGCGACTTCTTTATTAGCTTGATTAATTAAAGACACATTACGTGTCATATCATTAACAAGCTGATCCGTTTGCTGAGCATTAGCAGGATTCATCAAATCCATAGTACGAATAGCATCATCAGACAAACCAAGTTTTTTCAACTTAGTAACATTTTTCATTTGACGATTCAAAAGAGTACTTTGCTCTTTAAGATTAGTAATCAAAGCACCGGTCGAAGCAACACGCTGACCACCAACACGCTCATAAACATTATAAAAACTTTTAGCAAAATCTTGAGTACCACGCAAAATACTTTGATTAAACTTAAATTGAGTACGAGTAACATTGATAGCCATGTCCTCAGCACCCTTAGCCATCTCATGATTCAAATTAGCAATTTGCTTAGCAAAAGACATCATTTGAGAAACAGCCTGCTGACCAGTTGCTCTTTCTTGCCCCAAAACACTTTGCTGTTCTTGTGTAGCACCAGTAGGCAATACAGTGTTAGCAGCGGTAACACCTGTTTTAATATTTTGGTTAATATTTGAAAGACCGCTCTGACCAGCTTGCTCAACAGAACGAACAGAAGCAGTCATATTGTAGGCGTTAAGAATAGCTGAGGCCTGTGCACTACTTGCTGCAAGATTAGGATTTTTTAATTGCTGTAACAGTTCAGTAACAGCAGCCATGCCACTTTTTGTGCTATTTAAAGCAGTAGTAGAAATAGCTTGAGAAAAAGCATTTTGCGCACTAACATCATTTTGCGCAATAGAAGCATTAATAGCAAGTTTTACAACTTTATCTTTAATGGCATTAAACATTGTTGGATTACTAAAAATATCTAAAATAGTCATACTTTTTGACCATGCGTAATCCTCAGCAGCAAATAAGCCAGAACCAATATCTTGATTGGCTTTTTTAGAATACTTTTCTTCAGGCGAAACTATACGCTTACCTTTTTTATAAACAGGATTTTCAAAATCTCCACCGCCTTTAGCGATCAAAGTTTTGTAATATTTATAAAATTCGTTGTTTTTTACGCCTTCTAAACCACCTTGAGAATATTGAAAAAAGAACTTTAGTGGGTCGTTACCTTGCGCATTATTAAGAGTTCGCTGCATACCTAATGCATTGGTTACATTGCTTGTGTTATATTTTACTCCAAGCAATTCGCTAACAATTTTTAGTGCTTCCATACCTTGCGTAACAACGTAACCATTATTGCCAAGGCCACCATTTTTTACACCATATTCTCTAGCACCGCGCAAAACTTGTGCAGCCTGCTGCAAGGTAGCCATTTTTTGAGTACCGGAACCAAATTTTAAAAGAGTATTGTTAATATTTGTAGTAGCTTCTTGCCTAATTAACTGACCAATTGTTCCACCATACGCAGATTGTCGCCAAGTTGCTTCGTCAGTATGCCCCATTGAATCGCCAGCAGCCTGAAAAGCACTTTGATACAATCCAGAAGTTGAATTATTAACTTGCGACGGAGCAAAAGCTTTTATGCCAACTTGAGCAGTTAAATTAGTGTCTTTAGTTTTAGCAGTTAAATCTTGCATTAAACGACTAATAACTTCAGGGTTTGCTCTAGGTCCAGCCATTAAGCGTACATAAGCCGCTAAATCATTTGGATTTTTATTATCACCATCAATATTGATGTCTGCAGAAGTTTTGTAATTTGGTCGTAGTGCGTTTAAATTAACGTCTTGGCCTAAAGTAATTGCTTGCCTAACAGTTTTTGCAGACTTAGCGTAATAAGTTGCCCAGTCCATCGTACTATCAATACCAGTAGAAAGAGTACCGTTTTGAGTAGGCAAATTTGCTTTAGTTGCAAAATTATTATAAACAGAATAAGCATCGCCAAAACCAGTACCAGCCATACGCTCTGCGCTAATTTTTTGCGCATTTTTAACGAAACCAATAGCGGCCATAGTGGCCATAATCCCAAGCATTGGACCCATGCCCGAAAGCATGCTGCCTAAAGCGCCAAAACGAGCACCACCGCGAATAGTACCGCCTGCCTCATCAAGCCCAGTAATAGATCCTTGGCGCAAGTAAGCACCAGCATTCTTAAACGTAGCCTTACCTAACTCAGCAACACCTTTAGCAGTATATCCAGCAGCAGCACGAAACGCACCCAAACTTCCAGAAGTAGCTTTAATATCTTGATACATCATTTTGTTGGCAGCAGAAATTTCACGCCAACCGTATTGACCGCCAGGAACTCCGCCGGCTGGCATGGTTGATAAAGTGGCTGGGCGAATCACATTGTTAGCATCTTTACCATAATGTGCTTCCTGTTCAGCAGCAGACATCAATGGAAGATTGTTTTGTAAATGAAGTTTGTTATTAGCGCGAGCCATACCCGCATCAGTACGCATACGTGAATTACTAGGATCAGCATTGTAAAGATTAGCGTTAGCATTAACATACGCTTGTGATAACCACTTAGTGCTGCCCATTAAACGACTCATTCGGCTAACACGTTCGCCAGTCTCATCTTTACCACCAAACATAGTGCCAAAACCCTGACCCACACGCGCACCAGCAGTAGTTAAAGCATTAGGTCCAAAAGCCTCACCGTTTAAAGCCTGTGCTCGACCAGCAAAAAATTGTTGTCCAAAATTAGAATTCTTAAACATATTAAGACCAAGACGGCCCAATTGAATAACAGCAATACCTTTTAAAATAGTCCATAAAGTAGACAACACAGGAAGTAAAGGTCCAAGGCCTGCAAGAGCTGAAACAAGCCCGTGTACGCCACTAGCAATTCCATTAGAAACACCCAAAACGCTACCCAAAAATGACAAGAAAGGTTTACCTGCCTCAGCAGTAGTCTGCGACATAGTTTCTTGCATTTTAGTTAACTGGTCATTAACGCCACCCAAAGCAGTCTGTGCACCAGCATTAGCAGAACCATTATTATAAGCACTAGTAGCATCACCAACAATTTGACGCAAATCACCAGTCTTAGACAAAGCCTGCAAAGACTTAAAAGTATTAACACCATCAAGACCCAAATTATCAAGCGTAGTGACAGCCTGAGCGCCTTGTTTATTAATAGCACTAGTAAAGCGCAAAATCATTTCAGTAGGATCGCTCTTAAACAAATTGCCTAAAGAATCTGAAGACATGTTTAAGACTTTGGCATACTCACGAATTTCAGGTGAACCAGTACGAATAGACCGGTTCATATCCAAAAGGACCTTGTTAAATGCGTTAGCAGAACGATAACCATCTTCGCCAAGGCGAGACATAGCCGTAGACAAACCAAACACAGAAGCCTGACCAATGCCTACAACAGAAGCAATAGGTGCAATAGCTTTAGAAAAAGCCAAAACAGAAGAAGCCGAAGCGCCATATTTAGTAGTAACAGTGACTAAAGAATCACTAAAACCTTTAATCATATTAGTAGAATTACCAAACGAACGAGTCACCTGAAGCATGTCCTGGGTCATGCCAGAACCCCACTCGCCCGAAGCAGCTTGAAGTTTAATAAACTCAGTACCGAGTTTTTGAACCTGTTTAGTGGTCACAACACCAGAAGTTGCTAAAGCCTTAGTAGTTTCAATGGCTTTATCCATACCAATAGGAAATTGGCGAGCAAACTTCATAGTTACTTTGCCAAGATCATCAAACTGCTTACCGGCAATCTTAGCCATAGTATTAATGCCAGAAAGTTTTTGCTCATACGCTGCAGCCTGCTGAACAGCAATTTTATTAGCGCCAGTAAACATAGCCGTTGACTGAACAAGAGCCAACGAAATCTTATTAAGATTACCAAGTTTAGCAATGCCAATATCGTTAGCAGCACTAAACTGATTAGTCATAGCCAAAGCTTGACCAAGAGAAGACGTGTAAGGGCCTACATTGGCATTAAAATCAACTGTTACATCTTCATTAAACACAGTTAATCCTTTCGCTCAGGCCTCTTTACCTCTTTATTACGAGTAGCATCCGCAACATAAGAAGGTACTAATGTAATTGTAGAGCCTGGCAAGCGCTCATTCTCGTCCGTAGCACGATCCTTTATGTAACAACCCCAACATTGGTGAGTGATAGGTTCATAAGCATGCCTATCTTCTTCCCACTCCCAGCCAGCAGTTCCACACATTTGACACTTCTCACCAGACTCCAACAAATACGCTGCGAGTTTAGCGCGGTCATCCTCATTCCAATCAAGAAGCGTAGAATGAGGAAGCCCATGGTCTGAGCACCATGCGACTTCCATATAGAAAGTCGGGTCGTACCTCAGCCGACTTCGTTGAAAGGGACATCGAGGCCTTTAGAATTAACCTCAACACACCCAATAAACAATTCAGTCAACTCACCACGAGACCACTCGTTAGAAGTCCAAATTTGATTAGCTTGTTCTTCATTCAACTGCGGAGTAACAGAACAAGCAGAAATTAGAGCCGGCGCAAACGTTTCAACGTTATACGACGTACCTTCTTTCTTTTGTTCATTAGTTGGTGGATGAGCAGATAACAAATCGTCATAAGCCCTAGAGCCAATCGCCTTAATAGTTACCACAAAATCAGTAGTAGACGACTTGCCAGAAGGCACGTTAATAACAATTTCTTTAGTACGAGCAGGTTTCTTGAGTAGATCTTCAAGAGTAGCAATTTTACGAGCCATGATATATTTCCTTCGTTCGGTCTGTTTAAGCTTTCGCTTATTACGAGGTGTAGATGCGGACATGTATAAAGTATAGGCGAAGGAGAAAAGAGAGGAAAACTCCTCCGCCTATACTAAATTAGTTTAACCGTGAACGGCTGCTACAGAAACGACGTTGCTGTAAGTACCAGGACCGTTAGCGTTACGCGCTGCTACACGGAAGTACAAGGTCTTTGAAGTACCCTGTGAAGTCGTGATAGCAATGTTAGCGCTAGTTACTGGAGTAGTTGGTGTAGTGTTCAAAGCTTGGAAGTTTGAATCAGCATATGATGAACCAGTTGCAGAAGCGATTGAAGTCGCAGTCAACTGAGTAATCGTTGTAAACGTACCAGTCGCTGAAGTTGAAACCTGCACAATGTAAGGTGTAGCAGCTTCAGTAGCACCACCAGTTAGAGTACCGGTGTAAGCAGGTGTATCCCAGTCAAGGTTAATCGAAGCCACAGAAGCAGATGCAGTCTGAGTCAAGCGAGTAGCCACAAGGTTAACAACAGCAGATGGAACAGCACTAGCACTAGCAATAACGTTTGCACCTTCAGCTGGTTCCTGTGGAACAGCACCAGTGATTGTGAAAGTCTGAACAGTGTTAGATGTAACAGGACCCGCAGTACGAGCAGTTACAACTACAGGCCAAATTTCAACAATGTTACCTGCTGCAGGTGACTGGTTAGTACCCTGAGTAATACTGCCTGGATCATTGAAACGCGAGATTACAAAGTAACCTTTTTGACCGCGTGGAAGTTTAGTCCAAGCAAAGTCAACAGCGTTAGCGCCAGTACCG